TATAAATAAGGGATTACCCCTTTTAAATTGGAAGTATAGGCGAGAATTGAACTCGCACTCTCACATTGGCAATGTGAAGTTCTACCATTAAACTACTACACCATATGGAAGGGATAGTCGGCAACGATCCGACAACACCGACTTGGAAGGCCAGTATTTTGCCAATTAAACTATATCCCCATATTTTGAATGGTCAGGGTGAGAGGTTTCGAACCTCTGCTCAAAGCGTCCAAGGCTTTGCGACTACCATTATCATACACCCTGATAATATGGCCCACCCTAGTATACATTGTTAAGAGGTCTTGGTGGGATCTATTTTAAATAACTGGTGGACCCGGCTGGATTCGAACCAACAACCACCCCGTTATGAGCGGGGAGCTCTGCCATTAAGCTACGGGTCCATTAAATGGCACGCTTAGCATGATTCGAACACGCATCATTCTGTTTCGAAGACAGATACTTTATCCAATTAAGCTATAAGCGCATTTTATGGTTGATTATTATTTTCTTGTATCTGTATTTGTGTTCGTATTTATGTTTCTTTTGCTTCTTTCCTCGCGCACAAAACAAACATATACATATGATGGCAAGGGTAAGAGGAATTGAACCCCTATCAGTAGTTTTGGAGGCTACCGCTTTACCTTTTAAGCTATACCCCTATTTAAAATTAAAATTAAATATTAATCTCTTTTCTCTTTAAGTTTAAATTGTATGAAATAGAAGGTGATAGGTTTGTATTTTTTGTGCTACCTATCAAAACACAGGTAAAGATAATAAACTAATAATTATCTATTTACCAATCTATCTTCCGTCCCCTTTTAATGTGTTTAGAGAGAGATTAAATATAGCATAACTTAATAATTCTATACATTTCTCTCACATATATATTATACAATTAGTTTAACAAATTATAACTTTCTACATAAAATAAAATAAAAAAATATATGTATGTAACCTTCTTCTAACGCACGCATATATACGCATATATAAATATAAATACACGCGATTATTATAGCCTCTAATTAATTAAAAAATCAACTTTTTTCTATTATCTGCATAAATAAATTAAATGTGTGGAGAAATAAAATACTTTTACATACAAATATAAATATAACTATAGAACATATTCAACCTTAAGCAGTTAAGCATTCAAGAGAGTAAGCGTTCAATGGTTCAATATTATTTCTCTCACCATAATATAAAAATAAAATAAAAATAAAAAAAGTCTTACACAGAATAAATAAGTAAGATTTTTTATTTTCTCCCCTCTATATGAAGAGTCTATTAGCTATTACACGTTACACGCTATATGTAAGCGCATATTTAAAAAATCAACGCGCTATGCGCTAACTCTCATCTTGCATCTTGAAAGAAGCGTCTATCTGAGAGAGAACATGCAAGAATATGCGATGTCCTGTGCAGTCGGTCTATGAGTCAATGCTCACAGAATTTAGCTATGGTGTATTATTATATTTTTTTTATAGTTTTTACAGCTTCTACATACTTCTACCTATAGCTCTCACATGCTTTACATACATTGCATAGCTTTTACATATACTTCTACGTACCACATACATCTACGTACACTTTACACATAATACATATACTCCACATACTTTTACAGCTCTCACAGCTTCTACTACTCTCATATGGCTCTTCTATAGCTTTTACATACATTGCATAGCGCACATATCTCACACATCGCATACTTTCATAGCTTTTACATATCATATATAATGTGCACATAACTTTTATACCTACTGCACAGCTTTTACTTCTTTTTCCTATCTAATATTATTCTACCATATGCCCAGTGATAAATTAACTTATCGCATCTAACACATCTTTTAGCAATCTCAACTGGACTTACTACACCGTGTACCTCTTCATTATACACTTGTGTAAGTATGATGTGTCCTAATATTAGACAACCCAATCTCTTAAATAGGTTTAATATCTTTTTAAATATGCTCTTTTTTAAAAACATTCTTATATCTCTTTCTATTGTCTATTGTTCTCCGATGATATGAACCAAAGAATGATGGTAAGATACAATTTCAACATAATAACTATATACGATTTTATCTTTATATTGTTCTGTTAAATCATATAGATCGTAATGTGGAATTACACCTTCGAAGTCTTCACTTAGATGTAGAGCAATATAATTAGGATTTGTGTCTGTGTCATCATAAATAACTTTATTATTAAAAGTGATTTTTATCGCACCTAATCCTTCAATAACATCTTTTACTGTTATTTTACTGTCGATTCTTGAAATTAATTTATTCTTATTCATTTCATTTGTCCTTTCTTTTACATGTAAATATGAATGCCCTTTTTATTTTAAGAATTTTTCGATATATTCTCTATTATCTTTAAAAACCGGAATATCGTAATCAATACCCCACCTTCTTCTTGTAAACTTTATTTCCTTTTCTTGACCTTTTACTACAATTGTTTTTACTTCCTCTACAGGCTCTAATCTAGTTACTACCGAACCTCTTCTTTCGGAAGTTGAATACCCTAATTCAAAATCAACCGATTTATCTTCTTTCATTCTCTCAATCATCTGTTTACCATTTAGACCTTGTAATGATTTATGACTGAATAAAGATTGAGCTACCATGGATATAGAGTTCTTTATTGCATCTTGTTGTCTCCAAATGAAATAATTTATTACCTCATCTTCTGGTAAAACAAAAGCTCTTGAGTCGAACAATGCCCCTTTAGTTGATGCAATCATATGCGAATTTCTTATGTTTCTTATAACACTTAACTCTTCTAGGGTTGGAATATCTGGAGGTGATTTTTCCCATTCACTAGATGCTTTACTAAAACTAAATGCTTGGTTAAATTTTAGTGTTGCCATAGATGCGGTAATTGAAACAAGTTTGTTTAGGTTGTTGTCAAACCACGCAGATTGTTCTGAGTTATTCAACTTAAAAGGTGTCACTAAAACTGATATTTCATCTGATTGGTGATACGCCATTTGTGCACCGGGTATATTCTCTACTAAATACTTTGCTGTTTCTTCCATACAGGATTTCAGTAGTCTATCAAAAGGCTTCTTAAAACCCCTAGTAAAAGTATGAAACGCATTTCCATCGATCCTTATTATAATGCAGTTATCTTTAGGGAGGTAGAATCTAGTCAGATTTTCATATTCCTTCATTCTGTTTCCTAAAGATTTTGTTTCGTCCATTACATTAATTTTTTCTAGTTCCTTATCTAGATTTAAGATGTTCTTCTTAATCATATTTTGTCTCCCTCTTTGTTAATGACTCAGACTTTAATCGTCGATTTCTTTATTTTCTTCAAAAACTTCTTAACGTCACTACCATTTATATCAGTAGAATTAATTTGTTTCTGTGAATGTTTTTTGGGTGCCACCATAGATTTTTCAATAGCTTTTACAAATTTTTTTACAGATTTACTGTCAGAAAATATAATATTTTCCATTATACTTTGTGTTGCCATATCATTCACCTCTTTATATTCTTATTTCTTTATTTAGTTAATGTTTTTCTTTTTGTTTATCTATCTATATCTGTTTTATTTTCTTGTTTTCCTAAATCGTATATTGAATTGATAAAATCTAATAATATTGGTTTCTGAACGTTTTCTATGTAACCTTTTTCTGCACCGTAATTGTAAATATAATTATAGAGAGTTTCTGCTTCATATTGGCCTAAATTTTCTACCTCTTCAATGGTTTTAAATCTGCTGTTTTCTGTTATATGTGCTTTCATATTATTTGTCATTATCTATTCAACCTCTACTAATTCATAATAGACAGAATCATTTATACTATTAACTATTTCACGAATCACATCATCTTCACTATCATCAACATCAAACTCATTCCAGATATATTCTAACCACTCACCGTGGTCAATTCCGTCTTGAATTCTATCTTCTAGTGTGTTAATAATATCTTTAACTGTAAAATATTTATTTTTCTTTAATTTAGTTTCATCAATTGTAATAATAATTTTTTTCATCTTATAACGCTCCCTTAAAACCATTTATACCAAATTGCTTTTAATGTTCTTTTCCATTCACCATTCTTATTTATTATACTCGTACTACATTAAACATATCTTTAATATCACTCATCAAATCATATCTATCAACAGCTGTTGATGACCTAGCAAATTTCTTTTCTACAAGGTCTGCGTACATAGTTGCAGCTCCGTCATCTCCCATGTAAAATTCGTTCCATTCTTTGGTTGATAAAATATCTTTTACACACAATTGTTTAATAGCTAAGTTATCAAATGATACAACATCAAACCAGTTTTCATCTAAAATATTTATTAAGTTATTTTTTAGTATGGAAATTTTAGCTTCAATTTCATCTGAAAGCTTCTTATATAAATCAGCACCGCGTCTAAACACTTTGTACCCTAAGATTAAAATCTTAAAATTATTGCCAGATAATTTTTTTAAATCTTCAATATTAATTAAGCCAGCTATAATATGAAGTACTGCGTTTGGAAATTGTTTTACTTGTTCTATAAATTTATCATCAATATGCATTACAGATATGCCTAAGCCATAAATTAATTTATTATCAACTAAATGCTTAACAAAATCTAAATTTTTTTGTAAATGAGTTTGGTTGATAGTCATTGAAGGAATTAATTTTAATTTTTTACATTTCTCTAGAAATGAAATTAGGTCTGGGTGTTCTAATGGATTACCTCCGCCAATAGCTAATTCTGTAAAAGGATGTAATCTGTCAATAAATTCTAGATTCATAATATCGCCATGTAATCCATCTTTTGTTGAATTTTCATGGCAATTACTGACTAACACACCATTGCAGAAATAGTTATGGTTATCAGCCACTTCTACATTGTATACATAACCATTATAATCAACTTCTGTTATTGTTTTAATTTTCATTTTGTATATCCTTTCTAAACTGACGGAAATGTTGATCGACTTCCGCGTGACATCTTTCACAAAGAACTTGGGCTAAATCGGTGTTTTCTTCATGATATTTTCTTAATTCATATATTAAAGAATCGAATTCTGCAGTGCCTACCCTTAGCTTAGATGGGGCAGTTCCAATTTTACGGCAACATTCAAAGAAAATATCTTTATATTTTCTTTTATGGTGATGAACCATCAATTTACCCTTATCATCGCCACATAATTCGCATTTGAAGTGAGCTCGTTTAAGCTCGCGGTCTTTCCATTTATATAGATATACTCTTGCAACTTCTTTGATATTAATATAAGCTTTCTTTGGTAGGTTGAATCGATTCTTCTTGCGGGTCTCTATGCTCTTTAAAACTACTTCTGGGCGCTTCATTGGATTATTAGCTAACATTTTATCTGATAGTAATTTTGAGACCTCTTCTTTAGTTCTTTTTGGACGAGATCTTTTTAATAATATCTCAGCTTGTCGTTCTGGTGTAAGGCGTGCTTGTGATGGATTATTCAATTTCATTTTATTAGCGATATTTTGAAAATGTTGTTTTTTACATTCATCGCAAGTTTTATACTTAATTATTTTAGATGTTTTTGTAACTTTAGCTTCTCTAGTGCCCAATAATTTGCTGCAACGTCTACATACTAATTGTTGAGTTATAATTTGATATTTTGGTCTGCGCAACTCCATTTTGCATTTATGGCACATATTATGGTATTCACCTTGTTGTTGCTTACTTATTTCATAGGAGTCACCGCAACGACTGCAAACACGAACTTCTACTTTATTATAAAGTTCTCGACTTTTAAATAAGCGATGTTTGTGCCGACATTCTGGTTTAGTGCAGCTAACATTATCTTTTCGTGTAGCTTCATATTCTTCTCCACAATAGCGACATATTCTTATTTCTTTCATATTAAATAGTTAGTAAATCATCATCTAATGTTAATTTTGCAGCTTCTACATAACCCCTGTTTTGAGTAAATATTTTATGGTTAGGTGTGCACTCTATAGTGCGATTATCTGCTAAAGTAATTTTTATTAGTTTTCCGCTATATTTTCTTTTATACGTTTTAACTACTTCCTTTATTTCCAAATCTGCTTTCTCTTCATTATAGGATAATAGCTCAAGACCAGGTTGAATACCGCGAATAGCTTTTGATTTACTGTCTCCTTTAATTAATTTAGCATTAGGAGGGAAACAGAATATACACCCCATATCACATTTATTTGTAATTTTTAGATCCATTGATTCTGGAAAATCAGCTCTAAAATGATCTAAATCATTTTCTCTGATTTTTGTCCCATCTGAAAATAGTGTTACTGTATAATTACCATTTTTATATTTTCCCAATAACTTCATTGTTTCCTCTTTAATACTTTTTTAATTATCCATCATAACCATATTTAGCGACTGCTTTTATTACATCACCACCTGGTGTTTCATATTCATATGTGTCAACTTCAAGACTGTCTGTATCTATAAATTCATCATAAGTACAGAACGAATAAGTATCTCTCTCATAATCAATTTTTTCATAATATGCATCTACTACATCTTTCGGATAGAAATTTCCTGTTTTAAAGCCAGCTTCTCTTATTTGTCCATAAGAACTTTGACAGTAATAGGTAGTACCATCTTCCCATTTGTTAAAATCATTTGCAATTGCCATAACCAAGCTGTGTGTGCTTGAACTGTTTGTTTCAAAAACATTATGTCTGATTTGTCTCATTTTTTTTATTTTTCCTTTCTTTTTTTTAACTTTAATCAAATAAAGCTTCAATGTTTTTTTCTTTTATCTTCCGCTCAACTTAATTCAACTCAATTCAATATTAAGCGTCCTATAAAAAGTATTCATATGTATGTCCATTTTCTAAAGTATGTATATATATCTTTATTTAGTTAATGTTTCTCTTAGAGCTGAAAATAATTCATTCATACCATTTTCTAATGTAGGTCGAGAGTTTAAAGATGTAATTATAAGTTCATCAACAAGATCAATCAAATAATCTAATTGTCTATCTCTTTTATTATCAGAACATTTACTTAATTCTCTTATATACATTAACCTTGGTTTTAACCACTCTAAAAACGCAACATCTATATTTTGTCCTTCATAATGTAACCATTTTTTCTCAAATTTTGCTTTTTCTTTATAATATTTTCGTTTGTTTAATTTCATTACATTATACTCTCCCTTCTATTTAATATACAATTTATATTTTCTTATAGCTATTTTTCTCTAAAGAAACTTTATATCCATCCTTCTTCTTTCATATACAATGTTATGGCTTCATAATCTGCAGTAAGAAGATGTTTTTTTCGAGTACAAGAAACCCAAAACTCTTTCTCGTCGTTGTAAAATACTATATGCCTTCCATCGCAAATAAAATGTGTTTCTTTTCTTTCAAAACCAATTTCATAATAGTCATAACCTAATTTTTCAAACATTTTTCTTGCGTTTAACATTTTATTTATCCTCCATTTATACCATTTTAGTTTGTTATTAACTTCATAACAAACATATTTTAAATATTATTATTTATATACTACCGTTACTCTATCATCTAATAACTCTTCAATAGCAAACTTAACTGTATTAAAATCTAATTTACCATTACCAACACCCGGCATATTTAACAGCACACTCTTTACATCATGCTTGTTTATAATATCCATTAGTTCTTTACAACTTTTTCTTATTAGGTTAATATCTGCTTCTTCATACCAATTGTGTTTAACAGGAAATGCACATAGTATAGTGTTTCTTATTTTATCAATAGATTGCACCTTATTACCATTCTCCTTTAGTTTATCACCTAACATAGTAGGTAATTGAGGATACTTAATAGCAGCCTCTTTAGCAATTCCACGTCCCATTACAGCATCACCATTTTTCTTAACAAAACCATTAGTAGTTATGCAAGCAACTTCAAACTCATCTATTATTGACCAAAAGTCTTTTCTAATTAATTTCATTATAATTTTTCCTTTTTTATTTGTATACTACAGTTACTTTTTACATCAGTTATTTTGTCTTTCTTAGCTGTAATGTAACTTACTCTTCTTCTTTAAACAATTCTTTTGCTTCTTCTCTAGTAATTACATTACCTTCTTTGTCTAAATAGACATATTCAGGTTCTAGTGGAACTTTAAATGGGAATGTAACTGGAACAGAACTTCCGCCTTTGCCATACCATGAACGACCACCATTATTACTAAATACTTTTCCATCATTATAATGAGCTGTAGAATTATCGAAGTTTTCTCTAAAAACAGCACTGCATCTTTTATTTTGTTGAAGTTTTCTTTCTTTGTCCCATTCTTTAACTTCAGACCACTCATCATCTTCACCAGTTAACGGCTTAATAGGTTTATAAGCTAACAATCTTTTAATCAAGTTTAGTGTATAACTAGCACTGAAACCGCTATGCCCCTCATTACAAAACTCTTTAACTATGTTCATAACATTGTTAGTTATTGATTTTTGCATCATCAGTTCGTCTTTATCTTCGCATCCGACTTCTAAAAGTTCTAATTCTCTTCTAGCCCATTTTTCCATCTCACTGGGTTGTTTTCTCAATTTACGAAGTTGCCACCAACTTTTAATTCTTTTAAATAAATTTTGTTTTTTAGGTTTTAATTCACCACAGTTCATATTATTTTTTCTCCTTAATTTCTCTAGCTTTACGCTTTAATACCTTCTTTGTTTCTTTTCTTGTTAGAGGGAAAGATTCAAAATAATCATTTCCTTCAACAAACAACACACCTGCATCTCTAACTGTTTTTACAATATTTTTAAACTGTAATTTGTATCTGTCAGATGTCATAATAATTCACTCCGAACTAGTGTTTGTCCACAATAAGGACAATATTTAAAATCTTTTTTTAGGTATCTAGCGATTTCACAACTTGGGCATACTTCTAAAACCTCAACATAACCATTTAAACTCGGTACACATAAAGCGACTTCTTTTGGTGTTTCTTTATCTACAAGTTCTTGTAAAGTTTTTAAATCATCTTCAAACATAGAGTCTTTGTTTACACCAGAATATTTTAGTGTTCTATCTAATGCTTCTTGATATTTATTCATTTGCTTTCCTCTTGTTCTTTCTATTCTTCTTGTTTTTTTGCTTGCTCTTCTAACAGATAGTCTTGATACAAATCATCAATAACTCTAACTATAGTGTCATAACCAAACTTATTTATTAGGTCTTGAGATATGTCATCACTAAGATAATAAAACACACTTAAATAGTTTTTATTTTCAATATCTTTTTTTAGAGGGCTGTTATACTCCCGTCTTATTTCTTTACTAAAACTTGTCTTAACATCAAACACTTCTTTAGCGCATACAAACTTTATATTTTCAATTTCTTTTTTAAGGCTTTCATTCTCTTGTTTTAAAAATTCAGTTTCACTCATAGAAGCAATTGTACCTCTAGGCATACAGTCATCAATATCTTTTATATGTGGTCTATTATTTGTCATTTTATATACCTCCTAACCTTTCTCTAATTCTTTTTAGTTTCATTCTTTAACCTCTATCATCCATCCATCATTTGTAGCATAGCCTAAACAGTTCATTTCTTCTTCAGTTAAATTATCACAATCTAAATACCAGCCACTCTTTAAAGTGGCAATTAACTCAGCATCACTATGAGTTAGTAACCTTTCTATAAATTTTCTTACACTAAATACTTTTTTTGTCATTTATCTTTTTTACCTTTTTCTTTCTCACTTTCTAGTGCCCATTTACCATATTCTTCAAAAGCCAATCTTTTCATTTATTCTACTGTTAAACTTTTACACTCGGTTTTCCATATTTACTCTTTGCTAATTAATATCACCAATTTTAACAAGAGGCTTACTTGCCTTAGTTTTCTTTTGTTTTGGAGGATTTTCTAATTCTTTAACAAGTAAGTTGCCGGTTTCACTTTCTTCAACTAACTCAACATTTTTTTCTTTAGTACGCCAACTTTCCCCACGAAAAGGGTTTTGTAATTCTTTAACTACTAAACACGTTTCAAATACTCCCATAACTCTTGCTAGTTTACCCTTTGTTAATTTAACTAATCCTTCATCTTCTAATATTCTAACAATATCACCAACTTTAATTTCTTTTTTCATTTTCTCGCTCATATTCTTTAGCTTTTTCATAATAATACTCTAGCGTTTCAATCTCAAATAAGCCTACTAAAATTAAGTCACCAGTGTGATACTCTACTTTTATTCTTTCAATAGCATCTTCAAATTGTTCTAAAGTAAATGGAATAACTATTTTTCTGTTGTCTTCTTTCATATTTATTTCCTTCCTTGTTTATCTATCATACACTGAGTTATTGAGACTATTTTAGAATATCCATTATCTAAATCTATAATTTTCTTATTTTGTTTTTGTTTTGAATTTTTAGATTTTTTAATAGTTGAATGAACCTTGTCTAAATTAGGGTTTGCAATATACTCTCTTGAAGCACGAATGTTTGAAAATTCAACTTTTTTCATTTTATTTCCTCAACTTCTATCATCCAATCGTTACGAGTAGAACAACGTAAATTTCTCATTTCTTTTTCTGTTAAACCATCACACTCATTAGCCCAACTTTCACAAAAATCATTAATCATTTCTTCTGTATAATCAGCTTCTTTACAATCTTTTTTATACCTTTCTACACTAAACACTTTTTTCATTTGTACCCTATTTTCTTTCTTACATTTTTTGTATAACTATTCCTACATTCCTGTGAGCAGAAGTCTACCCATATGCCATCAAATATAGTTACTATCCAACCATCTTCTTTTAATTTCTTATTGATGATTGTATAACTCTTAAACATATGTTGTTCTTTTCTTCTACAAGAATCGCATTCGACTGTATGACCTATTACATCAGCATTTCTTCTTGATTCCAAAATGTTTTGAAAACTAATATCTGCTGGGTGGTCATAACACATCTCACCGTTAAATTCTTCATATATAGCACTTTTACTCATGATTACTTCTCTAAAGTATTGGCTAGTTTATAAATTTCAACTTCCAGCCAATCCCAATCGTCTATAGTTATTTCATACATTTCAAGTGACTCTATTAAATCTCGTTTTGAAAATTCATGTTCAATTATGTTCCACAATTCCAATAATTTTTCTTTAGTCATATAATTTCACCTCTAAGTCTTTATCACATTTATCACACACTGGTGGGTCAATAGGCCAACCATAACAACCACACATACGACCATCACAACAGTATTCAGAGTTTTTAAAATAATATTCTATTTCTTCTTTAGTGAGTATATTTTGACATACAAAACATTTTATATCTTCTTTACTCATTTCCATTTTCCTCTTGTTTTCGTTCTTGTTTCAATGTAGATAATTCTATTAATCATATATGCTCTATACATCAATAACCACAATTCCACTTTTTCAATTCCTGCGTTTCCAGTAAGTTCATCATATGTTTCACAACGTTCTAATTCTTTATTCATTCTTTTACCTACTTTCGTGCAGGCTTTAAGAATATTTCTAAACAATCTTTTTCTTCATCAAGTTTAAAATCAATAACTATATCATTTTTATATAAATTAAAATATTTATGTGCTAATAATGAACCTAAATAGCCAATATAAATTGCAAAATCATTTTCTATATAGAATAATTTAACATTATTTATTTTATGATTATATTCTCTTAATAACTCTTCTAATATCATTTAATCACCATTTCATTTAAATCAATAATTCTATTATTATTTAACAACACATATCTTTTTAATCTCATACATCCACCTCAATAAAAGTTTGATAAAACCACATATTATATAATTCTTTATATTCATCTTCAAGAATGAATTTACAACTAGTTATTTTGTTATTGTAAATTTCGACTTTTAATTGACTAGGAATGTGATTTCTCGGTTCTTCAACACAATCTTCTAATATTTGAATATAACTACCATCAGTAGGTTTTCTAACTTCGTATGTTAAATGCCACATCAAATTTCCTTCATCATCTTGTAATAGACTATCATTCTTTGCTTTATTTTCTAAGTATTCAATTATTTCACTCAACTTCACTTTTTTAGGTACTCTAATAAATGTGTAGTCTTTTTCTTTAAATATTTCCATTTGCTACATCCTCACCTTTCTCAACTAAACCTGCTTGGATTAAGTCAAAGACATCATTTAACGAGTCTTCTTCTATTGCGTCAAGGTCATCGATATATATAACTCTATCCAATATAGGAGAGAAACCTCTTTGTACTCTTGTTTTATTTGCATTTTCTGCGCCACCTGGAAAGTCATACCAGCAGTCATAGAAAATAGTTACTCTTCCTCTTCGATATCTTGGCATCACCATTTGTGTCTTATCAATATGAATGAAGCCAAACTTTTCTAATTCTTTTAAATCTACATTATCTTTAATTTTTAACATTTGCTACTCTTTTGTTTTTCTATATTCTTTTTTAAACTGTTTATATTCTTTTCTAAATTGTTTAGAATATTTGAACAGTATATCTTCTAATGCTAATTGAGTTACTTGGCTATGTCCTAAAGGGTCAACAACATGCCAATCATCTCCTAGCAAATATTTAATAGCAATTCTAATAAACTCAGCATCAGATATGCCTGTACAAAATATGTTATCTTTATCTTTTCTTTGTGCTTCTTTATTACGAATAAAATTAATATATGTATCATTATTACTCATTCTCTATCACTCCTAACTTATATATATATTCTAATGGTATATGATAATGAGAAATATAATGCCCTTCATAATTTTTGGAAAATACATTATATTTTTCTAAATCAATAACATATATTGTGCTACCATACTTTAATGCAATTTCTAGATCATCTGTAAAATATGTTCCACTGACTAGAAAATCATCTAGTAATTTTGCATTTGTTCCATGAAATATATATTTACTCATTTTTTAAACCCTTTCTAAGTCTTTTAAATCAACAATGCCTTTAATTTTTAGTTTCATACACTATCCCCATTAGTAAAATTGCCATAAATTATATTATCTTCCAACTCAACACTATCACTTTCTAAATAACCCATACTTTTACTGTTGCTATAACTAATTTGTATAACTACTTTTTGCTCTTTATCTTCATATTCGTTTAACAAGTCAATTAATTCTCTTATTGTCATACATCCACCTCAAATTCTTTACTACATTTATCACATACTGGAAGGTCAATATTCTTTATAGGAATTATTATTGTAAAGTCTATCAGGTTTCCCTTTTCATGATAACACTCATATTCATAATATTCTTTTGGTAAATCTACACCCTTTATTCCAAGAACATTATCCCCTTCCCATAAAATAGAGCAATTAGGAATGTTTTTAACTTTTAGTTTCATACATCCACCTCAACCAACTTTTCTTCAAACAATGTTTTAAATAATACGATGGTTTCAATATCTAAATCACCACGTATCCAGTCGCCATTGTCATTCATTGTTAGGTCTGTATGTGGGTGATAAATATTCCCGAAGTTATTATCTACAAAATAATCACTCCGATCAAATGTTCCATCACCGAAAATTTTACTTTCATCAGTTATGAAACCCAATTCATTCCATCTATTTTTATTTTCTTTTGTTAAGTTTATTTTTAGTTTCATACCCCAACTCCTATAATTAGCAAGCCAAATGATTCACAACTTTTTTCTTCGATAATTCCATTTCCGTTATCAATTTCTTCAAAATCCAACGCAATACATTCTGTAATTTCGACATCACGGTTTAAATATTCTGCAACATCTCTATACTTTATGTCACCAACATATTTCTTTCTAACTATTGGATTGTTTTGGTTTCTCATATCAAAAATACTAACTTTACCTTTATGTACGTCTAACAAATGTCTTAATTTCATACATCTACCTCAATAATAGTTCCTGCAATCCAATATTGATAGAGCCATTTTGGAAAAAACTTTATTTCCCAAACATCTTGGTTTTCTATCTCATTAATTTTGTTTTCTTTAATTCCTATACATTTAAAATCTTCTTTATCATTTTCAATAAGAATGCCTAAACATTTTTCGTACCATACATCATATTCTTTTGGTAAATATTCTTCTAAACGCTTTAATATTCCACTCAACTTAACTTTCTTAGGAACTCTAATAAATGTGTAGTCTTGTTGTGCTTCATCAATTAAATGTAACACCCTTACAGGGACAGGTATACCTTTATTTATTAATTCCTTTATCTCTTCTTTAATCTTTTCCATAATTACTCCTTATTACTCAATAGCCTTCTTATTCTTCTAGTTAAACATTCTTTCTCATATCCATTTAATTCAGTATTGCTAACCAATCTTATAGTTACATCATATTGAGGATACTCACTACCGTCTTCTCGTATATGTCTAAAGTCAGTAGATTTCTTTCTTTTAGGCATATAAACACCATCTACATTTACCTCGATTTCTTTACCATTAACTGTTATTTCCATTTTCTATCACTCCTTTGAAAAACTTACCAACAAGAACTACTAAATCGTGAGGTAAATCATATTCAAATCTTATATTACCTCCATTTTTCCAAACAACTCTACCTGAATAAGCATAAATATTATTATTAGGGTTTATAAATATAAATGCTTTTGACCTATTGTAAACAACTTCTTGTCTAAAATACTCACTTAACGCTTCACATACTTGTTCTTGGGTAGGTGTTTTTTTTAATTCTTCAAGTTCTTCAAGTGCTTTCTTTAATAATTTTATCTCTTCCAAACTTCCTTCAAAGTGATTATCTATCTTATCACAAACACTATTTTTTTCTATAAATTCATAATCAATTTTAATTCCATCTAACGCTTCTAATTCTTTACTCATTCTCCATCACTCCCTCATAAAATCTACCTATTAAAATTATTATTTTAGGTGATAAAACTACATTAAAATGCACATCATCATCAAACAAATAAACAACTGCCTCATACTCATTAGGTGTTCCTATATAAAAACAACCATTTTCATACCACACCTTTTCATCTAAATACTTACTCAACGCCTTACAAACTTCTTCTTCTGTAGGTGGAGTTAGTGCTTGTTCCAAATCGTTTAGGCATAGTATTTTAATTGCAGTACTATCTACGCCATTATGAAGCAACACAAGTTTACTATGTAGATTCATATTTTTATACCTCTTAAAGTCTTGCTCGCTTAATGCTTTTTTATATCTATCCATTCCCTAGCACTCCCTCATAAAATCTGCCTATTAAAGTTATTAAATGTGGTGGTAATGCAGGCATAGCCTTTTTGTTATTAAATCTAACATTTTTATTTTTAACTTCTTGCTCAACAATTATAATAGGTTCATACCTTTTAACTATAACAAAACAATTGTGTTGTAAGTAGAATTTTACAGGTAAATTATAATAATCACTCAACGCTTTACAAACTTCTTCACTTGTAGGTGGGGTTAGTGCTTTTTCTATAAAAGCAGACATAAGTTTCAAAGACCACTCATTTTTATCAGCAAAATTTTTAATTTCTCCAATAGCCCATTCTTCATATTTGTCTACAATATTCTTGGAGTTCTTTATCAACACTTCTAATTCTTTATTCATTAATTTCTCCCATTTTTACTTTGTTACCAGCAGGACAAATTTCTAAGTTGTTGTCTTTTTTATAATCAATATAAAATTGACTAATAATACAACGCTCTTCACCCATCTCATCACATTTTTTAACAACACATTTAAATACTTTTTCTGTCATTTGCTACTCCTTTGGCATTTCATAAGTGTTGCCTACAAAATCAGAATTTTCTTTGCCTAAAAACACAGAATACTCGTGTTTGTTCTTTGCTTCCATAAATTCTTGAATAATCTCTAATGCTCTTTCTTCACTTTTATATTGACCTAATGAAAAATCATTACCGCAAATAAAATAATCTTCGAATATATCAAGTTTTTTGATATAAACTGCACTAACTTTGACTAACGCATTTTTAGCTTGACTTAATACCCACATATTAACTCCTTATTAATTTTCTTTTCTAATTCTCTACTCATGTTTAAAATCCAATCTTCGACCACATTCAGGGCAGTAATTTACATTAAATTCATCACTAACGAAATCATATCTTTCATTAAATGCTTTTAAAATATCTTCGCTATTTGGATCTTCAACATTTATATCATTATCACCAGCTCTTATTAATTCAGTTTCACAACTAGGACATTTAAGACCGTATATGTTTTCATCGGTGTATTGGTTGTACCCCACATCTTCTGCTAACACTCTCTTTGGCGTTTCTTTATCTACAAGTTCTTGCACAATATCTTCAAGGGTTCTATAGTTAGCCTCTTGTTGACTATCACTTGATTTTAAAGTTTTTATAAACTCTATCGTTTCTTGATATTTATTCATTTTCTTTCACCTCATCATATTGTTTCAACACAGCATCATTAGTTAGTAAATCAATAACTAAATCATAAGCCCAATAAGCATCACCTTTTGCATCTTCCTTTAACTGATATAAAATATCTTCTATTTTGTCTAGTCTTTCTTCTGCTGTCATAAGCCTAACTCCTCACGTATTTTCTTTTCATATATATAATAATTCTTACTCACTCTATCAAGATACTTTTTCAACTTCAATAAATACTCTACTCTATTCTTATCATAATAAGAACTACTTTCATTCGCATCTTTTACACATTCTAAAACATTATCAACATAGTAGTCATATATAGCATTAATACCTCTGTTAGACAAAGCGTCATTAATTAAATTCATTATCTTTAGTTCATAATTCAATTTTGCTGATTTCTTCTTTAAAATAACTCCATTGCGACTATTATGATAATTCCAAAACTTCACTCGTCTAAAAACATCTTCTTTGTCATAATATCTTGCTTCTTCTTCTCTGACCACAATACAATCTTCTAAATTAACCAACAAATCAAATGCTTCAATACTACTCTCTGTAATTAATACTCTAGCAGAGTAATAATAATCGAAAGGCATATTAGCATAATACGAATTAGGATAATGCGAATTATTTGTCGGCTCTCCAAGAGATTTCAAAAATTCTACCATTTTGTCATAGTCCTTTTGATACTCATAAGGCATCTCAAATTGATATGTGTCTACCATATAGATATCGTCAGAACCATCTTCTTTAACAACCCTTACAGGAAACCAATAGCCTTGCTTTTGGTCATTAAGACGTTCATAATATCTTGGCAAATATTTTTCTAAATTACTATTATGTTCATAAATACCACCGAAAATAATTTTCTCTATCATAGTCCTAACTTTTCCTCCTTTTCCCATACGCAAATATAATCTTTACCTATTAACTTATAGATTGCAGTTGCTTTATCTTTTGAAAAAGCCCACCCATCGCAACATATAGTGCCATGTGTTGTTATATTTAATACCCTATGTAGTGTTCCTTCTTCATCAGCAATATAGTCATCAGTAAACGTATCTTCTTTTAGACCACCCATTGCCGAACATCGAACTAAATCAAATACATCATCACTTGTTGCTACTAATTGTCTGCATAGATTTTCAGTTTCACCATTTTCTATTGCCTCAAAAATAGTAGACATTAAAGAGTCATAAGAACTTGTTGGATCTAATTTTTCTCTATCATATATTCTATTATTGTCCAACAACACATATCTTTTTAGTTTCATTCTTTTACCTCAACATATTGCCAACTTTGAGGTGCGCGTGTGAGTGTTTTAGATTTACAATAAGATATTTCTTCTGTGCATCTAATTGTATTTTTCTTATCACAACCATCACAAGAAGAAAAGAAATGCCTCAACTCTTTTGGATAATCAAATATTTCTAGGTTTTTAATGTGCCAAGCGTAAAGGTCTTTGCCTTTACCATAATCAAGCATTTGTTCATAACTCAATTGTAATTTGTTAAGATAAAATGAATCAATCAATCCATTACTTAAAGTTTTACCATGGCACCAAACATATTCATTTTCTATATAAATAATGTCATCATACCCATCATACTCATCAAACCAAAATCTTGCTACTACTTTGCTGTTTAAGACTTCTACACAATCTGTAAAAGTAAGATAATGCTGTGTATAATACTTGTCTTTATATTTATATAAAATATCTTTTATACCTTTCGTACAATACAAATAAACCCAACCAACAAACCCTTTAGGTATTGATTTTCTAATCTCTTTAGTCTTTTTGCCATTTAAAATATTTACCAAATGCTTCGCTTGTATCGACATTAATATTGCTTTCATTATTTATCACCCCTTTATGGTTTAATATGTATAATTATTTCTATATCTTTAAACTGAATGTTATATCTAAATTTTATAGAATGAACTTTTTTATTCTTAATTTTTTTATCAAGTATTAAATTTTCTGTATAATCTGCTAATTCTAAATTAGCATAATCAATATTATCTTTATTAAAACTATGCACACAAATATATAACCCATCTTGTTCTTTAAGTTTACTTATTAGTTTTTTAAGTTTCATAATCAAACACATCCTGCTCTTTTTTCTATAAATTACGATTTAATACCTTCTCATAAATTTTTTCAAATAATCGGTATAATATCATACTCTTCTTCCTGACTTTTTTCATTCAAATAATCAGCATATTTTTGTGCTTCTCCTTTATTGGTGAAGTATGTATAATATATACTTTTAGGCAGATTATCGATATCAAATTTATCAAGTATAATTCCTTTGGTTTTAATTTCTGCATCACCGAATCCAAATATATTTGTGCTTGAAAAGTCACTGTCTTCTTTTCTTAAAGCCATCCAAAAATTATTATCTCTTTCACTTTTTTGGATATAAAGGTTTAAATTTGCTTTTTCAGCGATGTATTTAGTTTTTGTAATAGTACACTTACATTTTACTTTATATTCTCTACCTGAGTCATCTTTTAATATAATATTTCTATTTGAATCACATAAGTCACATTTTTTGCTTTTTACTTCTTTATCATTAACCTGATATAAAGTTCTTGCTTCAAATGCCTTTTCTAAAAAGTCTTTTAGCTTATCATCATAAAAGTCACTTCTAACAATATTAATGTTTTGTTTTTTTTGTGTTTCTAGTTCTCTAATTTTAGTTTTTAATTCATTTTCAAGCGTATTCCAATTTCTTTTAACTTCTTGTAACTTTGCATTTTCTTCTCTTAACTTTGCAATTTCTTTTTGATGCTCTTCTTTTACACTTTTAATTAAACTTTGCTTAAATTTTTCTATTTGAGCATCAAATTCATTATAATTATCATAATAATCATCGTAATCATATGTACTACTCATATTCTTTCTCTCCTATTTTATTTTTATATATCCCAACCAAGGTTTTTATTTCATTATCAATTTCATCAACTCTAATAACCACATCAATACCAGCCCTCCACCACTCATCTTCTTTGGTTAATGTGTACATTTCTTTAACTAGATTAAAAAAATGCGTTAGTTTTTTATTTTCTTCACGTAAATTCAATATTTCCAACGACATATCATTAATTAGATTTTTTTCTTTATTAGTCATTTTGTTCCCTCCAATAATTCTTTGTTATCATGTATGTTGCCAATTACTTCAATAAGCATGTCGTGCTTATATGCACTTCCTCTAGATCTATGACCTAATCTTATATCAAGACTTTTATAAACTACTACATAACCCAGTTCTTGCTGTAAAAATAATGTATAACCAACATTACCTTGTTTATCTATCAATATATCTCCTTCATAAATACCTTTATTGTTCTTATCATAAAGTCTGATAAATTGTCCTACTGTTTCAGGAATGACTTCATACCATTCAATAGCATATAACTCTATACCATCTCTGAAATTACCTGAGACTTCAATTTCTGATATAATATAAGATTTATCACCTCGCGCAACCAAATACCCATATACCCATTTGCCATCTCTTTTAGATTTACCTCTAAACTCAATTTCTCTAACCATTTTCTTTCACCTCTTGTTATCTTTGAAATTTCTATTTCTGAACTGTGTCTTTTTGTAATTCTTTTATAGATTATTTAATTGTTTTACTTCTAATCATATTAATATACAATTTATATTAAAGATAACAGAAAAAATCTTAATATTTTATTATTAAGATTTGATGTTTATATTCTTTATAATATATATATCATTTATTTGTTATGATATTTGTCATATGTTTTTTTCTTTTTTAATAGTTTCTTCAAGTCTGGTATAAATATCCCTTGTTTTATTAGACTCGACAATAACTGCATTCTGTATAGCGGCTATTTCTGCATCACTCAATTTATTTTCACCTTTTTGTCGCTCGTCTAAGAATGCATTCATAATTGAAATTATTATATTTAATGCTTCTGTTCTAGCTAGTAAACTTGTTGTATCTACAGTTGTATTATAATTAAATTCAAACTTTTTAGCTGCTTTTTCAGCTACTCTTTCATCAAAACTTTTCGTATCTTTTTTATTATCTTCCATTACTCTATTATCCTTTCGATTTATATTTTATGTTTATTTGTTTAATAGATTACCTAGTTCAGGTGTATCAAAATCTAGAACGCTTTTTATTCCGATAGGTATTTTCAAAAACTTTCTAATATGATATCTTAACTTGTAAATATCTTCTTTTGCTTGGTCAATGCTTGAATATTTTTTTGCTAGTCTAATATCTTTAGTTCCATATAATAATTCATTCTCATTATAACAGACTGCATCAACATCTGCTATATTTCCCAAGAACATTATCTCCTTATTTGTTGGCTCAATAAAAAATATTATATATCTTTCAAAATTGTCTGTATCATTATTTTGTTGATTTATCATTAATATGTTCCAGCATTTTTTGATGATTTTCAAAGTCAGTTACAACAACATACTCAGTAGTATTTTTTACTGTCATATCTTCTAAATGCTTAGCTAAATTTTCATCTTTTTTAAGAGCTTTTTTTAGCGCATTTTTATCAAGGGATTCTGTAATTTTTGTTTTAATGTAGTTAGCTTGATATTTTTCTTTTAAATAAGCTATAACGGCAGCTTCATCTGAATATCCAACGCTTTCTCTAGAAAACTTCTGTGCAACTAATTTTTTATCTAGTATCTCATATTGTGTTTCATTGATATTATTTAATTCTAAAAGTAATTCTTTTGATAAGTTTTCAATTTGCTCTTTATCTTTAGAAACATTCTCTTTCATACTATCTAAAATAATTTCGTTCGATTTTACCTTTGTTTTTAAATTAAAAATGTCTTCGATTAACTGATCTATTTTTGATGTCATTATTTTACTTTCCTCCTAAAATATTATACTCTACCTAATTCTCAAAAAGATTGGTATTCTTTTGCTTTATGATAATTTTTCTTTATTAGCTGTTAGAGACCTATTGAAACTAGCAGGTTTTAATTCTTTCAATTGTTCTCTGTTATATATAAGCTCACCGTTTAAATATATTTGCTCACCATGCATTAACACTTCGTCTTTATGTATTGGTAAAACATAATCATTAAGAAAGTTAACTTTTATACGTCCTTCTTCACAGTAATATTTTTCAGGTTCTATTGGTTCTCCTGTAATACATAATTGATTAAACAACACATGCGGATTTTTAAACACTTGATTTTCAAATACAAACATTACTGGTTCTTTAACAACAAAAACATCTTTCCAGTAACTATATCGCTCTTTAATTTTTTCTATCATTAACTGCGTTTCTACCAAATTTGCTGGTAGACTATCACATACGACCTTCCAATTATCACCGTAGCTCTCTTTCACATAAAGAGTTCCCTTAAAACCAGACCTTATCAGCTCATGTTCTTCGGCATCAAACCAAATATCGCTATCAACTTCTCTAAAACGGTATGTATCCTCTAACACAATTTTAAATAAAGGGAAAATTTCTTTATTTAAGAGGTTAATAGATTTTTCTGTTAACTTTCTCATTATATATTTCCTTTCTAGTTGTTTGTTATAAAAATATACAATTAAAAAAGAAGTGTTTTTGTAACACTTCGTTTCTTAGTTTAGTTTATTTATCTCTTTTATATTTTCTTGTTTTTTGCGTTTCACGATATTTAGAAGTTTTATATTTTTTACTTCTTCTTCTAACATCACGCATCAATTTATTTCTATTATCTTTATACCATTTGATTCCTTTTTCGCCAGCTTCTTTTCTGGCTTTAATAGCTTTAGCTTTTGATGTAAAGTCTCCTAAATATGTTCTAACCCCATCTATTTCAATATAAGCTCTCCATTTGTTATAAGGCTCACCCTTAAAGGTCTTAACAAACGAAACGCCTGTATATCCTGAAGTATTATTTGATAATTTCTTTTTACCTGAGTATAAATCTTGGATATTATCTATTTTAGCTTCTATGTTTGTGTCACTGCAAACACATGAACCATATTTATCTGGATCATTTATAAGATTTGATAAAAATACTGTCTTTTCTCTTCCACAATTAATACACACTGTATGGGCAAATAATCTTTTCTTACCATATTTTTTACGTCTAAAAATGTTGTCTATCTTTTGAATATTATGCACATCACCAATCATATCATCTAATTCTTCTTTAGAATATTTCTCTTCAATAATTTCTGCAGTTAGCGCAGATTCAGTTAAGCGCTTAGTTGTCAAGCTATAATCGGTTTGATCATTATACATATAATATTTGCCGCTCTGATTATCATATAGCATAGTATCTATTTGAATATGCTTTCCAAATTTTTTATAATATTTATCGATAACATTATTAAACTCTCTTGAGCTTCTTGGAATGCTAATAGAATTATTTTCAGCTGTTTCTTCTTCTAATGTTTTTCCTTCTTCTGCGTCCTTTTCCATTTTAACTAATCTATCATAATAATCTGAAAATTCAACTAGATGATCCATCGCTATTTTTTTAGCATGTTCTGGATCAGATGTATGTTCTTGTTCAATTTGGATCCCAATTTCAAGCTGTTTTTCTATATCTTCTACAGTCACATTATGTTTTTTAGCGATATCTTCAACAGTCATTCCATTTGCTTCTCCGCCAGCTGTTTCTGTTAAATCAGCAGCTTTAACGTCTTTAGCAACAGTATCATGAAAAACTAAATTACCGCAATATTTTTGTTTAAAATCTTCAACATCTTTATTAGACATTTTTTCACCTCGATAAACATTCGTACCAGCGATAACTGTAAAATTATCTTCTGTTATATTATATTTTGAAATATAATCTTGAATAATATTAACAACATATGGTTTATCTGGATCGCTAAATGATCTACTATAAGAAGCATTATATCCATAACGGTATGAATTTTTAAGCATTAACTTACCATCTTTAAATATAGATATATCTATACCATCCGCGTTTAAACCACTCCCAACAGAAATTTGTAACCTATAGTTGTTGTCGTTGTTATTGTTATTATTATTATCAGTAAGCGATTCTTTTATATCCATTTGATTTTGAATAAGAGGTAAACCAAATTCTTTATCAAGGGTGTGAGCAAAATCAACAATCTCTTGATTATCAGTATATAAACCAGCATCATGATATTTTTTATCTGTATAAATTTTTTTAAATGCTTTTTTTAAATCTTCATATGATTCTTTATCACCAAAATCGTCTAAGCATTCTTCTTTTGATTCACCATCGGGCCAGATATATAACCAACCAGTACCATAATAAGCTTCTTCATTATCCATAGCAGCGATAATTTCAGCTAATTTCCATGAAAGCTCACCATAAGAAGGTTTAAAATCTTCATCTAAATCGCTACTCTTTATGCGCCTGATATCAGCAAAATCGATACCTTTTGTGTCTTTAACCCATTTTTCAAACTCATTCCATTTATCTTCTAGAAAAACTATGTCTGCAGGTGTATCAAACCCATTAGGATAAAAAGTTTTCATAAAGCCTTTTCGACCATAAACTAATTCTGCTAAATCTACATTATAAAAATCACTTAAATCTTGATAAATATCTCTAATCTCAGATGATTGCGATTCATCTAATACTTCTTCATCGATATTTTCCATTCTAAGTTGCTTTAAAGCTTCTTCAATTGTTTTCATACTTTAATTTCTCCTGTATATCTTACATGTATTTTATCATATAATTTAGCAAAATGATTATAGATTATTAATTTGATATTATATTTTTTTAATACTATTCTTTTTCTATTATCTTATCAGATACATCTGATAGAAGTAAAGCTGTTAATTTTGCAGATTCTATTTTTTCATCAAATTCTTGTATCTTATTTTTATATAATTTGCTTTCTGTTATATCTTTTAAATATTCTTCATTAAACTTTTCAAGAGTTATCTTAAAATCACCTTTTTGAATCAAATGCAAAAATCTATCTAAACTCATATATGTTTTCTTTCTGCGTCCTTTAACATCTATCATAATTGTTAGGTATATATTTCCATTTGAGTTCTTAGCATCATCAACAACACATACCTTTTTCTTCGCATTCAGAAACCATAGCTTATAATTAGTTTTTCCATGTGTAAAGATAATTTTTTTAATTTCTGGTTTTGGGTAATCTGCTTCAAAAGAATATAAAGTTCTGGTAAAAGTTTCACCTTTAATTGTTGTGAAAGTTTTTGTCCTAGGGAAATTCGCAATAAATTTTGCTTTTTCTTTTTTTAACTCAAGAACTTTTTGAGCAGAATTATGAAGCTCTTTTTTCATGCTAATATCTTTAAATTCATTGATATTGGCTTTTTTCTGTTTGATCTGCTGTGTTTACTGCGCTATTAAAGCGCTCATTAATACCATTATCATTAAATAATTTGCTTCTTTTTGTTGCTTCTTTTATTGTTATCATATGTGAAATATTACTCCTTATGTTTTATTCTTCAAACTAATATACAATAAAATTGTTATAAAGAAATAAAAAAAGCAAACTAATTGCTTTCTTTCTTCCATAAATATTTTTTTGAACCTGCTCCATATAATCTATAATCAATTAAATTTTTAATTTCTTTATATCTGTGCGGCTGTCTCTTAACAATTTTTCCATTTATTATATATTTCAAATCTGGACCTGTAATCCCTATTAACTTCATTCCTAGCTGCTCATAAGAGTTACCATTAAATTTATTAAAATCACAATAACTAAATACATTATCTGGATTATAATCTCGAACAAAATGTGTAAATAATTTTGAGACTCCACCAACAACAATATTATTAGACCCCGGACATCCTCTTATAATTTCCCAACTATTATCAGTTTTTAGGTTTTTATTATATCGCGTCTTACTAAAACTCATTAATTGAACTAATTCATCATTATAAAATAACCCATAAGTAATCTGAGCATTTCGATGGTTTTGTAAATGGTTTTTATCATTAAACTCTCTAGCTTCTTTGTTTGTTATTTGTTTTATAGTACAATTTCTAGCAAAAACTTTCGTGCTATACTTACCTAATGCTATTTTAAAAAGTGTTTTTATTTTATCCTGCATCTCTAACCATTCATGCTCATATATATGAATTAATCTAATATTTAAAAGAGATGCTTCTATACTTTTTTGTTGATGATAATTATTATGTTTGAATAGATCTGAATGCCAATAATCACCATTAAATTCAATTCCTATTTTAGCATCTTCTATATATATGTCTATCTTTTTATTCTTTAATACATCAGTGACATTTCTGCGGATGTTTGTAATACCAATAGATTCTAAAAACGCTACTATTTCATTCTCATAATTAGATTTACCATCAAATTTATAATTTATATAATCTTTTAGTCCCATTCTAGTTACCCAATTTTGAATAGTATAATATGGGGCGTTAAAAATTTTTACTAAATCGAAATAACTATAGTTTTTAGATTTTAAAAAGGCAGCAGCTTTTTGCTTATCTTCATACAAATCTTTAAAAATATCTGAATAATTGCTTTTATTTAAAATATTATTAATTATTGTATTTTTTGTCTTTTTAAGTTTAAAGCTGTTGTCTTCACCATAAAGGTTAAGCATGGTATCTTTATATTTTTCGCGATTGTTATAGTTTTCATTATTATATTTTATTTTTTTTGTTAATTTATTTTGTTCTACATTATTGTAATTTTCATCACCATATTTTTCTAATTTTGTGCGTTTTCTTTTTTTTATGGTTTCTTGTAACTTGCATGGATGTTCCACTCCATATTTTTCTATATTAGAGTTTACAATTTTCTCTTTAATAGCTGGAGATGATGCAGAATGCTCATACCCATATCTATCAAGGCATGTTTTTTTTCGCATTTCTAAAATAAGACTTTTATCTTTTTTTATATTGTATTCTCGCATTAATTTAGATAAATACCACATAGAAATATTTAATATTTTAGCTGTATCCTCTTTTGTATTATTTTCTTCAATATAAACGCGCAATATTTCAGTATATAATTTATCTTCTATTATATTATCTTTTTGGTTACTCATTATAAATTCTCCACTTCTTAGATATTATATTATACAATTAATTTAGCTTGTATAACAACGTAAAACCTAATATATGCTAAGCAATAAAAAAAGAAAGCTTATTTCTAAGCTTTCTCTATTTATAATATATTAATTAATTATTCACCTGATTCAGGAAGATCGAACACGATTGGATCAAGAGCTTCATCAACAACTGTTCCTTTAACTAATAAGTATGGATTTAACATCTTTAAATCATAAAGAGTACTGAATCCTTGACTCATGGCACCGTCTGAGAAACCAAGTAATTGTGTAGGAACGATTGCCATATATGGAGCATAAACAGCAGCAGATGTTAACATATCTCCACCATTATATCCTAATACGAACGTACCAGCAGCAACAGCAGGGCTAATATAAACTTTAATTCCATTTAATTCACCAGCGAAGTATGGACCATTGATTTTAGCGCTTGAAGCAGCTTTCCAACCATCCATTAATGTTAAGATTGGTTTTAATGAACTTGATGCGATCATGTAGTTAGCAGCATGTTTTTTAGTAGCATCATAGATGTGTTGTGAACCTAATTCGATAATTTCTGCGAAACCAGCATAATGATCACGTTTAGAAACACCGATAGGTAATCTCTTGTTCCATGTCATATCAGCATGAGAAGCGTTTGCGTTTGTAACCAATAGGTTAACAACTTCAGTATCTATTTCATAACTTAATTCAGCACAAGCTTGTGTAGCTAGGATTTCACCTAGATCAACACCCATTTCTGTTTTAGCTTGGAATGCAGCTAATTGTGAATAATAAATACCAACTCTACGAGCTTTAGCAGCTAATTCAATACCTTCTAAGCTAGCAGTTAATTGTGGAACATCGTTTTGCGGAATTACCACGTTATCATATTGATATTTAATCTTGCTATAAAGACCAGCAGCAACTGTAACTGAACCACTAGTTAAAGTTAATTCAACTTCTTCTCCATCTGCAGCTTTGATACCGATAACTTTTCCACCAACTACAGGTGTCCAAGCTGGGGTAATAGTTGTTTCTAGTGCTCCAACAGCTTCTACAACATGAGCAGCAGTATAATTTTGACGGCTTTCATTCATATCACCTAATCTGAATGGATCATTGAATAGGTCACCTTGATTTACTCCACCTTTATTTGAACCTGCTTTGAATTGAAGGTATTGGATATATCCAGTTCTTGATTTCATTGGGTACACGATAACTAAATCATTAGCGATTAAGCTAGGTAATGCAACAGTAGTTAAATCTAAGCAGAATTTTTTAAATGATTTCATGTTAGCGAATTGAGTTCCAACACTATTTTCAAATGCTTCTGTAATATACTCAGATGTATTTGCTAATACACGAGCTATTGCGATTTTTTTACTTTCAGATAATGGTCTTCCACCATGTTCTTTTTCATACACTTTTTCAGAAATTGATAATTTCTTTCTAAAAGCTTCAACTATATTCATATTTTTCTCCTTATTTAATTTTAATTTCTAGTTTTCTTATTTAATCAGTAAAATTTGCTAATCTAAGTAATGATTCATCAACGTCGTCATCTGTAAAGCTTTTTTGTTTAATTACATTTAACGCGTTACCTCTTGATTCATTAACTCTTACTGCGACTTGTCTATCTAGACTAAATGGTAATTTGCTAACATTTAGCTGATATTGTTTTAGATCTTCACATACTTGATCAACATCTTCCAGTGTATAAGATTCTCCTAACTTACGTTTAATATCAGTTGAAGTTAATCCTAAAGTTTCAGATTTGATCTCAATGTATTTGTTAACTGCTTTATTTGCTAATTTACGATAACTTTCTTTTATATTAGTCATCTTATTAACATTTTCAGTTAAAGCTTTGATCTTACTTTCAGTTTGACTTTTACTTTCATTTAGTTGATTATTTAAAGCAGTAATTTGTTTTGAGTACTCAGCCTTTGTTTCTTCTAACGATTCATTTAGTTTTTTAATTTCAGCTGTTTTTGCGACTACATCTTCAGTAAGCTTACTCTTTTCAACCATACTGTTACTACTTTCTGCTAATCTCGCAATTCTTACTTTTTGTGTTTGAATCACAGCAGTTTTTTGTTTTAAAGACTCTTCCAATTCAGACATTTTCTCTTTTAAATCTTTTGATGATTTAGCTAATAGTGATAATCTAGCAACGGCTTCTTTATACTTGTTGCATTCTTCATTGATTTCATTAACTTTAGCATCGCTAACTGCTAATTTCTCTTGAAGAGATTTCACATTATTTTCCAAATCAGATTTAATTTTAAGAGTTTCCTTTAAGCTGTTTACTAGTGTTTTTGATCCATCATCAATAGCTTCTTCAACAGGTTCTTCAACTTCATTGGTTTCATCTTGGTCAACATCTATTTCTTCTTCAGGAGTTTCCTCCTCTTTAGAAGCATCATTATCAACAGATTCTTCATCTGTTTCATCATTTTCAGGTGTGTCTTCATCACCTTCTATTTCTATATTTAATAATTTACATACTTTTCTAACTTGATCTTCTTCAAAATTGCTCGCTAAGAAATCTAAAAATATTTGTTCTTCATCAATTTCACATTCTTCGCTATCAACTTCTTCTTCTTTATCTTCCACTTCTTCTTCTTTATCTTCCACTTCTTCTTCAGGGGCATCAATTTCTTCTTCAGGTTCTTCAAGAGATAAATCACTCAAGCTTAATTCGTTTTCTTCTTCGGAGATTTTTTCTTTTTCAAGATCTAAATCGCTGTCTTTATCTTCTATTAAAGATTCATCAATTAATTCAACGTCATTTAGGGTAACTAGAATATTAACACCTACATTTTTATCATAGACATCAAAAGGACCATATATTGTTCCATCTGATTTTATTCCAAAACATACAGATTTATCACCTTTTTTATAGACATATAAATCCATATTTTTATTAAACATTTCAAAATATTTTTCGCCTACATTAACACCTAAAGAATCATCTGAACCAAAAATCCACTTAGCACCTAATTCTTTTGTAATTTCAGATGCTTGTTCTGCAGAAGTTAATTTAATGCAATCAGATAATTTAATCTCTGGTCTAATTTCTTCTGTTAGATTTAATGTTTCTATTGTTTCTATCATTACTTTTCTTTCACTTTCATTTGCGTTTTTTAGTGACTCTGCTAAAACTGATTTCAGGTTTAATTTTTTATTCGGTTTATAATCTTCTGTTACATATTTTAATCTTGCAGCTTCAACTCCAGGGACGATTACAGCATCAAAACACTCACATTCATAAGTATTTGGATCAACACTATTATCAAACTCATCAACATCACCTTGACCTCTAGAGCTTATTCCTATCTTACATCCATAATCACATAAAGCTTTTAAAATCTTCCCATTTGGTGTGTTTAATATATCAAAAACAGCATACAACTTTCCATCAGCTCCTTTTTTAGGGAACTCTGCTAAGTTAATAGCTATTTTTTCCATATCTACCGACGAGCGATCTTCTGGATGACCTAATTCACCGAAGCAACATTTATTCGCAATCTTTTCTTTCATAATAGGATTAGAAAAAACATTATCCCATAATTGTTCAACATATCTTCTATCATTTCTGGTAGGATTTTTAAAATCAGCGCATGGCCCAATTAATCTTCCTAAAATCCCGCGAGTTTTTTGTTCTTCTTCAGTAAGCTTTCTATATTCGAATTCTTTGCCTTGTAATTTCTCTAGCATTTTTTTCCTCCATTTTTTAACTTACTAACTAATTTTTAAATACAAAATCTTTATCATTTAATTTAGCATACAAAGATACTATGATTTAACTAGAAAAACTGGTGAAATCTATAATATCAGCTAATTCTGCATCCATTTCTTTTTTATTTGCAGCTGCTATATTTGCTTTTTTTGTAGCTGTTCGAGGTCGTAAAGTAGCAATTAGTTCTTCTGCTTTTTTTATTTCTTGCTCTATATTTGATATTACTGTTAAATGATTATCAATTTCTTTTTTTCTATAATCTTCAAGGTCAGATAATACTTTCTGCAATTCACTTGAGTTCAAATCATTATTACTATCAGCTTTTACTTCACCATCTGTGATACGCTGATCATCTACTCTTTTAGCATCATTTTCAAGATCATCAATTGCTTTTTTAAGTTTATATTTTAAGTTGCTATGTGTGTTCCTATAATCGTTTTCAGGTGCAACTGATGTTAAGAGTTCTTCTAATCTTTTCTTTAAATTATAAGCATGCGTTAAAGCTGTTTGAATTTTACTAGCATACTCCTTTATTTTCTGGTTGAATTTATAAACACTTAGCGGTATCTCTTTAATTTTTCGAATATTTTTAATTCGATATGCTTCTAATGCATCGTTATATTCTTTTAATGCTTGTTTCTTAATATTTTCAAGCCTGTCTTTAATTAAATTATACTCTTCTTCATCATATAAATCTTTTTCTGACTCTAATTTTCTAACTGCTTTCCTTGCTAAATCGTACGCATTATATAATATTTTCCGTTCATCACGCCATTGATGTGCTCCTGTGTCTGGTATTTCTTGAACGGAATAAGATTTGCCGTAGAAGAAATTATCATAAGGTTTATGTGGATTATAACCACTATCACCTGGTCTCAGTGGTTCAAAGAAACGTATCTCACTATTTCTGTTAGCGCGATCTTGCCATTTTTCTCGGGATATTAATTGATCATACTCATCAGTCCAATATATTTTTTCAGCTGCTTGTATGACTTTTATCCATGGAGCATAACCAACATTTTTATAATCTACACCTCCTAAAGTGATAGGTTCCAAAGAGCGGTAAATAGCATAGATAGATCCATTGTTCCTTACTTCATATTCAACTAAATTGCCTTCAAAAATAATTCTTAAATTTTGTATCTCTTCTTTGTTATTTCTAACCATTCTAATAGCTTCTTCTGGAGAAATAACTTTATATTTAGCTTTTCCGTAATCATATGTAGCAAATCTTCTATTACGTGCAGAGCCAACTTCGCTGTGATATGTATCTGGATTTTTATGTGAACTATATGGTTGTGTGTTACGGTAGAGCTTAACAAGGTCGCGAGGGATGTTTTCATCTAAAAAAGCTTCGTCTATATATAAAGTATCATGTTTTTTATTAATAAGCATAAAATATTTTCCTCTTTACTTTCATTGATTAACAGTTATTAATTGAACATGCGAAGATATCCAATCTTTATCTATAATATCAAACTTAATTTTTGAAGCACGCGCCCTATTTATTTTTAATTTGCATTTATTTCTAGCAAAAGCTCTTGTTCTTATCTCTTTAACATTATCAGGAATTCTTATAGATCCTGTTAATTGTAAGCAATTCATAAAAGCTTGTTTTCCTATAATCTCTAAAGATTCTGGTAATTTTAAATCTTTTAATTTCACACAATTAATAAAAGCTTGAGCACCAATTTCTACAACTCCCTCCTCAAACGTAACTTTCTCTAAAGCGATAAAATTAGCGCATATGCTGCTAGGAATCTTATTAATTTTAAATATAACTTCATTACACACGTTTTCAAGGTTACTTACTATTAAAAGTGAGGCTTTTTCTATACTATCAACGACAAAGGGTTCTTTTGCATATTTAGACGCCAGTTCAACTTCTTTTATTACAGCTAATTTGTCAAATGGATCTTTATTTTTTATTGCATTAAATATATCTAAATGAGCGGTTAGAAAATTTTTAAATGATTCTTCTGCAGAATCTCCGGGAAATGTTCGATCATCATTACCATCTAGAAACTCTAGAACAGAATTATTCCTAATTTGAACTTGCCAATTAAATGTCCTATTTTGTGAGCCTCTGTTCTTTGTTTTATGCATAAAACAAAACAATCTTCCGCGTCCGTTTGTATATCTTCTCCAATACATATCTGAATCAGGATCTCCAGTGCACCATTTCATATTATTTGAGGTAGAGCGCCCACCACTTATAGCTACAGAAGCTGCGTGAGATAATGGTTCAATTATATCATACTCTAATGTTGATCCAATTAGTTTAAAGCTATCTTTAACAGCAAATCCAGTTTCTTCATCAATTTCTTCATTCTCTTTAAGTTCTGTAACTAAATTAGACTCAGGTCCAGATGACATATAATCAACAAATTCTGCAACTGATTTATATGAAGTTAATTGCTGTTTTTCTTTAGGTAAAGTATTTTTAATCTCATAATAATTTTTGCAAGCTTTTGCTACTTCTTGTTTATTGTTTAGTATATTTTCTTTTTTTCTATAAGCACCTAAAAGCAGATTCTTTGCTATTTCTCCTATTGATGTTTTTGTTGTTTTTTCATCTAAAGAGATAATCGCATCAAAATCTTCTCTAGAAATATCTGTGTAGTATTTATCATATATCTGTGTTATAGGATCTACTTCTTTATCATCTAAATCTACCTGTGCTGTATCTGGGTTTTCTACATAGGTTATAAAATCAGCAACTGATCTATAGCTTGTTACTTTTGGGTACTTAGCGATATTGCTATAGAATTTTTCTAAAGCTTTTTCTAATCGGTTAAGATCACTCATAAAATCTTTTTCACCATCTCTATATTTTGGTAATATTAGCTGTTTTGTAACAAACCCCATAGATCTAACTTCATCACCACTATATGTTGTTTTTGGATCTGTTTTTACGATGGCATCAAAAGTTTCTCTGTCGATCATGGACCAGTTCCTGTTATATTCATCATCTATCTTTGCTTCATTTAAAATATCTAGTAAAGTTATCATATAATTTCTCCTTAATTATATTTGGAATTATGTATGGAATTATATCTGGCTCCATTTTGTAATGTCCCGTAGAATATATTTTTTCCTATTTTGCAATCTAATGGAATTTTTATTTTTTCCTTTAAATTCATGAGTGCAAAAGCTCCTTTTCCTATTTCTTTTATTGAATCAGGTAAATATATTTTATCTATGTTTGGATTAGCATAAAAAGCAAATTGAGCTATCTTAGTAACAGGTATGTTATCTATAGTGCTTGGTATGGTTAACGTCCCCTCGAAAGATGGGTTTATTCCTAGAATCGCTATTCCTTCTCTTTCTTTTCTGTATTTTAAATTTCTAATTAATGCTTGACGCTCTTGCTCAATTCTTCTGTTTTCATCTTCTTCAGCTTCTTTTTTTCGCCTAGTGATCTCATCTTGATGGATATAAGTTATTTTTTCTAACTCTTTCCCATGCCAAGAATCATGCCAACCACTTGGTTTTTCAATCCAATCTACACTAATAGATTGAACATTGCTAAAAGCATTTTCAGGTACAGTTTTAACATCTTCACCTATTTTAAGATTAATAACAGTCATAAAATCAAAAGCTCCCTTTTTAATAGCTGTTATCTGCGGAAACTTTGTTAGATCTAGGTCTGTAATTATGTCATCAGCTGTTAGTTGGGGTAACACTGCTTCTAGAACATTATTTCTAATTATTAAATTACCGATAGCGCCATCAACCTTGATATTGGGAATCAAGAATAAAGGAATTATTTCTTTTTGCGGGTGAGCTTCAAAAAGAAAATTGGTATAAAGTTCTACCTCTCCTTCGCTGCTTTTTATAGTTATTCTAGATGAAGCTTGGGAAATACTGACTGCTCCAGCATATACGTTTCGAGTATTTTCTTTTGCGAAAAAATATAGTTTTTGGTGTTCATTTATATTAGAATTAAATGTAGCTTCATTTCGAACATATGCTTGACCAGCTCGCGTATCTGAATTACCATTAAAAAATTCTTGTGCTGCTTCGTAAGTTAAGATATCAAATAGATCATACCCTTTAGCTGTTCCTATATGGATAGCATTTTCAATATTTACCGCTTCTTTTAAATTTTTAGGCATAATATATCTCCTTGTATTTATAAATCATTATCATCTAATTTAGCAAAGAAGCTTTCAACTATATATTGAAAGCTTCTGTATTTAACAATATAATTTAAAATAAAGATGTTCCTTTGTTTCCTATCATATAAATCTTCTTCAAATAGAAATTTAATGGCTGAGCAGCAGAAACGATCTCTCTTCCATCTGGACCTAACTTAACCCTATCTTCTCTTCCATTTAATAAATCATTTTGTCTTGAAGGAGTCAAATATTGAGCAACTTCCTGTTTTGTCGCTTCTTTTAATTCACCACCATCAATACTTATGAAATATTTATTTCTAGCTCTGCTATTTCTAGCTACTAATGGTACTAAAACTAAGTCACCACTGGCTTTGCTTCTAAATAAGCTTCGATGTTCACCTGTATGTTCTAACCAAGAAGGTGTGGATCTCTTAGGCTCAATTTCAAACTCTGGATTTTCTCTATAACTAGTCATTTGTTTATTATGAGCTTTTGTTTTTTTAGAATCTTGATATCTTTCTAAATAAAGTCCAGTTATTTCAGAACATTTAACAATTTGAACTGTTGGGTTAGCTTCTCCTGTGGTTTTATCTATATGATCTCTGCTTCCCTCTTTAAATTTACTAGCAACAGGAATTTCAGTTACAAATCCGATAGTGAATGTTAGTGATGCTGGGCCTCTATCTTTTGTTGCTTTTGGTACTGAGTCGATAAAATCTAAAATTTCTTTCTCATCTAGTATTTCTACAGGTGATGGAAAATCAATATTCTCTGTTAAAGATTCAGTTACTGATAGTGTTCCTAGATAAAAAGGTGAAACAGGTAAGTCGTCTAAATCTTCCTCATTTTCAATAGCTATCTTCTCTTTATACTTATCAGGAATAAGGTCAAAATATACTGGCTCTCCTTGTGGAACAATAATATTAAAATATACTATATCACCTTGTCGTGTCTTAAAATATTGAAGGCCATATTTCTCGGCAACTCTTTTAGCTTCTGCGAAAAAAGTATCTTCTTTTATATTCTTTGGATCTCTGATTCCAGTCTTATCATATCTAACCTTTATAATACTGTCAGAATATTTTGTTCTTCCTAGTTTTGTTGCTATCTGATCTGGGTTATATTTTCCTTTTTTACCATCGTTACAAATAGCAAACATTTCATTATCACCAACATCAACTAATGTGCAATAAACTTGGTCCCATAAATCTTCTAATTTTTTAAGTTTTGGGCGAGCTGCTGTAACGCTTTCAACTACGCCTCTTTTATGTTTACGATTGCGCATTTTATTCGTATCGCTAATTCGTAATTTTCTCATTGCTTCTTGAATTGAATCCATACTTATCTCCTTTTGTTATAATTATATTACAAATAATTTAGCAATGAGATTATCTATGACCACTTATATGTTCAAAAGCTACTAAATCTGCTTTTATAAGTTTTAATAATTTTAAACACGGGATTAGATCATAAGTTTTATAATAAGTATTCAGCACTCTAGTTATTTCTTCTGCTCTACTGTGTTTTAAAAACATCTTATTATCATCTAATTTTTTAGCAAAAAGTAAAATTTGTAAATTTAAAGATGATAAAGTTATTAAAGCTTCAATTGGATTAGTTAATTCTTCTTTTACTAGATTAATATATAAATTAGATCTTTTTTTGTTATAATTTTTGCGTAATAATTCATAAAAAACTGATACATCAAATTGCCGATTATCATTTATATATTTTAATACATCATATGGAATTACTTCTGATTTTAGTAGTTTAGCTATATATGTATCAACATTTTTTCCGCTTTCTTCTATATCAGCAAGCAATAATACTAAATCGTTTTTTGTTAGCATTCTTTTGTTTTGTCCTTTCTTTTCAGATATTAGTCTTCAATACTATCTAACCCTAGCTCTTCAGGAGTTGGAAGGTAAGAATCTTCTTCTTCATCTTCGGCTGTTTCATTTAAAAGGTCTTTAGTTTCTTCTTGATGGAAAGATTCTAATGGTGCTAGTTCTGCTTCAGGTTCAGATAAGTCTAATCCTGAATCTGATTCAAAATCAATATCTTCTGAGTTGTTATCATCAGCTTTTTCATTATTTTCTTCTTCTTTAGCTTTTAATATATCAATATAATCATGAATATAACTAATTACTTCTGGGTTACCAATAACGTCTCCTAATAATGATTTAAGTATTTCTAATCTTATAATTTTATCTTCAATATCACTGAGTTGTTGCATTATATCACTAATATATCTTAGTCTATTATCATTATTAGCTCTTCTATCTAATTCTTCTTGTGTAACAGGTGCTTGCATTCTAACTCTAAACTTATTTACATAGCTATCTAAGCCTCTGTCGATTAAGAATAGGTTTATAACATCAATCATCATTTGGCATAAAATATTTTGAATATTTTTTATTGATTTACCATATCGGCTAGATAATATTGTCAAAGATGTTCCACCGTTAAATCCAGCACCGTCATCTGTGAACCCAAAGAATTGTTTTGGAACTTTTAAATTACCGAATAATTTGTCTCTGAAATATTCAATATCAACTAAAGATTTAGGATCAAAATCGCCACCAAGTGTTGTCGCACTTATTGTTCCCTGTGTTCCATGAACTGGTACATATATGGTATTTTCAATAGGTGCTGGGTTAGTATATTCAGCCATTCCTGTTCCTACATCTAAAGCAGTTTTTTGTTCTAGCTTATCTTTTAATCTTTGCATAAATACCTGAACTTGATTTTTAGGCATATCACCTACATCTACGGTAATTATACGTGTTACTGCTGATTTTGTAACTCGGTTTAGTAAAGCAGACATCTCGAGTAATGTTAGTTGTCGCCAATTTCTAAATGAATTATATAGAATTGATTGACCTCGTTTAACACTGTATGTGCTTGTCATACTATCACTTTTATTTTGAGCTTCTTCTGACAATGAGTCTAAAAATATATCTACGGTTTCGGGTTGACGTTGACTAGTTGTTTCTAAACATCCATGAACAAAAGACATAGCATCAAATATCTCAACATCGCTTTGTTTCATCTTGTATCGCGTTATGTAATTAAACATATTATCATTATGTTGTTGAATAACTCGTGTTGCTGCTTTTATATATCCTTGTGTTTTACCAAATTTTTGTAAATCAAACATCTCTCCTGGATTATCAACCATTTGAATATAAGGAATGTATTTGTCATTATCTCCATATAATTTTAATTTAACCTCTTCTGTTAAAGGTTCATTGGTTTTACGAATAATAGATTCATTTAATTTATTCGTTTTAGGGTTATTTTTAAACAATAAATCTTCTTCAACATCGGATTTTCGGAATAAGCGTAAATAAACATCTCCATAGGTAACTAAACAATACGCCCATTGATATAGATGCTTATCAACATTTAATGATTCAAGTAACCATGAAGTATAATTTAAAACTCGAGCATCATTAGCTTCTATCCACATTATATCACCATTATCATTTGTTTGCACAACATCTTCAGCATAAGTTTCAAGAACAGCAGCAATAATTGTGTCTTGAGTCATGGCGTCTATTAGTTGATAAGCTTGTTCTCTGTTTTGCGCACTTTGGGTTAATGCGTCTATAGATGATAAATCTAATGTTCCAACTTGCGCAGAATCAAGAATATTGTCTATAAATGTTTTCTCTGTATCAATACCAATTTCTGGGGTTGTTGCAGATATTGGTTTAACTTTAACTTCATTTAAATTAATTTTATTATCGTTCATATTTCTCCTTTATAGTATGATTATATCATCATACATAAAATAATCTTCAGTTTTCTTTTGGGCATCCGATGGGTGCATCCGATCTGGTTTTAATCTCCCATTAATCATTTTTAACTCTTCTTCCATGTTTAATGTTAATTGCTTAATATCATCTGAGAAACTATTATCTTCATTTATCTGCAATAACTGTTCAGCGCTTTCACCATATTCATAAGCGAACTGTTCAGCATGCTTACTTGCGTTAAATATTGATCCACAAACAGCATCGCAGACATCTTTCGCTCCACCGCTCGGGTGATCTATTTTACCAGTATTGATATTACGCTCTAGATTAATTATCTGATGTATAAGCATCCTGTCATCGTACATCTCTAATCTTTTTTCATATATAGTTGATTTGAAATATTGGTAAGGAACACACACATGGTTTGTATCAACACGATCGACCGATAACACAGAATATGGATAACCTTTAGCTCTTAACGTCTCACCAGTATCATAAGATTGATATGTATCTGTTGTTATCCCTCTTATATTAAAACCTTTGCTTTTTAACCAGTAAATAAAGTTTCTATTTTTTTCAAAACTTATATGTCTCCCTCTTGGAGCTTTAATACTAACACTAAAAGCTAAAGAATAAAACAAATCTTTACTTTGGTCTAAATCTATTTGAGAATGTTTTTTTCCTCGTATAAATATTCCTGCGATTCCAGTCATATCTCCTGAATAAGACATATCTAAATGTATAAATAGTGGTTTATATCTTAAAGCTGGGTCAATTTTATCTAGATCAAAGAAATTATAATATTGAACTTCTGCATCATCTGGTCCATCACCGATTTCTAATATTTCACGACTGAATGGATTTTTAATTCTGTCTGTTACATTTTCAACCGCAGCAGCTCCGTTTATATATTTAGAAATGCTTGATGCTGAGATACCTGCAAAATCACATAAAGCTCTATCTATATCATCTAGAAAATCTGGTTTAAAATCTATTGGTACATTGATTATTTCACTATACCCTTTTTCTCTATATGCCTCAATATCTTCATCATCTTTCATTACAACAGAATCTAAAAATTTATTTCCTAAAGCAACTCTAAATGTTGTTTCTGAATAAGTTCCAGGTGGTTTAACTTCCCAAACACTTCCTTCTGAAATATAAACATTATCTTTCTCTGAAATAAGTTTTTTTCTCATATGTTCTTCAAGAAAAGATTTATCGCTTCTTTTTGATGAAGCCAAGACTAGTAAGGTAGGATTTTTACCACGGTGTACAAATCTTGTTTTCATACCTCCGATAGCTGTATCAATCATGTCATTGGCTTTTTTCTTTTGTTTTTCGATATCTTGATTTCTTTGGAATGAAACCTCGTCAAAAAAGCAGTTATGTGAACATATATACGCAGTATTTGTTTTGATAAAGAAGTTGTTAAATGGATTAGCATTTATAACATCATAATATTTTTTAGGGGCATCTAAGTGATTTATCTTTATACTTTTAATTCTCATTTTTATATCCCCATATTAAATTTTCAATTATATATTTAAATTTTTTAATTGTGCGTTTAGAATATCCTTTATTTTCAATATTTCTAATGGCTGAACCTGAAATATCGGGGTAACCATTCTCTTTTAGATATGTTACTAAATCATTTCTACACTCAAATCTAATATTATTAAAAATATAATATTTGGTAGCGTTAGTGTTATTACCACCGGTTCTTAAATAACCTTTTCCATACATTGAATTTTTACAACCCTTGTGTGCTTCTGATTTACGCAACATAGCATCTTTATCATTATAATAATTGGTCATATTGTGAGCTTTTCTAGCTGTAATATTTCCTTTTTCCCATCCATTGGGTATCTCTAAGGATTTATCAATAAATTTTACTAGCTCACCATTGTTTATTGCTATTTTATCTTTAAGTGTCTGATATCCGCTATGATTTAGCTTTTTAGCTGATGAGCTCATCTTTGTTTTTGTTTCATCAGACAATATTTTACCTCTATTCCCAACGCTTATTTTAGCTTTAGTGTCAGGGCTCAAACGCTTGCCTCGGTTTATATCAGATAATTTTTTACGGTGTCCAGCTGTTTTAGGTCTTCCTTTAAGCGCAGCACTAATGCGAGCTCTTGAAACCTCACCTAGATCCCCACCTTGTCCACCATCTGCAATATTATATCCGATAGTAGAATCATTAGAATTGAACTTTTTAATATATTCCTTCTCACCGTTATTTAAATCATTTTTGGAAGCATAAAGCTGCAGAATTTCGCATTTGAAATTATTTATACCATATTTTTTTACGGCTTTATTTAAAGCAAAACCACTTCCTAAATAATTTGAATCTAAAAATGCTTTTTTATGTTGACCGATATATATCTTTCCATTAATCAAATTTGTTGTTTTATAGACATACCCATATGGGATAAAATCTAATATCTCATCTGCTTCAGTTAACTTTTGAGCTTCTTTATAAGAACCATCTACTAACCTAAATCTATGAGTTGGGGTGCATTTTATAATGCTACCATCTTCTAGTTCTATTTCATATTCGATGCTAGATTCTGCTGTTTGTTTAACGGTACATTCATCGCTTATTATAAATTTATGATCATCTGATAAAGTGGGAACTTTAATTTTCTTGTCTAATAAATCCTCAATTTTGAATGTTCCATTTGTTGTTAAAATTTCGGTGTTTCCTTCAAGACAAAAATATATAGGCAAACCAATTAAATCATCAGCTTGTGAACCTATTTTAATATCAACAGCTTCTTGGTTATTGAATTTTTGTGGTACCCATACTTTATTTGTTCTTCCTTCAATTGTTCCATGCTTTAAAAACCAAGGACTAGATTGAATAGTGTTTTGAAATTTAGCTATACCTATTTCTTCTGCTAAGTCTTTTTTGATATTCATAAACGCAAAAACAAGCTTTTCAGTAGGTTTTAAGTGAAAATAAGCTATTGGATCTTTTAAGCATAATACCCTGTGGAGAAGATAAGCAGCTATTAATACAGCTATCTCTGTTTTTCCACGACCACGAGACCCAGAGAGGATAGCGTTATTGATTGAAGTTGTCAAATTATCTGGGAATATTTTTACTAGCTCTTCTCTCCAATATGGGTATAATTTAGATTTACCTTCACTATCATGCCATGCGTTTCCTAAATATTCATAATTATCTACAAAGGTTAAGATATCAACCGGAATTTCATTGTAATCTTCAAGTAATAGTTTGTTTAACTGCTCTGATGTACCTTCTTTAGAATACTCTTCTAAAATAGCAAGAGCTAACTCTTTTTCTTCTGGTGATAATGATTCTAGCAAAGATAGATCCAGATTTTGGTTATTTATATTTGTTTTGCTGACCAAGTTATTTCTCCTGCCTTTCTCTAAAATTTTTCAAGTTTTTCACTAATATCATACAATTTTAATTGTATAATTATTTTCGGTCTTTTTCAGATCTTTCTTGTTGAGCTACAGGATTCTTATTGCTTCCTTTTTTAATTCTACCTCTAACTTTACCTAAAGCGTTTGATAAATTAATCAAAGACTCATCTGACTCTAATTTGTTTTTTACGGTTCCTTTTTCATCATAGTCAAATATACTTAGTTGAACTGCTTTATCATAAGTCATTCCATATATTTTAGGGAATATGAATCTACTGTAATTAAATTCCATATGATCTTTGCAATAGTTGATATAGTTATTTATTACAGAAGATATTTTTTTTATCCATTCTGCGTTATTTAAAACGTTTAGTATATGCTTACAAGCTGCTCCTAAATTATCATGAGGGTTAGTTATCTTAGCTTCTCTTTTTTCTTCTTTACCTGTGTTATAATTATTTTTTGTTGCCCATACTTTAAATCTAAATTTAAAATCAGGGCAAGAACAATCTACTTTTACATCACTGCTATTTAAAGCTTCAACTAAAGAATCATATATTATTTTCAAAGAAAGTTTATTTTTATTTTCAATTATTCTTTTCTTTATTCTATCAAGGACTTTTGTGAATTCCACGGTTACGTTATAATTGTCTGTTTCACCTTTTATATTTATTCCGAAATTAAGAATATCTTTTTTCCAAAAAGTGTTCATATCTATCTTATTATATTCTTTTACAGTATTTGCTATGTAAACTTGTTTTTTAGCATCCCATCTATTACCTTTTTTGCTTTTATATTTTTCACCCTTTCTGGATTTCAAAAGCAAATCTCTTCTGGTTGCTTCACTTAAACTATATCTAACAACTCTATTTTTTTCCATACATCTAATCCTTAAATACCTTTTAATTTTTGTTTATCATATAATTTAGCAGCAGATAAAAAAGGATGATATTAAAATCACCCATTATTTTTCAACTTTTTTTGTTTTTTTACTTTTGCGATATTCTTCTTCAGATGGTAAAGATTCCATTTCTTGTTTCCATTGATCTACATAAGCTTTAAAATGATTTCCACCCATTAATTTATATGTATTATATAACTCTTTCCAATTAGCTTTATCTGAGGACGATGCCCATTTCTGTTTTCGACAAAAGTTCAGAGATGTTTTCATTCTATCTCGAAGAAGAGTTAATGTTCCAGTTGATGTCACAGATGTTTGAGCTTCTATTTGCTCAATTTTAGTGATCAAAGGCTGTATTTCTTCTCGAAGGACTTCTCTTGTTTCTTCTTGCTTTTCTTCTTTTGCTCGTCTTTTTGCTTCTTCTGTGTTCTCTTTTCTTTTAGCTCGCTTATCTTCCCAGAAATACTTCATTACTGCGCCAAAACCAAATAATGATAAAAATGATATTATAATGGTTGCTATATTATACCAAGTATTTATATTTTCCATTTCTTCTTCTCCATTCTAATAAACTTTAATGTGAAAGTTACAGATATTTACTTAAAAATTTATGTATCTTTAAACTTCTTTATTCATTAAAATTTAGCACAATCATTTTAAACTTAATTCATTAGTTTTAAGTTTTAAGCGCAAATTTTTTAATTTTTCTAAATATTTTAAACGGCGTATTTCTTTAAATACCAGATTATTAAAACCGAACTCACCTTCATTTTTTATAGATGTAATTCTTATATCATATAAATCATCTATATATTTATCTACATTTTCTATCGAAGGGTTTTTTATGACGTCAAGATACCTTGCTTCCCATTCAGCTACAGCTTCTTCGAATTTATCTTCATCTATATCAGGAAAAACAATTTCTGAAGGATCTTTTATCCATCCTTTATTTAAACTATATACTCCAGTTGATATGTTAGTCATATTGTTGATATTTTCAACATATATTTCAACATCTATCCCATTAATTTCTATTCTATATTTATTATTAAAAAGTGTTTTGTATGCGTTATATATTATCTGCAAATGCTTGTCGCTGCAATCAAAAGAATCATTAGCTATTATATGTATGTCTAAATCACTTTCTTCAGTGTAATTATAATTTGCATTTGAGCCTAAAATATATATGTCGTCAATTTCAAGTTTAACTCCATCTTCCATTAGTTGATTTTTAAATTCATCAACAATTTCATATATTTTTTCTTCCACATCTTCTAATAAATTATTATCTTGGTCCCAAATTTTCGGATTTAATGTTTTATGTATCTCAAGTTTCTCTTCAAAAGCATCTTCTCGTAATATACCGCTTGTATAGTAACCTTTTAAAGCTTTTTCTATTTTCGCTGTATTCAAATCTTTTGCAGCTTCAAACAACCTATATGAAGGTTTTAATCCACCAATAAATGCCCATTTATCGAAATTAAATTTATTACGTACGCTCATATTAAATCTCACATTCATTTAGGTGATTAGCTAGCAAATCACAATAAATTATTTCACCAGCATATTTTGAATACTTCTCAACGTTTTCTTTAGAAAACCAATCACACCAATCTTTATATGAATTAAATTTTTTACCTGTATGTAATGATAATGGAATTATTACACATATTTCAATAAATGGCTGTAACGCGTAAATCAAATCATCAAGATTATTTGCTTTAATTATATTATTATCGCTGTATAAATCTTTAGCTGTTAAGATTCCGTTGTTATCTCTGGTTACTTCGAAACCTATAGTATCAAAAACTTCATATAACATCTTAGTGTAGTTTTTAGGGTTTAGATTTTCGCCCATACCACCACCAGATGCTTCACCTGATCCAGCAGATGCTCCAGTTGATATCAAACCGCTATCTGATGTAGAATTTATAATAGATGATGTCCCATCAGGGTTACCCATTGCTGAATCAAAGAAGGAATGTTCTTTTTCTATATTACCAATAAAATGGAAACCCATTCCCATAGCACCTTTTTTATTTGATTTAGCATGCTTTTTCTGAAGATCTCGTAATTGATTCTGCAAACTACCTTCTTGATCTTTTCTTTTTTTCTTAGTCTCAACTAATTCTTTTTCTTCATTATCAAGTTCTTCAGCATATTTTTTAGTTAATTGTTTCCAGAAATCGTCTTCTAAGTTGGTTACAGTTACTTTTTTTGAATTAAACATACTGGTACTTTCTTCATCTAAGATTAAGCCTTTATCAGCAGTATCATCTTGATCATTGATGTCTTCATCATCACTAAATAAAGATTTATTTTTTACTATTGTTGAAAAAGATTCATCATCATCTTCTGTATCATCACCATATTTGCATTCCATATCAATCTCATTGTAACCACTAACTGTTTCAGAATTAATTACAGGACTATTGTTATCAGCAGCATTCATAATAGTTACTGGTTTATTTGATGGGTGCTTTTTAATATTAATATCTAAATCATCTTCATCATTAAAATTAATTATTATACCAGTTTTAACTGGAGACCTATTATCCTCAATATTTTCGGATATACTTCCAAAAGATGTATCATCATCTTCTTCATGACCAGAAAATGACATATCTATTTGATTAATATTTTCAAGATTTTTCTCGTTCATCTTATTTCTCCTTCTTGGTTTTAGGTGCTCCACCTATAATATAACCTTCTTCTAATAATTTAGCAAATAAGTCGTTATCTTCTTTATGAATGTATCTAGTTTTATTTTCGCCTGGTTTATGCAAAGCTATTCTGCCTTTATTGGCTGCGCTTACTTTTTGTATTGTTTCTTGGGAGCGAATATACTTTTTCGTCATTCCTTTATAATACCCTATTTCTAACCATCTTTGAAGGTCTTTTTCGTAAATAGATTTATTATTAATACCATCTGTAATCCTAATACGACCTTTATGCGCTAAACCGTTTTTTAACCTTGCCTCTTCTGATCTATGAGTCCCTTTAAGTTTTGTACCTTTATACCAACCATTATTAATGTAATTATTTAACTCTGATTCACTGATAAATTTCTGTTCTAAAGTATCTTTATTAGTCACTGCAATTTTTCCTAATCGATTAGCGCTTATAGCAGCACACCACTTTTCATCATGAATTTTTTTACCTTTATTATTAGTATTACCTAATTTTGATAATCTTATCTTTTCCCGCACTTCGGGTCTTTTAGCTGGATTTAAATCACCAACTAATTTTCCTTTTGTTATGCTTGAGTGATATGCGAACTGTTCTTCTTTTAATGCTTGATACGAATCTAAATTTTCTATAAATTGATCTATATTTTCTTGATTCATTTTTTTATTAAATCCAATTATATGTTGAATTGCACTTATGCTGCTATATCGTAAATAATCATCTTTTGTGCACATTGCTATATAATAATGAGCTAATGCATGATCTCTATGTGAAAGATTTATTACACCACTTTTTGAATTATCTACTTTTATACCTAGTTTTTTACAAAAAGATTTTGGAATAATATGATGACTAGCGGTTTTAAATTTTATTTTTTCGGTATCTCTATTTGTTTCTAACAAATAAACGTATTTTTGAAAAAATTCGTTATTTTCAAATATGTTAAGCTTTAATAATTTAGATTGAATATCCATAATAAAATCTCCTCTTCTATATAATTTAGCAGAGGAGTTTTGATAGTATTTGGGTAAAAATGTGTACGGTTAATCCAAAGGAAAAAACATTGAAGAATTAAGGCGCAATATTTCTCTTAATTCTTTAATCTCTTCATTTCCTTCAGCAAGCATTGTTTCACCATCTTGCATCCATAAAGCGTTACTTTGTGTAAATCTTGTTCTGATTCTTCCTAATATTCTTTTTGTGTAAGCTAGAGATAATCTTTTAGCTATATCTAACCAATACTCATCTGTAATTTGTTCAATTTTTTTTATTGCTGGTATAAATTCAATTGTTATGTTATCTGGATTTTCATATGTGCTATTAATATATAATTTTCTACCTATTTTGTCTTCTTTAAAAGCTAAATCTGTGCTTATATTATTTCTAATTTGCTGTAAAGTTGAGTATGACATATAATTAAGAAGATAATTTTCTAGATTATGGTTCATTCCTCCACTTGAAAAAGCTAACCATTGCTGTGCATACATAGGATCTATATTGCTCGCTTGATTGCCTATAGCATTTCCAGTAAAACCTCTGATTCGATATAATTTAACAATAGAAACAGGTTCAAGCTTATATGGATTATGATCAGAATCAATTAATGTATCGAAACTGATACAATTTGAAAATGGAACTGTAACAAATATAGATTGATCATAATATCTACATATTTCAGTTATTGTTGCATCTATAATACTTCCTATATTATCATCTGAAAGTTCAAGCTCTAATATATTTCCACCTAAATCTAATTTGATAAAATTTATACAATCTTCTTTGGTCATTATCATAATTATTCCTCCTTGCCAGTTAAATCAATAACTTCTGCTTTTCCCAGTAAGTGGCTTCCATATTCATCGTAAACTGTTTTGGTTGCGCATCTTGGTGCAGCTATAACTATTTTTTCAAAAGTATTTGCTAATATTGAATATATATTATACCCTAATATTTTGGCATCATATATTATCTCTTCAACTGGAATATTTTCAATTGATGCTATTTTATCAACAAAAAACCATGAATCAATTTTTTCACCATCTAAATCTTCTAGATAAACATAATTTTTAATATAATCATCTATCTTTTTAGCTGGTTCTTTTTCTTCATGTAGCATTTCACTTGTACTTGCTAACTCTAAATTATCTTTATTAACTATCTGAATAACTGGTTTATTATCATCAAATAAAATTTTAACTACATAATATACTGTTTCTTCAGATATCTTATCGTTATCAAAATCAGCTAAAATTATACCTTCTTTATTATTCCAAATATCATCTGTATTAGATAATATAACTCTATCATTTTTTTTAAATGCCATAATGTTCTCCTATTTATCAATATATCTAATTATCTAAATAATTTAGCAATTATTTTAAAGATATTAAAAGCAGATTGAAAAATCAATCTGCTTAATAATAAATATATCTGTTACTTTTTTAATACAAAGTATAATACAATTTTTTTTATCAGAATAATCATACTATAAGATTTTTTTAGCGAAAAAACATAATTTTATCGAGTTTTACCTCGAAGAGTAAAACTCCTAATAACCTTTCGTTATTTTTAAATATATCAATATATTTATACAATTTTTTTTATCAAAATAATCTTCATCTGTTATTGAAAATATTATAAGCAACAGCTAATCTTTGTTTTTGATTAGGAAATTCTTTGATTGTTCTTTCATTAGAAACAAATCTAGAAACAAATTCTTGTTCTGTCTCATCTTTTTTCGGTTTAATTAAAGCTTCAGCTAATTCAGGGTCACTTAAAATCTGTTCAACTTTATCTTCACCTATATCAAGAAGTTGTAATCTTCGTTTATTCATCATACTAGCTACTTTTTGTAAAACACCTATATTTATAGTAGCATCATCAACAACAACATTTAGAATTTCAATAATGTCATCTTTTAATTCATCTTCATAATTAACTGCTAAAGTAGCTATTACAGATTTAGCATCAGATATAAAATCCCAAGACTTTTGAATTAAAATATTTATAGTTTCTTCAGAAGCTATTTTAACTGTTTCTTCATCTATCTCTGGTGCGTCTTCTACTTGTTGATTTTGTTCAGTATTCGGTATTGGTGTAACTTTTGTTTGGTCTTCATTTATTAGTTTAAGCATATTTAAAACCTCAATTATTTCTTATTTATATCATTTACAAACTTTATTGTTTGATCGATATAAGCACTTAATTCATCAATAAATGTTGATATATCTAAATTAGCAGCATCGCAACCAGCTTTGATTGAAGCAATAACCATTTCTTTCTTTTCAACACCATTTTTACCACTTCTTTCAGCTTCTTTCATAGCAGCATCAGCCATAGACATCACTAATGCCCAAATTTCATTTTTATTTTTTTCTTTCAATACTTTGATGAAGTTTTTTATAGCAAAGAAAGCACCTATACCAGTTCCAACAAGTCCAATTAACCCAGTAATTAAAGCTATTAGACTCTCAAATGTTGTAATCCATTCCATTTCATATTCTCCTTGTTCGATTTGATTTTATATGTCATATAATTTAGCACATTTATAATAAAACCATTATAGTGTGTTATTAATTATCATTTTCTTGATCTATTTTCCGCTTCTTACAAATATTTTTTCAAAGCTGCAGGCAAAACTGGATAATCTTCATATGAAGTCAGTTCTGTTATTGTATCAGGGAAGTCTAACATCTCTTGATACCAAGTCATAACATCTTGATCATCTGTTTCCCTGCCTCTTAGTACTGCACGTTCCCAAATATCAAATGCTTTGAATTGTTGTTCTCTTAATATTCTAAAATAAATGAACCTTCTTTCAAGCAATTCTTCCTTAGTTATTTTGTTTTGTAAATATAAATTCTTAAGCAACATAATCTACCTCGCATAAACTACAACATAATTTTTTGATGCACCACTAATGCTCCATTCAATGCTAATGGAGTTGGTGTTACAATTAATAATAGAAGAACCCACATGTCCTGGTAAAGTCATTCCATTTACTAAACTAACAGGTCCATACACAACCTCTGTCATATCTGAATATTTTCCAGTTGATAAGTCGGTGTAAATTACCATATATTCACTAACGTTTTCTGGAGAAAATGATAGTCCACCATCATTACGCGGAGCGCTACCAAGATATGTCCATTGTTTTATATCTGATATAAAAGCTACTTCTCCAGACTTACCTGCAGGAAAGAGTATACTGTCGTTTAATGGAGTTGTTATTTCCACATCTGAGCCAGTACTAGTTATAGCTACACCATTTATTTTAGCTGCTATGCTTCCACCTTGTTGTGCTTGAATAATATCATATTCAGCGCTCCCATCACCTAATTTATACCAAGAATTTGTTCTATTGTTATTTAATTTTTTCTGAGCCCAAATGTATTCTTCATTAGGAGCGCTAGAAGCAACATCGGTAGGAAGATGTAACGTAGCTGATGTCCCTGAAAGTGGTTTTGGCATATATATTTGAGTTTTAGTTGTAGCGCTATTATCCACTATAAACTCTACTGGATGGATAGTACCTGAAGTTGAACTTTCTATAGATATGTTTCCTAGTTTTATTTCCGAACTCTTGATAGTTATTCCTTTACTATTACCTAAATCTATTTTTGAACCAATTGGAATAGTAACTTCGCCAGTCATATTTACCAGGTTTGTACCAGTTAGTAATCCACCAACGCCAATAGTGAGATCACCATCAATATCAACATCTCCATCTATCTCTATAGGTTTTGTACCAGTTAGTAATCCACCGCTGCCAATAGTGAGATTACCATTAATATCAACATTTCCGTCAATATCAATAGTTTTATCATCTTCTGTTTTAATATTTTTATCAATTGTTATTATAACTCCTGCATTCTCAGCTGTTATAGTAGAAACTTTAAGTTGATCTGTTTGCACTGAGTCAGCTGTAATATCTCCGCTAGTTATAGAATTGCTCTGCACATTACCGGCAGATATTGTTTCTGATACAGATATGTTATCAGCGTTTATTTCCTCTGCGAGTATTGCAGTTGTCGTTAATTCTTCTCTGATAGATCTATTTGTATTTTTATTTCTTATTTCATCACTAGTTAGTTTTAATTTTTGCTCTATTATCTCTCCATTTTCATCTCTAACCTTTAAGCCATAATACTTTACTATTAACTCACCGTTATCATATTCATCATCAGGAATAGTTGCATCAAAACCTAACCCAGTAAAATTATCAGATTCATCATCTAAAGCACTTGCAGGTATTGCAGATAATGTCCACCCCACTCCAACTTTTTCTAGTTTAATGTATGCAAATAAATTATTTCCTAGTGGTATACTTGTTTTTAAACACCTAAACCAATATCCGTGAATATTAAATATTACATAATCTGAATCATCTGGGTCGGTAAACATTTGTTCTAAATTCTCATCTGATGAACTTAAGCGATTAAATTTAATCAGATTTTCTTCAGTTGTTCTCTTTGCTTCTGCATCACCATTTCTAAACGCCGATGGAAACACTTTTATATCAGTTGTTCCAATATATTCTATTGCCATTTAAATTTTCTCCTTTTGTTGTTATTCTGAAACCGGATTCATAAATTTTAGATCCCAATATATCAGTAAAGATGCCGCGACATCCGTGTCTATTCTATCAGTTCCTTCTAAATCTAATGTCGCACAGATATCCTCAGATTCATTTTTTAATTGTAATTGGGTTATCTGCTTATCAGGAATTAAAGAGCTAACTGGTACAACAAATACGTATCTAATAATGTTATTTTCTGATCCAGAACTTATCGCACTATCATTAAAATACATAATATCTTGAACAGCTGCTTTATAATAGAAACAAGGTGATTCAGGATCTCCAGTAGCATCAACGCCCATCAAATATTTAGGCATGTATTTTTTAGCATCATCGAATCTTCCACCTAAAGCTTGTGTTATGGCAGTAAAAAGTGCTATCTTTCCTTCATTGTGCTTCTTTATTTGTTTAGTTTTTTTCCCATATTTATATTGAATATAAACTTCTCCATTATAGAAAACAGCGTCATTAGTTTTTATATTTTTTTTCATTATGAATTTCCTCCATCAAACACAGTTCCAGTTATTATTGTTCCTATATGTTTATTTTTTTCTTTTTTATAATAAGAACCTGGTGAATATTCTGATTCTTCATTCAAAACAAAACCACTTCCTTCACTATAAACATAATAATCACCATAATTAGTACCCCAATTAGCGGGTTCCTCAGTTAACAACACAAACACATAACCCCCATCAGGATCAGATAATATTTGAGATGTATCTTGATTAATACTGTAAGCATGCTCTGTATCAAAATCTGGATTAACTTCTAAATACTTAGCATCAGAAGGTTCAACTTTTGTAAATTTGTATAACATTCCAGCTGGAAGAATATAATCAAATAAATCTTCTAGTAATACGGTCCCTGTTAGCTGAGCTGGGATTTTTAGATCTAAAATAAATTGATTTTCTCCTGTTGTTGGAATTGTACCAATAAAATCAACAATATTATTTATTTTTATTTTTTGACTGTTGATAAGTAATCTTATAGCTGTATTAATAGCTTCTTTTGTTCCTTTTTTCTTAATTAAGTCTGAAAACGAGCTGATTATATAAATCAAATCTCGTGTTGTATATTTATGCTTAGATTCGAAACCAAGCGTTAATGCCAGAAGCTCAATTGTTGTAGCATCAATGTCTGGGGAGTCTCGATTAAACATTACAGAATCAGCCCCTGTTTTCATATAATTAAATAATACTTCAAATAATCTACCAATATAACTAAAATCTCTTGATTGACTGTAATAAACCTCTGGAATTAATTTTTCAACTTTCATCTTGTCATTACCTCTATTTCATAGAACTTTTAGCTATTCTTATTTTATCTTTACTTGCTGAAAAATCAATCTTAGGCAAAACCCATTTGTTAGCTATATTGTTACTATCGTAAAATGCTTGTGCTGTATTTAAAGTCACTGTTTCTGATAATTCAATTTCTTTGCTTGGATCAAGATCTGCAAAAGGATAGAATTTCTCGTATTGCTCTCCAAATTCAGTTTCTAAATATGTAATAAATGTTGCCAAATCAGATTTTAAACCTAATAATGGATTTATCCCTTTTACATATTTAAGAGGACTCATAGTAAATGATTGCTCTGGTTCCAATCGATTTAAAATCCAATAAGCAGCTGTTGGTGCGGTTAATGTTAATTTTAATATATTTATTCCATTATTTAGTTCCACATCATTTCCTATAGGGTTACTATCAGAATCATAAGCTTGCAAAGTAGGTTTAGCTACCTCACCGATATCATTACCATAAATCATAACATAACAATCAACATCAGCAACATCTGCAGCATAAAACTTAGCTTCACCAGATCCATCAAAATTTGGTCCATACATGCCGTTTTCTAATACCTGTATTGCGCAATCAGTAGCTTTGCTTATTTTCAATAATGTTGGGTAAACGAAATCTTCTAAATTAGCTAAAGTAAAAACCCCTAAATTTATATTTTTTCCACCACCTTTTTGAATTAATGTATTAGCTTTTAAAACGAAACCTTGCTCTAATACACCATCATAAGTACCTGAATCTTCTGTGTCTATGGCGCTATCATCTATGGAATAATAAATCTTTTGGTTAGAAACCAATACCTGTTCTAAATTAGGCCCACAATTGATATCTAATATTGAGCGGCAACTCCAATCAGCATCAGGAACAAGAGACTTATCAGGCAGATCTTCTCTATCTGATGTATTCGCATATTGGTAAGATATCTTAGTTCCATCGTCAATAAGAGTAAAATCATTATCTGTAATAGTCAAAGAAGGAGAACCACTACCAATATATATTGTATCACCAGCAGTAAATGTTTTTATCTCATTTTCAGTTATCTCTAAATAGTTTTCACTAGTAAAAACAACGGTTTTAAATGAATCTCTAAGCGCATATAATCCTTCTAAATTAATATCATCTATATTTATATCAGCATCACATTCCCAATTCCAATTAGACATTCCAGAAGTTCGTTTTAACTTAGTTCCTGAACCAAAAGCGTAAAGAGATGTTAAGTTAGGATCTGAATAGAAGAAGTATTCGTTTTCTTTGAGAGTATAAACATCACCTTCCCATTTTATTTCATTTTTAGGTTCATTTGTTATCCAATAACATTTTTTTTGTATTACCAATTTTTCAGAATTTATTTTTTTAATCTCTATTTGTTCATCTGGGCCTAAATAATAAACAGGATATGTTTCACTATTAATCGTTGGATTTTTATCTGGTGATTTACTATTAGCGGTATGACCTGCTTCTGTGTATAAAATATTTTTAGAATTAATTATTTTCCCTGATGTTATAAAATCATAAGTCCATTTATTATCCTTGAAATAATATAAAAGTAATGTTTCTCCTGATTTAAGTAAATAATCTGTATTTGCTGGGATGTCTGTTCCAGAGTTTAATTCTAAATAATATAAAACACCAGCAGCATAGATATTTTCTGATATGATATTAGGCGCTATAAATTGAACAACTTCATTATCTTTAAGAGTATAAGAATTTCCTCCATCTATTGTATCAATATTACATTCAGTCGTTATTCTCTTCACACCAGTTATTTTTTCAACCTCTTCATAAGAATAATCAGGGGTAAAATCATTATCATATTCAAATAAAGGTACTCTTCCACCTAACACATTCTTAGCAACAATTTTTTTAAATTCATCACTGTCGGTACTAGAATCTATATAAATATCATGCTCATCACCGTCTTTTGTGATTATTTTAGGAGTTTGCTCTGGTTCTTGTAAACTAACAGCTTTTATTCTTGCATCTGCGTTTTTCATAACATCTATTAATTTTTCAAAAGGAATTTCATAACCGAAGTTTAATTTTCGAGCGTTGAATTCCTTAGCTAAAGCACTATACACATTAGCTATAATATCTGATTGTTCTAATATGTTAACTTTTGCTGTAGTACTTATAGTTGCAGTTAGATCATAACAAAGTTGAATAGAAACTATATCTTCATTAGCTAACGTCTTATATGTATGTGATAAATTTTTATATAAGTTTGTATTTGTTTCAATTTGTGCTGTAATAGCATTTATTTTATTTTGCGGTAAAAGCTTAAATGAATTATTATAACCATCTGTGTTTGAATTTATAGCCGAAAAGGTTGTATTTGTAATTGGCCTAAATGGATAAATAGTTAAGTCAAAAGGTGTTATAGCAGCTTTTGGGATTGACTCAACAATTGAACCAGCTGCAACATCATACGTCACAACATCGCAAGCATAATTTATATCAGTTCTTCTATCAGCTACTTGAACATTTGATACTAAAGGTGTACCTGTTGTTTGGTTAAGCATATTATAGATAACATTAGCATAATCTCTGCAAGTAACTAATGTATCAAAAGTACCAATGATTTTTTTAAAACCTAGGTAAGATTGATCTAAAGTTTCTGGGTTAGATCCTGATACTGCAGCAGATAAATTAGTCACTCTAATATCAGCATTATCTATTCCATCATCAATAACTTGCCCATCTTGAATTACTGTTCTTTTTTTAATATTTATTAATTCTTTAGCTGCAACATTTCCAATTTCACCTTGTGTAACAACATAATCAACAGTTAAACCATCGCCTATAATATCTGATACCCACTCTGGGAATTCAATATAAGGAAGATTTCTTTTTGAATCAAAACCAAACTTATAACAAGGAGACCCATAAATTTGAGTATTTAGATTATCAACTTTTTCCCATAAAGAGCTTCCATATAAAGAGTTTGATATAATAACACCATTTTCAGCAACCATAACCTCTGGAAAATAAAGTCTATTATTAGATGTAAGATTTTCAAGTTGTATCAAATTATTGCCTAAAACCGATAGGTGTTGAATTTTTCCCTGAATAACTGATATTTCACCTGAAGTGTTTGTAGTTTTTGATATTTCTGCATTCTCCATTGTTACATAAGCTATTTTAGATGAAGATTCAATTACTGAATACCTAGGAATTACGATATTTGAAATCAATTCCTCCGGTTTCTTGTAGCTACATACAACAGTTGTTTGTGCAGCTACATAGTAATGCATATGATATCCCAGAGATTCAGTTAATTCTCGCATCGATTCTTCTTGCGTACAACTAGAAATAAACATCTCTAATATATTCTTATCAATATTATAATTTACTTTATCTGCTACAAACGCAGCTAATTTAAGCAGAACGACAAATGGGTCGGTTTCAACAGCAGTTGTTGGTGAAAATCTATTACTTATTTTTTCCGCGTATGTTAATAATTCCTCATAAATAGCTGCAAAATCTTTATTTGTATAAGATTTATTAGATATTTCTAATTCTCTTTCGGTGAATGCCATATTTATTCACTCCCTTCTATTTTAAATAAAACCAGAGAGAACATATTCGTAATAAATGTTTCTTGATTTTTATATATAATATTTGCTACAAGTTTACTTCCATCAATAAATATTTTTATATCTCTTCTTTCAATATAAATTTGTGGGCAATAATCTACTATTTTTGTGTATATTTCATCAATTAAGATATCTCTTAATATAACATTATTCTGTTCAAAAAAATATCTTTTCAGGTGTATCCCAAAATCTGGATCACCAAAAAATTCGCCGCATTCAGAACTTACAAGTAAGCGAATGCTTTGTTTTGTGGCTTCATCTCCATATTTAACAGAAGTAGAATTACCATTAAATATTTTAGGAAAACTTATAGTGTTCATTAATTTTCTCCTTTTAAGTCATTTAAAATATCATTAAATTTAGCACAAATACTGATATTTTTATTTTACATAAATAATTCTGAGGTAAACATGCATTATATGCTCGATAACCGAGCGTAGTCATAATTACTGCTAAAGGCAGCAAACTCATAAGCTCACCCCAGTTATTTTTGTTATTTAATCAAGGTATATAACCATGAAGTATTTATCTTGTAATCATCGTTAACTTTATACGGTAATTTTCCTTCAATTGGGTCATAAAACGACATTATATCTTTTCTAAATCCCATATGTAGTGTTTCACTAGATAAACTTATTAAATTTCCTTGCGCATCAACCAAACCAAATTTAATTTTTAATGAACCTGTAAAATCTCTTCCACTGTTCCTTTTACCACTTCCATAGAATAAAGTAAAATCATCTGTTTCTTGATCGTAAGAGATTAGAGGTAACCAGTCAATGCGATAATCAATACGTATAAAGCCATCATCTATATGTTGCTGTGTTATTTCCCATTCTGTTTTAATTAAACCGTTATTAGGCATCCATACTGGGACATCAGGATTAATCGCTCCATCTAAACCTTGGTTTTTATTTGCAATATATCCATAACCAAAAGATGCAACACCTATATTTAAATTATTTGGATCTGATGGATGCTGATATCCTTTCTTGGATTGTCTACGTCTAGTTGTTCGGTATAAAAAAATTCTTGATCCAATATCTGAAGCAGTAAAATTATTCAAACATATGTAAATATTATCAATGTCTTTTTTGATAGTGATCACTTTATTAATTTTATTTTCAAGATATGTGACTTTTTCTTGCAACATTTCATTTTGCTGGATTGTTGATTGTATATCATTAAAAGATATATCACCAATAAAAGTATTTTTAGATAATTCTGTATGTCCAGTTACAGATAATCCTTTTAATTTGAGTTTTCCATTACTCTTATTATCTAAACCTTGATATATTTTCCCTAAAATTATCGGCAAAGATTTATTATTATTTAAAAATCCTACATAAACAACATCACCTATAGCATAGGAATCATATAAGCCAGGAATAGTTGAACAGTTAGCTACATATGTGTAATTACTTTTATTATCATCTCCAGGTATTTGAAATATATTCAATTCGACTTTATATGCGTTCCCAACGAAATTTCCTTTATTTATTCCTATTTCTCTTATTATGCCTGCTGTGATCATATGTTTCTCCTATAATTTTAATTTATTCATCGCCTATTCTTTGTAGGTTTAATGTAGTTTTGTAACCATCACCGTCTATTCTATCTACTTGTTTTGTTATAATATATAGTCCTGAATGTATATGTCTTTTTCCGAATAGTATTATATTTACTCTAACATATGTCATTAGTATAGCTGGTCGTAATAATCCCCTAATAGTTAAACTAGCTTTTATTGGAAATTGTGTTATCTTATTCCACCAGGTCATGTCATCATTTCTTGTTTCATATAACGGGTTGTTACTAGAAATAACTGGTGCGTAAATTTCCTCATATTCTCCATTTGCATTTATTCTTGAAACATATTCTTGAGGGTGTAATTCTTTTTGATAATTATAGAGAATTGAGTAATTTTCATCTTGCTCCACTGCAAAATTAAACACATAATTTGATCCTGGGTAGCCTATATCTAGCTGATATGCCTCAGGATGTAATATTTTATTATCAACTAAAACGATTTTAAAATATGATCCTCCAAAAACCCCAGTTGTATCATCAACTATAGTCAAGACATAAAAAGCACCATTTGATACACCTCTATTAACATCTGGGGTCATAAGAGATACTAATTCATTTAAATAATCCAATACTGAGATATTATCATACTGTCTTATTGATACTTCCATATCTGTATTAGGAATTAATCCAGCGTTTGCAACTAATGTTAAATTTCGCATACCAGGGAATAAGTCTTGGAGACCATACTTTTCATTATCTTTTAATATATCCCAAATACGCATACTTGGTTGTACTGTTTCAGCTGGAAAAGGATATCCTCCGCTTAGTCCTAAAGAAGCTTGACTAACAGCTGTTATAGTATACTCTATAATAGCGCCATCTAAAAATCTTGAAGTTGTTTTTGTGATAATTCCTACTTCATTTCTATATATGAAATTAGGCATAGAAGCATCACCATAGGTAAATTCTATCTTACGTGTTCCAGATACGCTTGAAAGGACTTTTTCAAAATAATTTGGGTCATTAAATTGGTTTATAACATAGACTAATGATAACACGTAAGTATTAACTTTTCCATTTACTTTTGTCACCTCTAATGACTTGACATAGTTTGGATATTGTTGAAACCCTGTTTTTTCATCTTTTTTATATACCCCAAAGCTATACTCACCAATATTCACTTGAACAACTGGAACCTGAACATATACCGGAGCTGTTATTAAACTTTGCGACATATTATTATTCCCTATATTCCATAGAAGTGAGAGATGGAATTTTCAATGTTGTGTGATAATCACTTAATTTAATAAATGGATCTCTGATATCATTAAAATCAGCTATAATCCAAAAATAATCAGGTCTTCCATAATATTTATTAGCTAATATATCTAGCGTATCTTCTTGTTTAACAGTAACTTTAACATATTGAATATTTTTTGATAAATGCCCTGTCAAACCATACATATATTTTTTATCTAAACTGTGATAATAAAAAGGAAAAGAAGCATATCTAGATATATGTTCATATGATATTTTAGATTTGTTTTTTAGTACATCCATAATTAAATCTCCTTCTAACCTTAATTATTTATAGCTTTAATCTTTTTTTCTATGTCTGAGGTAATACCTCGCAGACTTCCTAATTTTCCTACTGAATCTGCATCATATGGTTGAATTTCAGAAACAGTGAAAGATATTGTTGCTTGTGCATATTTATTGTTAACTAGTATTGGCAAATCATAAACAACACTGACACCGCCCTGTACAATACCTTTTATAAATACTGTATCACCAAATCTTACAGCAACCATCGGTGGATTAACTAATTTATCACTTGCTTTATATCTTGGTAAAGCTATTGACTGTAATTTTTTAATTAATAAATCAACATAATCATCGTTATTTATTCGAGTTTCAATATCACCATCTGCTGTATTATATTTGATTCTAGCAGCTCCAGTGTTAAAATTATTCATCATATCTCTATGTAGCTTCAATGTTATCTGTATTGATCTAGGCCCTGAGTTATTATATGAGTATACTGGGGCGGTTCTAGATAAAGCATTTTGGCTGCTGAAGTTTGAGTCTAGTTGATCTTGTAACGTATCAGGGTATTGAGGTAAGATGAAATACTCATCTGTGTGGTATAAATATATATAACACTCTGGTAATTTGTAATTCATTATTTATCTTCTCCCATTCTAAAATCAAACTGTACCTGGTCAAACTCTAGATTAGCTATCAGATATTTTTCAATATCTTTATCTACATAACCTAAGAAATCATATTTAATTAAACCATGAGATATAGCTATATATTTAATAATTTCAACATCATGGTTGTTCCAGATACCATATTTTCTGTTATTGCTTTGTAATTTCTCTAGCATTTTTTTCCCCACAAGAAAATTATCTAAAATAATTTGTATTCTTTTAATATCATATGGCTCGCTTAGTTCGTATATAACGTTCCCTGTTAAATATTCAACAATACGGTCAGCTAGCAAATAATTACCTCTTGTGTTTTCTGTTGATAGAAGTTGTGCAGCTATTTTAATATCTACATTATCAATTTCACCAATAATTAAAGGATTTAAATTTAAATATTTATCATAATATTTACCTTCAAGAACAACTATCGAGTTATTAAAATCTCTAGGTACCTTTAATAATAGAAATAAATCATTAGAAACTTCAGTATCTATTTCACCAACTTCATAGTGAAATAAATTATTTATCTTGATTTTTCTATATGTTTTTTTACTCAACGTTAAACCACTATCTTTTTCATCATATAAACACAATTCGATATTCTTTGTGTTGTGTATTGAGATAGAATACGTTGGTACTAATGAGATTGGAATTTTATAGCTTATAAAACCATTACTATTTGATTCAAAATTAATATCAAAATCTCCTATATTGAATTTTATATCATAATCTAAGAATCTTTCATCAAAACAGTTATACATAGACATAAGATTTATCTTTTTAAAATCACGCATAAATCTTAGATATTTTCCTAAATATTCATGAGTATACCTATCATAAATTAAATTTTCTATTTTTAGATTATCTGTTATATTAAGATACGGGTAATCATAAATATAATCAAAACATTTCTTACTTGAACCATTTGCGTTTTTATAATAGATATTATTGTTTTTGATGTAGTATGAATTAGGCATAAGATTATCATCACCAACTCGACATAAAGGGAGATTAAAATCTTTTAATATTTGTTTTATTTGTCCTACAAATATAGATGTATTATTTAATGAAATCATTTAATTTCTCCTTAAGCTCGTCTATTTACTTGAGTAAGACCTTCAATTAAAGTGCTACTTACTCCTAAGCTTGATGGTATTTTTCTATTTATTTCTGCTATATTTTCAACTATTGATTTAAAATCATCGATAAAGTTTATTTTATCTAAATACTCTGTAACAGGTGAAGCTGAAGAGACTGTTGTTACGCTTGTTAAATTGCTAGAAATCAAAGTGTTTTCAGAGCTAAATAATGGCATAACCGCTGTTTTATCGAAGATTTTACTTCCAAAATTAACAGAAGCTGTGCTATTTATAGCTGGAATAACCTTTTCTAGAATATTAGTATTTAAGGTAGTTAAAGCAGTTATAATATTAGTTGATTCAGTACTTATTTTATTTAACAGTTCGTATTTATTTGTTGCAGCAGCTGTTAGAGCTACAGCAGTTCCTTTTAGGTCTACATCCTCTGCTAAATATTTTAATATTTTTAATGTTGGGTTATTTTCTTCTTGGCTAGATATTTCTTTTTGTAATTCTTTATCAGATTTACTTTTTTGTTGTGCTATTGTTGCTTCATGGTAGGAATCAGAATCTTCTTGACCGATATATGTTATCTGTGATGTCCCTGAACCACTTGTTCTCGCAGCACCTAAGTTTAATCCAGGTCCGAAAGTTTTGAAATTACCACTTCCTGCACTTATCTGTAATTTATCTAAAAGAACTTCTCCAGAACCAATAGATCTCATTCCATTTACTATGTTACCAATATTACCTAACATATTAACACCAACTAAACCAAGTTTCATTAAGTTTTCAACTGTTGTGTTAAGGTCAATTCCAGTTCCTAAAGCAGTGATAAATGGTATATTAATTCCACCAGTAACTCCTTGAATTAAATCAGTTATCTTCCACATAGCAAATGAAACAGGATTTGCAGCTATACTCATACCTGTTTGATATGTTAAATTGCTAAATAAGTTTTCTAATATATTTGCAATACCCATTCTAGATGGTAATTGATTAAATTGATTTCTCAAGCTTGTATACATTCCTGTATAAGATAATAGATCATCATTTATAGCTCTTATATCTGATTGCTGCATTTTTGCAACAGCAACTAAATCACTTATTGAAACACCGAAAACTTTAGCTAATTCAGCTTTTGTTACATTGGTACCTGTATCAGCTAATGTTTGCAGATAACCAACCATCGACATTAACAATTTATTTGTTGTTGCTGCATCTAACCCCTCATTGAGAACTTCACCAATGTTTATACCAATAGCGCTTGCAGACATCGTAAGTAATTTTCCTATGTCATCTGTTAATACATCAACGTCTCCAGCACCTAATCTACCTAAAGCTGTTGCTATACTTTGTGCTGTTTGGTCACTTAAACCGATTCCAGTTAAAGTTCCTAACCATTTTTGAACAACATATTCAAACTCAAGAGAAGCTCCAACTCCGCTAGCTCTACCTAAAACAGCGCTTGCTTCTAATAAACTGCTTGCAACATTATCAAATGTGCTTTGTAAATATTCTGTATTTTCAACATAGACATTTAAAAATCTAGTTAAATAACTCTCCATCCCTAAACGAGCTGCTGTGCTATCATTTCGTTGTATACGAATTATTCTATTTAAAGACTCTGAGGTTGCATCAAATGTTGTTGATATGCCGTCCTTTATGGTAGCAAAGAATGCTCTTTGAGCTACATTAGTAACAATACCTTGATTAACTAAATCATTCAAGTTAGAATATAAATTAGACGCAGAAATTAGGGGAGAAAAAGCTACTTCATCTAATGTATCAACTAGTTCACCAAAAGTTGTTCTTCCTTGTAATCTAGCGTTTATCGATGTTTGATATTTAGCATAATCAGAAATAGTTCTATTAATAACATTCAAACCTTCTGTTATCGCTTTTCCAACAGATTTAAGTGAGTTTATCATAGCTTTTTCTGCAGATCTTTGAGCAGCATTTCCTAAAGCTATTTCATCTGTTAATGGTTGAAAAAGCTGTTCTTTAAGAGCATCTCCAAATTCGTATCCTGCACCTTCTTGTTGCAACTTTTCTTTTCTTGCTTGCAACTCACCTTCTTTTTTAAGCTTAGCTAGTTCTTTTTCAACTTTTTTAGCTTCGCTATTTTGACCTTTACTCTTAAATACAGCAACCTCTTTTTCTTTCTTTAGTATATCTAACTGTTTTTTACGTTTATCTTCTTCTGTTTTGCTGAGATTTTTTAAATTCTGGATCTCCGCTTCTAACTTATCTTTTAAATTTTCATCTTGCAGTCTTTGCTCATATTTCGCTACCTGCTCAGCTGTTTCAAAACGGTTTTGCAATATAGCTTCCATTACTTGTTTTTGTATATATTCTTGCTGTATGCGTTCTTGATCTTCTAACTTCGCTAGAGCATCACTACGTAATTTTAAAAAGTCAGCAGCTTCTTTTTTAGCTACTTCTTCTAATTTTTTGCTATATACTTCAAGAAGCTTTTGTATTTCTTCATATTCTTTGTTATTATTTGCCATAATTTATCCTCTTCTTATATAATTATAATAGGTAGTTTTTTCTAATTTTTCTTATTAGCTAAGCTTTCTTGTCTAGCTTTATCTAACATAGCTGCCCTCTGTTCCGCTTCTTTTATCAAAAATCTGATTATGTAATTACGTTCCGTCGGTGATATCTGTAAGACATCATTATAAGGGGTATTTAAATTTTTGCTTATTATGCAGCATTCATCAATTATTTCTTTATATCTAATAGGACCATATGGCTTACCATCTTCAGTCAGTTGTTGGTCCAAAAAATTCAGATGTGATGCGAAAGGGAGTTCTCATTTCTGCACCACAATTAGCACATTTAATTGTAATTTCATTGTCAACACCAACAGCATTAGATAATTTAGTTGCTTGATTTAATATATAATTAGCGTCCCTACTTGGGAGATTTTTTATAAACTCTTCAACTGAAATTGGATCTAATATTTGACCATCAACCTTTTCTACTAGAGAGACTAATGTATATAAAACACTATAATCGATATTTTGCTTTGTTTTCTTTTTCATTTCAGCACTTAAATATGCGATTTGATCTAAATCATGTGGTGTTTGAAACCTTAAAAGAACCTGTCTATTAGTTTTAGGTAAAGTAATCATTTTTTGTTTTATTATATCTGGTGTATACTCATTTACAGCTAAAGAGTCAAGATTAGCTATCGATTCAGTAACAGCATCACAATGGTTACATTTAATCAGCATTTTATATTCTGGTCCATATGTAACAACTCTTAACTTATGTAGTAAAAATTGATAATCACCAAGAGCCATATTATAAACATGAATTGAAGGCTTTTCTTGCATACATGCTTCAATTATATCGCTCATAACCTTATATGGTGTATCAGTTGGGCTTAATCTTTTCATTTCCTCTAAAGTAGTCATACTTCTTAAAGTTACTCGAGGATTAACCTCTTTGTCGTATATTAATCCTTTCGATGGTAAAGTAAAACTTTCAAATATAGTTGCATTATTCATTTATTTATTTTCCTTTCGTATTTTTAATTTTAAATCATATAAAATTTCTAAACCATATGCTTTCGCAACAGTATGCTCAATGCGACATCCGCGAGCATTTTCCCAACCCTTGATAAAATAAACAGCATCACATAAAGACATATATTCTAACGATTTTGCTAAATATGCTACTGATTCTTGTTTTGTGGCAGAGGTGATAACATTTTCATCAACAAACGAATCAACAAATTCATACCCCATGTTTATTAGCTTTGAAATTGTTTTTTCTCTTTCATTTTTTATTTCAGTTTCAGTTTTATTGGCCATTGGCTGACTTATCATGACTTTTTTAACCATTATTTATTTTCCTTTTCTTTCTCATTCTTATAATATAAAAATATTATCTTTCGCAATAAATCTGATATAGACATAAATGCATCATCAGCTTCCATTTTCAGTTGATCATACATCATGTGTGAAACTTGCGTACCAACAACTTTCTTAGGTTTTCCTTTTTCTTTTTCTTGAATTTTAATTTCCATATTAGTATCCTTTCATGCTATAATAGATTATGTTTTCATTTAATTTAGCAATTTTTTATTATGGTTTGTTTTTAAAGTCTTTAAAGATTTTTTACATAAAAAAAATTTAGATTGCTCTAAATTTTTTATTTCAATTATTCTTGTGTTCTTACAACTGTTTCTTCAGGAATAGCTCTATCATAAATGATTGTCACATCAACAGTTCTCTTATCATTTGAATCATGTGTGAAAGATCCTTCTGATAATGCTCTAACCCAACAATTTTTCAATGTCCAGGTTCTAATAATTCTAGAATAATCTGGAGTATATTCTACTAACTGGCAATCAAATTTATAATTTACAGCTAAGTTAACAACATCTTTTGCAACATCATATGCTAATGCTTGCCAAGCTAATAAAATAGCTTTTGTTTTAGCTCCAACATAATCATTACATTTGATTGAGTATTCATTGAAAGTTGGTGTTCCAGCAAATTTCATTGTTGAATTACCTCTTTTGATTTCAATAACACCTAAATCAAAATGTGGCACACTTGCTTCAGAAACAGATAATTTGATAACATCTTGGATTCCGGTTAACATTGTTGTATCATCTGGTAAAGTGACCCCTGCTTGAACTAATGTGTTTATTCTGCTATTAACCACAAACTCGAACGCATTATTTCTTGATGGTTCGTATAATGCTGGATTATCACTTAAATGGTATGTTCCATAATTCATATATTAATCTCCTCCTCTTTCTCTACTCGCTAACAACTGTATTTGCATCAGTCATTATTACAGCAAGTTCAATATCTTCAACAGCTTCAATCGGTTGGATAATTATTTCAGCTTGCATTTTAGCTCTAGCGGTAGTCTTAAGTTTATTTATTGAATAACCTAATGCACCATTTCCGTGCGTAATTCTATCAAGTGTTGGTTCTATATATGATTTGTAATTAACCCATAATATATCTGAATTTTGTTCAAATGTGAACCTATTAGCAGCTTCAAAAGCAACCTTCTTAACTAATGATACCATATTTCTTACATTTATGAATGATGTGGCTGTTAATTCACCCTCATTCTTTTTTAATGTTCTATTTCCATAAATTACAAAACCTGCTGGTCTAATGTATGCTATTGCATTAACACCTCTTCCAACATTATCACTTGAATCATCTGCTCTGTTTTGTAATGCATTAACCTCTGCTGTTGAAAATTTATGTTTTACCCTAGTTAATTCTGGAATAACGCCTCTTTCAAATCCGGCAACTGCAAACCATTCTGGATTGTTTCTAATTGATCTAGCATAAGCAAATAGATAACCAAAAGGAGCAGGAAGTAAGACTTCAGTTTCTGGATCACTTGTGAAATCTGAATCTGCTGTATAGAAGAATGGTGTGAAAGCAGCAGCGTAACCTCCTATATCAATATTGTCTTTAGTTAGATCTGAATCTTGCAATAAAGCTAAAATATTTGTTACCTCATAACTAAAAACAACTTCTCCGTCTGTGTAAGTTTCATTAAAACCAACAAGAGCTGTGCAATCACCTCGATTTTTAGCACATTCAACCATCTTTTCGTCTATATCGTCTGCTGAAGATCCCTCAAAAGCACCAGTAGTTAAAAATCTAATGTCATAATTATTCTTATCTTCTAAAGCTTCCCAATCATTTGCAGTCAAAGCATCTGTAAAACCCTGAACTAAAACTGGAAGACCTAATCTAATTAAATGCTTAGCTAACTTATAGCCTAAGTTAAGCTCATATTCTAGAACAGCTGCATCTTCTAATAACTTATCCTCAAAATTATCTTCTAATTCTTTTAATGTTTTACATAATATAGGTTCCGTCTTTTCTTTTGTTTCTATAGGAACAAAAACCGTATTAGAAGCAATAATTTCACCTACACTGCCAGTTCTATCAATTTCTGTTATTAAATTTCTTGGCATATTTATATTTTCTCCTTTTTATATATTATAATAAATATTTTCATTTAATTTAGCTCGATTTTTCTCTTAAAGCTACATAATCTAATCATTTTATTCAACCTCTGTTATCTTACCAAAATATTGGTTGATTCAAGACTAACAAATTCTTTAGTTGGTATACTAAATAAATAAGCATCTGTAATAAACACTTTCAAAGTAAATCTAACAAATTGATCTGCAAATAAATGTTCTCTTATATCACTATTATCTGTTATACTGCTTTCTAATGATATATTTGATTCGTGTCGGACTCTTAAATCATTATAAGGTAATTCAACAATAAGTTTAGGATAGTTAATAAGATTAAATACAAAATTTCTTATATATTCATCTGCTTCTGCCATTCCTTTTGTATATATATCTATTTGATAACCTATTTGAATTGGAATAACATTAATAGGAATAGACATATCAGGATTTTTAGTGCTATCTAGTTGATCAAAGTTTGCATCAAGTCTGTTTAAATCAAGCTTATTTGGAAAAAATCCATCAAATGTTTTTGGCTGTTTCTGTGGCGCTAATATTTCAACGTCTCTATTTCTAGCTATAGAGATTAATGGTAGGGTAAGCACCTTATCTTTTTTGAGGTCTGCTGTTAATTCAAAAAGACGTGTCGCTTCATCTGGTTTTAGTATTTTTAAATTGGGGTCTTTTACCCAGTTAGCTATTTTATTACTTATAGCTTCATCATAAAATCTTATTCCCATTTTTGCTCTCCTCTCATCAAGTAATACATATAAATAATTCTTATATTTGTACTTATATAAGAGATTATATTATCAAATAAATTACATCCTCTAAAGCTTAAATCACCATCATTAATATAATTAATTATTTGCTCTAACATTACGCCTTCTTTTAATGCGATTTGATTAAAACTAACAATATATTGACCATTAACCTCAGACACATTTATATTTTTTGGATGCAATGCTTTTTTAAAAGTGTTTTTATCAATCTTATACTTTTCATTTACTTTATTTAGAATTGAATTGTACTCTTTTTTTCTTAATTCATCTGAAATTAACCTAACATATATTTTTGGAATATATTTCTTACCAAAATTTTTTCCTAATGTTTTATTGAAAGATAATGTTTTCATTTTTCTGCTAATAATTGTTTCATTAATTTTTTGATTTTTATATTTTTAGGATCATCTAATTCTCGCTTTAGCTTCTCTATTTCTCTAGCTGCATTACTACCTTTGATCTCTGTAAACATTCCTTTGAGCTTTTCTAAAGCAGCATCATCTATACCAATTAATTGATCACTTTCTTCTGCATCATCATCTAACTCATTATAATTAGCATTAGATCTTCCTTTTATAGCTGAAAATATTTTATTTATTTCATCAACTGGTCTTAATTTATTGTTGTTGAATATCATAAAATCAGCTAATCCACCAGCATCTTTAATATCTCCTTTTGCTGGAATATCTATATTTTTCTGGTTAATATTAGTTAATGCAGTATCTAACATTTCTTTTTTTATAGAGGAATTTTTTATCGCGTTATATTTATTATAAATATCAGAACTTGTTACTGTATCTAAATCACTTCTCATAAATACCGCGTTATAAATCAATGAAGAATCATCAATAGAGTTTAAATTTTTTATTATTTTCTTTTTAGCTAGCAAATAAATTAAATTTTTTAACTCTTCACCAATATTTGATCCAGAAGCATCTTTATTTTTAAGATAATATTTAACAAAAATATTGAATAATGGAGCTTTCTTTACGTCGAAACTCTTAACAGCATCTATACTTTTGAATAATTCAGCAGCTTCTTCTTCAGATAATTTTAATTTAGGATTTGTTTGTCTATAAAAATAAAGCGCTACTAAACTTGCACCTTTTTTAGCATCACCCTTTATCTGCTCTAAAGCTTTATCAAAAGTGTCTGTTACCGGGTCGCCTAAAGCTTCATTTAAATTTTCACCGATAATATTAAGGATTTCATCACCTAAATTATCTTTTAGCTTTGTTTCAAAATCAGATCCTTTTTTTATTTGATCATCTGATGAGCCTGTTGTTTTTAATATTTTCTCATCATCTAATTTAATATCGATATTTAGTTTTTTATTTAAGAATTTGATAAAAGTATTTAAACTACAATTTATTTTGGTTATACCAAAATTAGTTACATAATTAACCACTTTGATGCGATATTGCCTATTAGCTATTTTTACTGCTTCATCTAATTCATAACCTGCACCTAAAATAAATTTTCCATTAACCTCAAATTCAAGTAAATTATCTAAAGCTTTAGAAGACACCTTTAAATTAGTTGCTCCAATTGCTTCTAAACTATCTTTTAATTTATCTCCACATGGTTTGATTAAATTTTTAATATCAGATATTTTTGAACTAGCTTTAATATCTCTCTTATCCTTAATGCCTTTGATAATATTTTTTATGCTATTGAATATATTGGGTGCAAATTCATTTAATACGTTTTCTTTTAATTGGTTGATTTCGTCTTTATCAGCACCTGGAATATTTTTTACAGCAGCAGGACAAATAGCAGTTTCCCAACTTTCCATAAATTGGTCTGCAGAAATAATAAGATCTTCATTTCCCAAAGACTCTCCAGATGCATCAAAAATATTTATTTTAAAATTATCTTCTTGCTTTTCTACACGTATTTTAACTAAATATCCAAACTTTGGTTTAATATAAAATCCTTTATCTTTTTCATCGTGAAATATATAATTTTTGCTCTCAACTATTGATTTTATTTCTTTATGTGCTGCATCTAATGTTTGTAAAAATAAACCCCTTGCAGCATCAGCCTCGTATAGATTTTGTACAAACTTTAATTTCATCTAATATCTCCTTCTATTATCAATTGTTATTATCTAATCATATAATTTAGCAAATACTTTAATTGTATATAAATATATATATATTAAAATATTGGTAAAGGAAATTATAGGTAAGATGGAAGAAAACAAAAAAGAGAAATTTTCGTACTCAAAATTAGATACATATAACTCATGTGGGTGGAAATATAAATTAAAATATATCGATAAAAATTTTGTTGATTCAGATCTAATAGCCGCTGATTTTGGTACTTTAGTTCATTATATTGAAGAGACTATAGCAAATGATATAATCGCAAATAATCATGAACCACATTTTATGCTCGATGATCAAAAATATATTGATTTATTTATTAATGTTGATATCGCTAACGAAAAAGAAACAATCTTAGGAATAAAAAAAATAAAAGAAAAATACCCAAAAGATTTCTATGTAGAAGACAAAAGCGGAATGGATTATGCTGAAAAAGCTAACCATTATTTAAACTTTGGTATATATCGTTTAAGAGATTATTTAGCTGAAAATAGACATATGCAAATTATTGCTATTGAACAGCCTTTTGAAATAGAATATAATGGGTTTTTATTTCATGGGTTTATTGATAGAGTATTTAGAAATACATTGACCGGAGAAATAATTGTTGAAGATATTAAAACATGGTGGACAATTGATAAACATGAGCTAACAACACCATTGCAATTTGTTTTATACACAAAGGCAGCTCAAGAAATATATAAAACAGAAAATATTAGATGTTTCTATGACTTACCTTTAGCAAAAAACAGATACCAAGCTGGAACTAAAGGTTTTATAAAAAGAGGTTTTAAAAAAATTGATGCGTTATTAGAATCAATTGGCGCTGATATTTTCATCCCAAAACCAAGTCCATTATGTGCATGGTGTCCATACTCACCAACAAATCCAAATCATATTGAAAAAGAAGAAGCTTTATGTCCATATCATTCTAATTATACTAAAAAACGAAGAGATTTTTCAGTTAATTATATTTGGGCAGATATTGAAAACCATGCAGTAATTCAAGAAGATTTTTTGAATAAGCGCAGAGCAATACTTCAACCGATTATGGTTGAAAATACCAATTTAAGAGATGAGAACAGTAGTAGACGTATATTTTTAGGTCGAAGAGAATAAAAAGGATAGATAAAATCTAACCTTTTTTTTATTGTATATTATTATATATAATTAAAGTACAGCAAATTATAAATTTAGGTAAGGAGATAAAAAAAAATTATGAAATATTTAATTTATGGAGACGTGCATTTTTGTGAATATTCATCTATAATTAGAAGTGAAGGAAAAAAATATTCCACCAGATTAGAAAATTTGATTAAATCAGTAAGTTGGGCAGAAAATTTAGCTCTTGAATATGATTGTGATGAAATAATCTGCTTAGGTGATTTTTTTAATGCTCCTGATTTAAACAGTCGAGAAATAACCGCTTTGCAAGAAATAGTTTGGGCACCTATCCCGCATACATTCCTAGTAGGCAACCACGACGCCTCAAATAAATCATTAAAATATAATAGCATAATGGCACTTAAAAATAATGGTTTTAAAATTATATCCGAACCAGCGCTAACGACCATATCAGATATAAACGGGTTAAAACAATTGCTATTTTTACCATATATAACAGAAAATACAGATATTAGCTTGAAAGATTATCCAGTGAATAATAAGTATCCATGTATTGTTTTATCTCATAATGATATAAAAGGAATTCAATATGGAATTGTAGAATCTAAACATGGATTTGATGTAAACGAGATTGATGAATCAGGCTATTTATTTTTAAACGGACACATTCATAATAGTTCACAGTTTGGTAAAAAGGCTTTTAATTTAGGAGTTTTAACAGGTCAGAATTTTAAAGAAGATGCTTTTAGATATACACACCAACTTGCTATTTTAGATACAGTTGATAATACATTAGATTTCATTGAAAATCCTTACGCATTTAACTTTTACAATATAGCTGTTAACACGGTATCAGATTTAATTCAACTAAGAGAGATCAAAGATAACGCAGTTTTATCAATAAAATGCAATGAGGACTTAAAAGATATGCTAATGAAATATTTGTCAGAAACAGATAGCAAAATCGTAGCAAAAAGAGTTATGATTACGAGAAATATAAAAGGCGTATCAAACAACAACCTAGAAGATCTACAAAATTACGCCACAAATTATTTGGTGGAGTTTAGCTTGTTCTGCAAAAACATTATTGGTACTAGTGAAATATTAGATTATGAATTATCGGAGGTGTGTAAATAATGTTTATAAAATTTCAAAAAGTCGTTATGCATAATTTTCTTTCTTATGGACATTCAGAGATTGATTTAACCGATAAACGTTATTGTTTAGTTAGCGGAATAAATAATGATAAAAAAGATAATGCATCTTCTAATGGAGCAGGGAAATCAAGCTGGGGATCTGCAATTTGCTGGGCACTAACAGGTGAAACAATTCAGGGAATAAGCTCTGGAATAAAAAATATTCATGTACAAGAAGATTTATGTTATGTTGAGCTCCATTTCTCTGTGGATAATAATGAGTATAAGATAACAAGGTATAAAAATCCAAAATCAAACTTAAAAATTATTGTCAATGATCAAGATGTTTCTGGAAAAGGTATAAGAGAATCTGAAGAAATACTTAATAACTATATACCTGATTTAACTAGTCAATTACTAGGTTCGATAATTATTTTAGGTCAAGGGCTTCCTCATAAATTTTCAAATAATACACCTAGTGGTAGAAAAGGTGTTTTAGAGAAATTATCTAAATCTGACTTCATGATTGAGGATTTAAAAGAGAGGATAAGTGAAAGATCTACCATATTGAATAAAAATCTAAGAGATGTTGAAGATAAAATACTAACAACACAATCAAATAAAACTCTCTTAGAAAAGCAAATCATAGAGCAAGAAGATATAATAAAAAAATTAAGTGAGCCTCGAGACTTTGATTTAGAAATTTTAAATGTATCGAATAAAATAGAAGATATAATGAACAAACAAAAAAATTTTAAAACTAAATTAGCTGAATTTGAAGCAGATAATAACACAAAAAATAATTTATTAGCTGAAAAAAATAAAGAGCGTTTACATGCATTATCTTTAGAAAATGCGGAATTTGATAGATTAAAATCAACATATTTTGAAAAAAGATCTAATCTAATGTCATCTATCTCATCTTTAACCTTGAAAATATCTGATTTAAAATCAATAAAAGATACCTGCCCAACATGTGGTCAAAACATTCCAAATGTTGTTAAACCAACAACTGATAAAGAAGAGCAAGAATTAAAGGAAATTACAGGTGAATTAGAAAAACTCAATAACACATATACTTCTTTTGAAAAAACACATCAAGCTGAACTACAACGTCTAGATCAGCTGTTTAATGTAGAAACTGCAGAAATTTTATCTGATTTAAAAAATATAAAACAACAGATGGATTTAATAAAAGCTCAAGATGATCAATATTATAAGCAATTAGTTAATTTTAACACAGAAGTTAATAAAATTAAATTAGAAAAAGAACAATTTATAAACAACATGAAAAACGCAGAAAAAATATTGTATAATTTAAAATCCACAGTTGAAAAATTAGAGTCAGAAATATTGTATAATAATAGTGAAAAAGAAACCCTTTCTAAACATATCTCAGTTGTAAATCAAATGTCAACTCTAATAAAGAGAGACTTTAGAGGTTATCTTTTAAGCAATGTAATTTCATATATTGAATCAAAAGTAAAAGAATATTCTCTCGAAATCTTCGGCACAGATTCCTTAACAGTAACGTTAGAAGGAAATAATATAAATATAAGCTACTGCAATAAGCCATTTGAGAATTTAAGCGGTGGAGAGCGTCAGCGTGTTGATTTAATTCTTCAGTTCGCAATTAGAGATATGATGAGACAATATTTAAATTTCTCTTCAAATATTCTTTTATTAGATGAGATTTTTGATTCATTAGATGTAATAGCTGTTGACGCTGTATTAAGATGTATTTGTAATAAATTAGCAGATGTTGAAAGTTTATTTATTATTTCACATCACGCTAGAGAATTAGAAATACCATATGATTCAGAGTTGATTATTACAAAAGATGAAAATGGCATAAGCAATATTAATTGGAGATGATAAGGAGAAGAACATATGGGGGTAATGTATAATAAGCCCGCACACTTAAAATATACTGACTTAGCTATATATATTGACGCAAACTCAAGAAAAATTCTCAATGAAGGTGAATATCCTGAGGTGGAAGTAACTATTTATGAGTACTTATACCACATTTTATATGCTTTAGCATTTAAATCTGCGTATTTCAGACATTTTCATGATTATGATTCATTTGCCTGTTATGCTGCTGGTGAGATATATATGGCAATGCGAAATAAGCTAATAAATGAAGGGAAAGAGGTTAGGGGTAAGAAAATTGTTCCTATTAAATCATCATTAAACTTTATAAAAGCAACAATATTTCCACTAAAAATAAATTACCAAAATGAAAATTTCTCAACTGTTGTTGACCCTGCGCTGCACCCAAATACTCCAGCATTACAGGTAGATTTTACAGAATCTGTCCAGCAACAGTATCGACCACCGCTTTTAGAAGCGTATAAAGAAACAGCTAACTTGATACCTGATATTGTTAAAAAAGTTATTAATAATACACCATTTAGAAATGATAAGTTATTTTGTAAAAAGCTTTATATATCAATAACTTTAACATTATTAAATGATATAACTATTCCTAGAAAACTGCACAAAAGATTAATGAAAAAAGTTCAGAAATTATCAAAAATAAAAGGAACAAAACATTTAATTGACACATATGTGAACAACCTTGAACCAGCTATTTTATGGCATATTGATGATAGTTTTCAAAATTATGTTCGATTGTTAACTACAAAGGTTAAAAAAATAATATCTAAAAAATTTAATTATGCTGTCCATAGTAATGATCTATCAGATGACTTAGTCGATTGTATAATGAGAAACGTATATGAAAATTATGAAGACAGAGGAGATTTCAATTAATGGCAAGAAAAAGAATAACCAAAGTAACAGAAGCGTTAAATGCATTAAATAAAGAAGATATTTATTCCTTAATGTTATTTACTTTATATAAAATGAAAGATATTCCAGATTATTTAACATTAACTGAATTATGTTATCTTTTAGACCAAGATAATTTAAATAGATTTTTAAATTACTATGGTGGAATGACGATAACTATCCCAAAACCACATGAGCTTAAATTAGTTCTACAAGCATTAAGTCTATACCAATATGTTAATATGGAAGACGGAGATTTAGAAGCTGGTCTTAAATCAATTGTTGAACACTCCTATGATATAGAAGAAGTTAAACAAATATACACAAAATTAATAGAGGTTTTAGCTGATTATGAATTTTCTATACAACTCTAAATTAGATGAAAACATTAAAACTATACAAAACGAGCTAGGTGAATATTCAAATTTAGATCGCACAGAGATATTCAATCAGGCTATTAATAAGTTATTGATGCATACTTTGAAAAAATATAATAACAAGATTGATGATTTATCTGGTTATTTGTTAAACCAAGAAGGGATGCGAGTACTAAAAGCTATAACAAAAATACAGAAACATGCTGATAAAAAAGTTATATATGAAAATATGAAAGGAAACACAGATGGCTAATATAATAAGTGATGTATCTATTTTGACAACAATCCCAGAGAAAACTATAGCTAAATTTTTTAGGAAAATGATTTTTTGTATCTGTGAAGCTGTTGCTGAAAATATGTTGAATGAAAATTCTAATAGCAATATTACAGAGCTAGATATTGGAATAGGAAAATTGTATATTAAACATGTTGGAACAGATATAAAATACCGTTTCGAACCAAGTGAATTATTAGAAAAATCTATTTTAGCCACAGTGGTTAATAAGAAGAACCACCTTGAAGAGTTTCTAGATGCAACATTGGTAAAAAAATTCACTGAAGTATATAAGGATTTATGTTAATGGAAACAAATGTTAAAGAAAATGAAACGCAAATTCTAGAAGATGAATCAGAAAAAGATGAAGAAGCAGAATTAGATGAAGCTATTGATTTTTCTTTATCTACTTTGCCTTTAGAGAATACAGAACAAAAGCTGATGGCTAAGATAATTGAAGCACCAACAAGGGCAGAGTTACAAGCGCAGCTTGAATTATTCAATATTAATCAAAGCAAAAAAAACGCTTTAAGAATTGTTAAATTAAGTCACCTTTTAGAAAAAGTTGAAGATCAGGCAATAGAGAGATTTGAAAGAAGACCAGATCAAGTATCTAACAAAGAATTATTAGAATATATGAATGTGGTATCAAATCAAATTGAAAGAGCTCAAAAATCAGTAGACTCACTAAAGGATGCTCCAGCGATAAATATTACTAATCAAACTAATGAACTTAATATTAATGTTGGACCTAAGCTTGATAGGGATAGTAAAGAAAAAGTTATGGACGTTATATCAGCATTACTAAAACAGGTTCAACAAAAAGATGTAGAAACTGTTGAGGTTGAAATTATTGAAGAAACAAAACAAAATGATGAAATCACGGATGTTGAGGGTGTTCAAGCCCAAGAAGCAATATTCGATGAATTGATTGACGAGGAGAATTAATTAAGAATGATAACAAAACATGAATTTGATGCATTTATTAAATCATTAAATAAGAAAGCTGGAGAATACACTTTAGAAGAATTATTTGACATTGGTTTAATGCATAAACAATTACCCACTGAAGATAAAAGCTGGAAAAAATTGACAGCTCGAGTAGGCTATCCTGGGCAGCCTGGTAGCTATAGAAACTTTGTTTTCCGTAGACAAAAAAGCCAGGAAATAGTTGATATCATCGCTAAAGAAGAGATTAAAAACAACCAAAAAGAAAATAATCAACCAACAAATAATGATCAATATGAGGAACTATATCGAAAACGTGTAGAAATAAGTGATATCTACAACACTTATAGAGCCGGGTTAAGAAATGAATCAAGGTTAAATACATTCAAAGAATTATTAGTTAAAAATATTCAAGAATTAAAAGATCTACCTGTTGTAAAATATGATGGAAAGTTTAGTGATGATGCCGAAGCAATTCTAATGTTAAGTGACCTGCATATCGGAGTTGATTGTGCTAATTTTTATAATACATATAACAGCGAGATAGCTAAAAAGAGATTGAGTAAACTTGCAAAAGATACTATTTCTTATTGTAAAAAATTTAATATTAAACAATTAAATGTATTAGGACTAGGTGATTTTATTCACGGTATCATCCATATAAACGCAAGAATTAATGCGCAAATGAATGTGGTTAAGCAAATTATTATAGCTTCTGAATACATAGCTGACCTGTTAAATGATCTGCAAGAAGCTGCACCTATAGTCACATATAGAAGCTGTACTGATAATCATAGTAGAGTCTCACCTAATAAAGAAGAATCTGTTGAAAATGAAAATCTAAATAAGCTAATTGATTACTACTTAGGCATTAGATTATCTAGTTCAAAAGTTAATTTTATCAGTGATAATTTAGATGATACATTAGGAAGTTTCCGCCTAAAGAATGGAAAACATGTGGTTTACGCACATGGGCATTTAGACAACATAAACAGAACATTTGAGAACTTTGTTGGAGCAACAAGACAATTTGTTGATTATATGATATTAGGTCATTATCATTGTGAGAAAGCTAAATCATTTCAAGGTGCTCGAGTGTTTGTAAATGGGTCTATCTGTGGGACAGAGGAGTATGCTTTAAGCAAACGATTATTTAGCGAACCATCGCAAACATTGTTGATTTTTAATAATGATAATTTATTAAATATTAGTATTAATTTGAATAATGTGTAAAAATAACAATCTCGCTAGCAAGGCGAGATTTTATTTTATTGTATTAATTGTATAATATTATATAGAAAAAGATACTTTAAAGAAGGAGTTCATATGGCAAAATCACATTTAATAAAATATTTTTTAGAGGTAGAATACCAATACTTAGAGATGTTAGATATTTTAAAAGAGTTGAAAGAATTAGTAAAAGAAGGTAGAATTTCACCCGAAGCTTACGCTGAAGAAGAGGTTAATGTTAGCAGATTAAAAGAAAACTATGAAAGATTAGCTTTTGTTATGTTCTTATTAAAACAACCTCAACGAAAAGGTAAAAAAATAAGTAAAGATGATTTAAGATGGTATGAAGAGCTAAAAAATCATTCCAAAGAAGCTATTATTGATGAAAATAATGATGTTTTATGTACAATCAAACAGTTGATAAAAGAAGGAAAATTAAAAAATGAAGAATGAAATCATTAAAATAGTTACAGATTTAGATAGATTCAATGAAAGAATTGATGAGATAACTGGAGAAGTTTCCTACGCAACTATTAAACATTGCGTATCAAGGTTAAAGCAAGCATTATACGATAACCCAAAAATATCTGCTTTATGTGCACCGCAGATAGGTGAAAATTTAAGATTATTTGTTGTAAGAACAGCGAGAACAGAAGATAGACGCTTTAAAGTATTCTTAAATCCTATGGTTGTAAAACCAGAAGGCATGCATTTGAGCAGGGAGATTAATGCAAGCATTCCAAATAAAGAGTTTATTATTCCTAGAAGAAATAGTGTTCATGTGGCTTTTCAACATGAAGATGGGCACGTTGATTCTGAAACATATGTTGGTGCTTATGCAGAAATTGTGCAACAGATGATTGAGATGTTAGATGGAATCACTTTATTTGATTATGGGTTAGATCTCGATGATGTTGGTGGCCCTGATGCCTTTGATAAATCTTCAGATAAACAAAAAACAGAGCTGTTAGCTTTGTATTTAGAACAATTAAAAAATATGTCTTCATCACTTAAAGAAGAGATAGAAAATTCTCCAACATTAAATATTTTGAATAAAAATATCGATTTCACTGCTGGTGTTCTAGCAGGGACAATAACACCAATTGTTGAAGATAACAAGGATTCAAAAACAAATACAGAATTTGAGCAGACTCAGGATAAGCAATTATAAAAAGACGAGGATAAAAACATGGAATTTGAATTTAATAACCAACTATCACCTCAAAATGTTATAGAAATTGAAAATATAGGCCATTTCGCATTAGAAGCAACAAGTTCATCTGGTTTTATGTATTACTATATTGTTAAAACAATTATGGGACAAACATTATTAGCAGAATGCGGACCTGTAAATTCTGATTTAAACATTATACCTTCTGGTTTCAATATACGCATTACCAAACTTCCTTATAGTGAACATAGGATCTATAAGCAAGTAGATTTATTTTTAAACGACAAGTATAAAAAAATAGTAGAAGCTAGCGAAATAGATATTTATACCGCCATAGATCAGTTTGTAGATGTACGTGAATACCTAGAAAATTTAGATGAGGATACCTTTTAATATGAAAACAACACAAACAATAAGAGATTTTTATGGGAGAATTATTGGTTATATTGAGACAGATGAGCGAACAGGAGATAAAGTAGCACGAGATTTCTATCGCAGAATTGTGGGTTATTACAGTAAAAAAGATAATACAACAAGAGATTTTTATAGAAGAATATTGGGTAAAGGAGATATATTAGCAGCTTTAATTATGGCTGAAAATAATAAGAAGTAACATATGGGAATTTTTAATAGGAAAAAACAGATAACCGTCTACGCATTAATTCACACGCAAGTAAAAAATAAATTTTTAACGATCAGTGATAACAAATATGATATTCATGAATATGCAATGGCTTTAATGCAGATTCAGCATCAAGCACATTTTGAAACATGGTGTCAAGTAAGAGCGTTAGATAAAGAAGATTTTGATAATTGGGTCACGTATTATTCATCTTGCATATCAGATGAGGAAAAAAGCAGCTTTCAGGCTATAAAGATTAAATATAACATACGAGATGTTATAGCTATAATGCGAATGTTCGGGAATTGTTTTCCAATAGGTTGCTCCTTTGATACAGAAGCTGAATATGAATACTTCAACAGCATAATTAGCGAAAATTTCTCAGATATTTTCCAACAAGTTACTGAAAAGGATAAGAAAGCAGATGTCGATAAATAGAGGAAAAAGTTTTGAAATTAAGTTTAAGAATGATTTTAAAAAATCTTTCCCCAAGGGTACTATAGATAGATTATACGACTCAGTTTCTGGTTATATGGGTGTTAGCAACATATCAGACTTTATTGGTTATAATTACCCTAATATATTCTATTTGGAATGTAAAACACATAAAGGTAATACTTTCCCCTGGTCAGCTCTCTCTCAATATGATAAATTGATTACCAAAGTGGGTATAAAAGGAGTTAGAGTTGGAGTTATTTTATGGATGATTGACCATGATATCGTGGTATATCTTCCAATATCAACAGTAGCTAAAATGAAAGCGGATGGTAAGAAATCTTTTAATGTAAAAATGTTAAAGAGTGGTGAATATAGAATTATAGTTATCCCAAGTACTAAAAAGCGTGTATTTTTAGATTCTGATTATACCTGCTTGTTGGATTTAAATGAGGGGGAGTAAAATGACTTTATATCAATTTTTAAGATTTTTTCAGTCTGGTAAAGCAATAGTTATATTCGACATAGCAGGAGTTTGTATTTGCAGCGTTGATACAAAAGAAGATATTCCCTCTGACCTATATGGGTATGATTTGTTAAATATTGATTTAGGAATAATAAATAAATTTATGAGCCAAAGAGTTTGTCAATACATAACAATTCAAAAATAATTAAAAAGAAAAGGAAAAATGAAAGATGGCAAAACCAAAATTAAATAATGCTTTAGATAATGTTGAGGTAACCTATAATGATGTCATATCTATCGCTAACGATATGCTTTCACCTTTATTTGATGCAATAAATAATTTAGTAGGTGAGATTAATTCTAATATTAATGCTCTTACTGTCGAGCAAATAAGAGATTATATGATGAGACTGCAACTAAGAGCTTATGAAATAAGTGAAACAAAAGATAAATCAGCTTTAAAAGCACAGCTTGCAGAAACTTTAAGGAAAGAAAAATACGCAATGAGGTTTAATGAAGCTCAAGGAACAGCTGGAACTAAAGATAATACTGCATTGTTAGCAGCTTCTGAAGAAATAGTTGTAGAAGCGTTGTATAATTTAGTAGCTAATTTATTGAGAACAAAATTAGACCAGCTTCATAGATTAATTGCAACACTTTCATCTATTCTTATATCTAGAATGCAAGAAGCAAAAATGTCGATGAATGGACTTGAATAGGGAGGTATTAATGACAGATAAAAAAACAGAAACTAAAATGTTTAGCGTTGCAGACTTTGCAAAAAAATTGAATAGGGAGTATAAAGATGATACCTTATTACGAAAATCAGATATTATACCTCAGTATAGAAGATTAAAAACAGGAGCTCTAGGGTTAGATTTTACTTTATATGGTGGATTTCCTTATGGAAGAATTGGTCAATTATCTGGAATGTATCATAGTGGTAAAACATTAGCATCAACATTGTGTATAGCCGCATACCAGAAAGAAAATCCACATCAAACATGTGTGTATGTTGATGCAGAACATGCTTTAGACTTACAATTCAATGTGTTGATGAATCACGTTGACCAAGATAAATTATTTATTTTTACACCTCCTGTTGGAATGTCAGGTGAACAAATACTCGGAGCTGTTTTAGAACTTCAAACAACCGTAGATGATATCGGGTTAATTGTTATAGATTCAGTTCCAGCTTTAGTAACATCAGCAAACCTAAAAAGCGATTTTGAAGATGATAAAGGAATGAGGGGTACAATTGCTAAATATATGCATAAATTTTGCCCTGAAGTTATACCATCAATTCAAGCTAAAAATAATATGATTTTATTTATAAATCAATCAAGAATTAAAGGCTATAATTCATTCAGAGGACAACAGATTCCTATTTATGGTGAATATGGCGGCGATGCATTAGGATTTTATTCTTCAGTTTCTATCAGATTTGGAACAAGAAAATTCATGAAAAATGGGGAGCTTTTAACTGGTACAAAAGGTGATGGTGCAGATGGATTCAGGTTAGTATTTAACGTAACTAAAAATAAAACAGCAGCAACAAATAGGGGCGGTGGATTTATTACCTATAATTATGAAACAGGGATAGATTTCATCGGAGACGCTTTAGCGATAGCTTTTACATATGATTTTTTAAGGCCAGCTAGCTCAAGGACATATTTTTTAAGTGACCCACTAACAGGAGAAATTTATGTTGATGAAAATGGTAAAGAGATTAGGGGATATGAAAAAGACATTAAAGAATATTTACTTAACCATGAAGATGTTTGTACCAAATTCGTTAATAATCTTCTTGAGGCTATATCAGCAAGCAATACTGTCAAATCATTGCTAAGTGAGGAAGATTTGGCTCAAATAAATGCTGAAGAAGAGATGGTAATTAAAGAAGCTAAGGCAGCTGTGTAATATGAGTAGAGTTCCTTTAGTTGTAAGAGAAAAAGATGGAGATAAGAAACCAACCAGATATTTTTCTAAAAAGCAAGAAGATACAATAGCTAAGCAATTAGGTGGAAGAAGAGTTGCAAACAGTGGAGCTACCATGTTTCAAAAAGGTGATATAATAACGGATTCCTTCTTATTGGAAGCTAAAACGAAAACAACTTCTTCTAAATCAATTTCTATTAAAAAAGAATGGTTAATTAAAAATAAGCGAGAAGCTCTATCGATGTCAAAACCTTATAATGCTTTAGTGTTTAATTTTGGCCCTGATGAAGAAAATTATTATGTTATTAATGAAGAATTATTTCAAGATTTATTAGTATATTTGGAAAATAAAGCTGAAGAATAGTTTCTTTAGCTTTTTGTTTTTTTTATCCTCTATGTGCTAAATTATATAGTGATATAGGTCACAATAGAAAAATATAAAAAAGGAGAAACAGACAAAATGGCAGAAAGAATTAATAAGCTCCATGGGATGCAAATTGAAGATAATAGAGTCCCAGATCTTATTAAAAAAATTGAAGAATTAGAAGTTAAGTTAGCTGGTTTGCCAACCCTTCCAGAAACAGCGGGAAGTTATGCGCTTACCGTTACAGAAGAAGGTGAAAAATTAGTGTATAGCTGGGAAGTTTCAGCAGCTGGCGGTGATTTAGATTTAGGAGCTGAATACTAATGGCAGCACAAGATTTTCAAGTAGGCACTATTTTACCTAAAGGTAAAGTTATAATAACATATGGTGGAGATCTAGAGAATTTAGAGTGGATAGATGTTAGTTTTATTGAGCAATCTGGTATTTATGCTTATCAAGAGGGGATAGAGTTCAACATGGGATTTCCTATGGCTTCTACACCCGCAGTCAACCCTGGTGAAAATGATGTTATTCATTATGCAGAGATTGATTTAGGTAAATTTACTGAAGCTGAGCGTACAGTAGTTCAGATTGAATATGAAAATGAATTTGGTAATTCTTTTTTAAGATGGGAACCTGGAGATAATAACCATACAATATCTTTTGATACTAATGGGGGAGACGATATTGAGGAAGTAGTGTCAGATACGTTTCCAAATGACATTTTAACACCTGTAAAACCTGGATTTGCTGTTGGGGAGCACATATATACATATGAATTTATAGGGTGGTATGATAAATATAGTAGATTAGTTAGCCCTGGAGATCCTATTATAGACGACATGACTGTTTATGCAAAATGGGAGTTAATTGAACCAGTCGGAGGACCTCAATTATTATCACCAAAAGATAATGCGAAATACACTAAAAATCTGCTTAGATTACCTAGAGGTATTTTAAGATTTTATTCTGTTTTTGATGAAACAAAAGAGGAATATTATTCTAATCATGGAACAAATATCAGTTTAAATAACTGGGATGGTTATATAGCTTTCTCTGTAAACGTTCAGGGAACGCCTGGAAATTTCACCTTTAATTATACAAGCGAGTACATGTTACCAAATGGGATGACTAGAGGAAGCGATCAACTTTCAAGCATTGAGGTATATACAGCAGCATTTTTAGAACCAATATATATAACTTCGGTGGAGAGAGATTATGATCAAGTTTACCATGGATTATTTTGGGAAGTTTTAGAAGCTGAAGAATTTACTATTGATTTCAATACAAACGGTGCTGAAATACTTTCACCTATAACAACTTCAAAAGTAACAGATGAACTACCTGTACCAACGAAAGCTGGATATACTTTTGCGGGATGGTATTTAGATAATGATTTTGAAGAAAAAGCAGAAGAAGGAATGTATTTTTTTGAAAATACAACGTTGTATGCAAAATGGACTAATCCACAAGATTTGTTTGAAGAAATAGCTGGTAGAATAAGAGAAAAAGATGGAACTGAGGCATTAATTAAAGGTTTCGATTTTCCAGACCGAATTAAAAAAATATCAACTTTTGAAAATAAACCAGGGATTATCTTATCAACTAAGGCTAGGGCCGAGGTGTGGGATAACGATGCTCAAGACTATATTGAAATGGAAGAATATTTTTCACCTAGTTGCAGCATTGAAATCTGGAACTCTGATGAGGAGGAGCCCTTTGCTTATCTAGATGGATCAGATAAAGGATATGTAACAATGGATATTCCTGAAAAAATGTATGGAGTAGAGTTACGTAGTTTGAAGTTTATTATTCAGAGCAGAAGTGTCTATAGTCTTTATATTAAAGAGTTGTTATATAGACCTATTATGATATCTATTAAGAATGGAGATGATGTTATTTATAGTAAATTACTAACACTTATTGGTAATGAACCATCTGAAGTAGGTCTTTTTGAAGAGTCCATGTTTATTTTAGATGCACTTCCAGAAATTTATATTGAACCAAATACTCAAATAAGTATCAGAGTTTTTATGCCAAAGCACGTCGGCGAATAATTTTTATATTAAAGAAAATTTTAAACAATAATAATAAAATAATTAACAGAGAGATTGAACATTAAAATTCAATCTTTTTTATTGTATAATATAATATCAAGATGAAAGGAAATTAATATAATATGAAATTTGAACACGCGTATATTGAAATGTTAAAAGGTAGAAAAATTAAAAGACCTCAATTTAAAGGTTATTGGTTTATCGATGCTATATCTGGAAAATTAATTATCCATTTAGCTAATGGTGAAGAAATAGACCAAGGTGAGCTAGATCTGACTGTTAGAAATGTTTTAGCTGAAGATTGGGAGGTTTTTGAATAATGAGTTTATTACCAGAACAAATTGAAAAAAACAAACAGTTATTTTTAGGATTGATTCGTCAGATTAAAATTGAGGGAGCTGATATTAACGGCTTGATCGAGTTCTTAACTAACAGTGATTTTTTCACAGCTCCTGCTTCTACAATCTATCATGGAAACTTCGAAGGAGGTCTTTGCTATCACAGTTTAAACGTATTTGATGCTTTATTAGAGTTAGCAGAAAAATATACACCTGGAAGATACGACAGAAATAGTTTATTAGTTGTTGGCTTATTACATGATTTATCAAAAACTAACTTCTATGAGAAATATATAATGAACAAAAAAGTATACCTACCATCAGGAACTAAGCAAGATAATCAAGGAAGATTTGACTGGTTTGCAGAAGAAGCATATAAAGTTAAAGACGCTAAAGAGCGCTTTATTGGTGGTGACCATGCTACTAATAGTATGTTTTTAATTAGCAAATATATCCCTTTAACTTATGAAGAAAGCGTAGCAGTAATTAATCACCATTTTATAACAGAAACAAATGGGTTATTAAGAGATATTACTCCAATTTATAATACATACTCATTAGCTACGTTAATACATTTAGCTGACATGATTGCTGTGTATTTGATTGAAAATAAATAGGAAAATATGTTTGTAAGTAAAATAATTGAGCAGCAGTTAAAGAAAACACAGAATGTTGATATAAGCAATTATAACCCAGAAACAAATACTTACATCATTAAAAAACGAAATGATATTAAAATAGAAGAGAACTGTATGTATTTAATTAAATTAAAAGATTCAGCTTTTTCAAACACTGTAGTTATAAATAATTGGAATAATGGGTTTTTTACATCATCAAGATATTTGAAAATTGATGTGCATACAAAAATGACAAATATGATAAAAGTGGTAGGTATTGGTTATGATATTGAAACGCAGCAAGATCTAATCGGTCGTTGGTCTGGTTGGTTATGCATTGATAATATAGAAGTTTTAGAAAAATTATAATATATGTATATATATCTTATTGTATATTAGAGTATACATACAGAAAGAAAAAGGTGGTTAACTAAATGGCAGAATCATTAGCTGTAAAATATAGACCTAAAAATTTTGAAAGTATTTTAGGTCAGAAATCAATAATTAGAATATTGCAAAGACAAATTGAATCAAATAACATTGCAAACTGTTATCTATTTTCTGGACCCTCTGGGACTGGGAAAACAACTATGTGCCGCGCTCTAGCTGATATGATAAATAACAACCAAGGTAATCCCATTGAGATAGATGCTGCGAGTAACAATGGGGTTGATGCTGTGAGGGACATTATAGAAGATGCCCGACAGCGAAGTATCGATTCAGATTACAAAATATTTATTGTAGATGAATGTCATGCAATTACTACACAAGGATGGCAAGCATTTCTTAAATGTATCGAAGAGCCTCCTAAGTACACAATTTTCATGTTTTGTACAACAAACCCAGAAAAAATTCCAGAGACAATTTTAAATAGAACTATGCGCTTTAATATCTCAAAAGTTGATACAAATCTTATCAGAGAGCGATTAATATATATTTGTGAGAAAGAAGGCTTTACAAATTATTTAGAAGCTTGCGATTATCTATCAAAATTGGGTAATGGATCTGTAAGGCAAAGTATAGCTTATTTAGAAAAATGTGCTAATTATGACCTTGATTTATCTATTGAAAATGTTTTAGAATGTTTAGGTAATTTTTCATATGATTCATTATTCGATCTAACAGGAGCTATTTTAAACTGTGATGAAGCGTTTATTTTAGATCTTATTGATTCATACTATAATGCTGGAAATGATTTAAAATTATTTGTTGAGCAGTATTTAGAATTCGTTTTAGATTTAACAAAATACTGTCTATTTAGAAATATGAGGACTTTAAAAATTCCAGTAAGTTTAGAGCCTAGATGTTTAGGATACTCAAATATTCCAAATATTTTAGACTTTTCAAATAAATTAGTAGAAAAAGTTTTAGAGATAAAAAACACAATCAAATATGATACAAATCCAAAAACAACGGTTGAAGCTATGCTGATTGTATTATGCAGAACGGAGCTATAAAAAATGATGCAGAAGAACATAAGAGAGTTAGAAACTAAAATAAAAGAAAATTATGAAAAGATAAAAGAATTTAAAGAAATATGCTTTAATTATTCACACGCAGTTTATGAATTTTTAGGAGCAATGTCTGAAGAATCAATATCAAAACTTAATCCTTTTGAGCAGATAGCCTTAAATAAATTAAAAGAAGATATTGATAGACATATATCATCAGAAAATTATAAAGAGTTTCTGAAGAGAAAATATATTGATAAGAATGTTCCTTATAATTATGTAGTTGGTCTTGCTGATATTTTTATTGAAAAATATGAAAAACGTTTTAATAAAGATATTTTAAAAGAAAACTTTCCAGAAGATGATACAGAAACTCTTAAGATAATTGAACATAAAGATATTAAGGAAGGACATTAAAAGATAAGTATGGACACTGAAAAACAACCAAGCTATATAGTAGGTAGTAGCGACTTTATAGGAACTTATATTAAAAATATAGTGATAATGGCACCTGGATTTAAACCTCGAAAATTGGATATAATAATTGATAAACTTAAGGCTTATTTTAGAGAAGAAACTAGACAATTTGCCCTTGATATGAATAACAACCCATCACCTGATGGTAGCATTGGCGCTAATTATCCGCATATGACAGAAGATACTATTAGTGACCTTGTAAGAAATGCCCCTAAAAAAATTGAGGAGATAGAAGAATTAAATCTTTCTAATTATGAATTTAATAAAGGAATAACTGTTGATGATCCTAATAGAAGTATGTTTGGATTTGTTGGTAGGGATTTTAGTCTTAAAGAAGAACATGATTTTATAGATCTAGATGCTTTAACTCAAAATGTATTTTGCGAACTGATAGACCAAGTTACTCGCAGCTATTAATATCTCTTATGAAATTACGAGTTACAGTTACAACTGGAGGAAAAGCAATCTCTGGAGAAAAAGAAATTCGAGCAAAAGATCATTTAACAGCTCAAATTAAATTCCCACATTTAATTCAAAGAAATAGAGCTAAATATACGAGAAAAATAAAGCATAAAAATAGAAAAGAAATGGAGAATGAAAATGGATAATTTATGTACAAAATGCGATTACAAACATCTCTGTAAATTTAAAGAAGATTTTATAAAAATTGAATCTAAAATAGACTTTCATTTAAAAGACTTAATAGAAGCTAATAAGCAAATATTTTTTAATATAAAACTAGAATGTCAATTTTTTAAAGAAGAGTTTCCAACGTTGGCAACTAACAAACGCCCTTTGGATTATTCCACTACTGACAGATCTTATGATCCATGTAGAGATTGCCTAAACAAACCAGATTTGACTAAAGGCCTAACTGTTGGGGATAGAGTATGTGATTGGTGTCAACATAACCCCTATAAACTTACCTGTCTTACAGCAAAATAATAACTATATAGAAAGGCAACAATATGATAGGACAAAAAAAATTATTAGATAATATTTCTAAACTTAATATTGATACTTTTCCTAGATCGACTTTATTAATTGCTGAGAAAGGTATGGGAAAACATACTCTTGTTAATTATATAAAAGATAATATTTTAAAACTGCCTTTATTAGACATAACAGAAAATCTATCAAGTGATTTTATAGATAAAATCTACAGGAATCCTAATCCATATATTTATGTTATTAATCTATCAGACATAACAGAAAAAAATCAAAACATAATGTTGAAACTAATCGAAGAGCCGTTAAATAACTCTTTTATAATTTTATTAGCTGAAAATCAACATTTTGTTTTAGACACAATTATAAGCAGGTGTGTTCTATTTGAATTTGATAATTATTCAAAAGAAGAATTAAAAACATTTGTTACAGATGCTGATAATGTTGATTTAATTTTATCTATACTTGAATCGCCTGGTAAAATATTAGAAACTAATACTCAAAATATTAAAGATATAATAGATACATGTGAAAAAATTGTGGCAAAATTAGGTCAAGCACATTACGCTAACGCATTATCTATAGCAAATAAAATAAATTTTAAAGACTCATATGATAAGTTTGATTTTGAAGTTTTTATAAGCTCACTAACAACTCAGTTATTCTCTGCTTTTTTAAAAACAAACAATCATAAAATATTAAAAATGTATGAAATATTGCGAGACCAGAAAAAATTGCTGATTGATAAGAGATTAAATAAAGAGATATTTTTTAATAACTTGATTACAAAGCTATGGAAAGCGGTGAGAGGTGTCTAAATAATGACTAACAAAGAATTAAAAGAAAAGATAAAGCAAAACACTTTAGATGATTCTGCATTAATTTTAATCTATCCAGATATTCCATTCGTTTGTAATCAATACGTCAATCAGATTTGTAAAAATAGGGGTCTAGAAAAAATAAAAATAAGTAAGCTATCAGAGATACAAGCTGATGATGAATTATTCGATACGAAGCAATCTTTTTTATACATGTATGAAGTAGATAAGCTAGAAGAAAAACTACCTGAAGACATAAAAAACATTATAGTGGTGTGTAAGCAGGCAATGAACAATGAAAATATAGAAACAGTTAAAATAAATAAATTAGAAAATTGGCAGATTGAAGATTATGTTAAAGTGCGAGTTCCTGGAATAACAGATGACCAAGCAAAATGGTTATGTTCTGTAGCTAAATACAACATATACAGACTAGAAAAAGAATGTGATAAATTAAGCATATTTAACAAAGAAGTTCAGCAGTTAGTTTTTAACCAGTTAAATCAAGAAAACGCTTATTATGATCTAAACAGCTTAACTATATTTAATTTTATAACTGCTATAGTTAATAAAGATTATCAAACAATGAATGAAGTTTTAGAAAATATCAGATGGATAGATATAGAACCCTCTGGTTGTATAACATTATTATTAAAGCAATTTAAAACATTAATTGATGTAGCATTTTCTAGTAGTTGGAATAAATCATTGTCATGTTCAGAAAAGCAATTTTATTATTTTAAACATAATATGATGGGATTATACACACAAAAACAATTAGTAGATATATATGAATTTTTAACCAGTTTAGATTATAAACTAAAATCAGGGTTTGTTCCAAATAATAGCCTTATAGATTACATTTTAGTAAACATTTTAACTCTCTAAGAACACATTAATTGATTTATTTGCTAAATTTATTGTACAATATGAAAAATAAAGATACCTACAGCAAAACAAAAATCCTACAAATAGTTGTTGCTTCTCGGGAGAGAGCGGGTATCTTGTTCTTATTTTAATTTATTCTGCAGAGTAGAGCAATGGTAGCTTACCGGGCTCATAACCCGGCGGTTGAGGGTTCGAATCCCTCCTCTGCGACCATAACATAATATTATTGGTCACCTCAGCATTGGTATTATGTTTAAATATTTATATAGGTGAAGATAGGAATTCATCTATAAATGTCACAAAAAACTAAAAGGAGAGTTATTATGGACAAATCTTTAAACAGAAAAGAAAAATCAAACACATCTTTCAGCTATTATAGTAAAGTTTTACAAAAACCATTTGACACCATCGAGGAGTTAAAAGAAGCTGAAAAAGTTTACCACTCAGAGCAAGCTAAAAAAGAAGCTGCTGCTTTAGCTAAGAAAAAAGCCGCTTCAATCGTTAACAGCGCTATTGATGCTTATGAGGAAGGAAAAGTAAAATGCAATGAGGCTATTAAACAAGCTTATAATGAATACAAAGCAAAAGTAGCTGAAACTGAAAAAGAATTAGCTGTTTTAGAAAAAGATGCTAATGAAAAACTAAACAAATGGTTGGAAGAACATCCAGGTCAAGGTTTCCATTATACTTACAAATCAGCAGATGGAAAAGTTACAAGACAATATAATTATTACAATAGAAGATATGATGTTTTTGAAGAGTTTGAAAAATTTAGCCGCCTTCTAAAGGATATTTGGTTCTAAACAGTACAATAAAATAATTTAATAAGTGTATATTTAAAAATTCTGAGGTGAATGCTGTAGCTGCAATTGATTGCAGCTATTTTTATTGTATATTACAGTCTAAATTAAATTAATATAAGAAAGGTACCTAGATATAAAATTAAAAATCACAAAGAAAACAAAAAAAAGATATTAATAAAGATTAGATAATAGCTGCTAAATTATAATGAATAACGTATCAGGTTAACTTATCCTTTCATAGCCTGATATGTTATTTTTTTTTACTTTTTTATTGTTACATTAATAAATTATTTCATTGTATATTATAATAAGGAGGATATTATTATGTTATTTAAAGATAAATATTTCTTTTTAAGTACATTTCACCAAGCAACATTTTCAATGAATATTGATGGAAAAGAATGTAAATTCTCAAATGTTGAAGCAGCATATCAAGCACAGAAAAATCCAGAGATAGCAGATAAATTCTCACAAGTAAAAGGACTAGAAGCGAAAAGGATGGATGACAAGTTAATAATAACTGTACCTAATTGGGAAAGATACAAATTATATGCGATGGCAAATGCTTTACATGCAAAATTCAGCAACAAGTTAATATTCTCACAGTTAAAAGCTATTAAAGAAGACATCATCAATGATAATTATTGGGGAGATACTTATTGGGGCGTTTATAAAGGCCGAGGAAAAAATATCCTAGGAAAAATGCTGATGAATATTCGGGATAATAATAATGATAAAGATATATTGTATAGTTATATATCAAAAGAATTGATAGGAGAAGATGATAAATGATAGATCCAAAAGACTGCTGGTTAAAAGATAATTGCAAACAGCTTCATTGTAATGATAAAAATGGGTGCTTAATCTTATATAAATTAAATTATTTATATAATGAAGCTAATGTTCCTTTGAAATTACGTAAAAATATTCCTTTAAGAACAGATGCGGATGGAACAGATTTAGAAGAATTTAAATTACTGAAAAACATTCAAGATAATATATCAGAATTTGTTGCAGACGGGGGTCAATTATATATTCATTCAAGACAAGCAGGAAATGGGAAAAGTAGTTGGGCGCTAAGACTGTTGCAGACATATTTTAATAAGATATGGTTAAGAACTGATTTAAGATGTAGAGCTTTATTTATTAACGTCCCATTATTTCTAATAAAATTAAAAGAAAATATTTCAAATAAATTAGAATATATAACACACATACAAAAAAACGTATATGATTGCGACTTAGTCATTTGGGACGATATTGGGACAAAAAGCTCCACAGTATATGAAGGTGAAAATCTATTAAGTATTATCGATTATAGGATCGGTAACGGAAAAGCTAATATTTTCACTTCAAACTTAAATGATAAGGAATTGCATGAAGCTTTAGGAGATAGATTAGCAAGTAGAATCTGTAATTCTGGGATAAATATAGAATTTCGCGGTGGCGACAAACGAGGATTAGATGTTGGAGGTGACAATTAATGATTCAAGCACAAATACTTAATTATCTATTAAACTCTAAAGATTCTTCAATAATAACTTTAAATGGACTTACAACTGATTATTTTTCAGATTATATTAGTGAATATAATTTTATTAAATCACATTTAGATAAATATAACACTATCCCTGATCCTGAAACTTTTTTAAATGTGTTTCCAGATTTTCAAACGATGATTGTTAACGAACCAACTGATTACTTATTAACTGAATTAATGCGAGATAAGAACAGGAGATTCTTAGCGGCAAATTATAATAAAGCTAGACAGTTAATAATGGACGGGAAAGTAGAAGATGCTTTAGCTATATTGAAGCAAGCAGGAGAAGAATCTGTTGAATTTGTCAGCTTAAATGCTATTGATTTAATGCATGATACTAGCAGATATGATACATATGTTGATAAAATGGCGAACTTTGATAGGTACTTCATAACAACAGGTTTCAAAGAATTAGACTCTATTATTGGTGGTTGGAATGTTAATGAAGATGTAGCAACTATTGTGGCAAGAAATGGAGTTGGAAAATCATGGATTCTATATCGATGTGCATCAGCAGCTGCTTTAGCAGGAAAAAGGGTTGGTCTATATTCAGGTGAAATGTCTGAAGATTCTGTTGGTTATAGAATTGATACCTTAATTGGACATATTAGCAATGGAGCATTAGTTCATGGTGGTGCGTCTGTTAAGAATGATTATAAGAAATTTTTAGATCGATTATCATCAGAATGCAAAGGAAATCTATTTGTTTTAACACCAAAACAAATAAAAGGAAGACCAACCGTTTCTTCGTTAAGAGCTTTTGTAGAAAAGTATAAGTTAGAAGTTTTGTTTGTCGATCAACACTCTTTATTAGATGATGAACGAGGTGGAAAAACCGATGTTGCTGTAGCGTCTAATATATCAACTGATCTTAAAATGTTACAATCAATAAAAAGAATACCTATTATATGTGTTTCTCAACAAAACAGGGACAAAACAGAGACAGGTGAGTTTGATACTAGACAGATTGCTCGTTCAGATAAGATTGGTCAAGATAGTTCTATTATCATATTTTTAGAAAGAAAAGATGATTTGATGCGACTCCATTTAGGAAAATCAAGGGAATCAGGTTCAGGGCAAGTTTTATCTTATAGAATTGATTTAAATCGAGGTATTTTTGATTATATTCCAGGTGAAAATGATGCTTTAGTAGAATCAACAGGTGAAGATATCCCAGATATGTATGATTCAGATAACTTGCAGTATACAGATGAGGATGTGTTTTAATAATTATGGAATACTTAAAAGTTCGAAACGCAAAAGTATCGACACCAATAATTAACATCATTAAAGATGTTAAGATTAATCTCACCAATGGAAAATTATCGACAATAAAACCATCAGGTCGCAATATTCGCGTATCTTGTGTTAATCCAGAGCACAAAGGTGGACATGAATCAAGAGCTTCTGCTGACGTGTATATAGGAAACTCTACTGAGAGAGTTAAGTACGGAACATATTCATGTTTTACCTGCCAATTATCTTGCTCATTTGTTCATTTTGTTGCTATGTCTTTTGAGAAATCAGATGAATGGGCAGAAAAATGGTTAATTGATAATTATTCTGATGGTATTATAGAAGAAGAACTTTTAAACTTACCTGAAATATCACTTAATAATAAAAATCAAAAAATTTATCTTGATGAATCTATCTTGAATAATTTTGAAAGTTTTCACCCTTATATGATTAAGCGTAAATTATCTAAAAGAATTATTGAACTTTTTAAAATAAAATATGATCCAGATACAAAATGTTTAGTTTTCCCAGTATATGATGAAAATAATAATTTAGTTATGTTAACTCGAAGAGGAGTTGAAGGTAAATTATTCATCATTGATAAAGAAAAAGAAAAACCATTGTACCTGTATAATTATATCAAAGAAAATAATTTTGATAGAGCGATTATAACTGAGGGTCAAATAGATGCTTTAACCGCTTATGTTTACGGTTTCCCTGCTATTGCAACCATGGGTGCCTTATCTGAACATCAAATAGATATAATAAATAAATCTAATATTAGAGTATTATATTTATTTTTTGATAATGATTATTGGGGAAAGAGGTTTAAAGATAATTTAATAGCGAGAGTAAGGAAAGATATTTTATTAATTGATGTTGATATAAGTAAAACAAATAAAAAAGATATAAATGAATTAAGCGAAAATGAGTTTTGGCAATGTATTCATGAAGCTGAGAATAGATTTTAAAATCATATATAAAAAATAAAATATTTAAATTGTATATTTATATGTATTAAAAATAAATAATACAAAAAAAATAAAATAATAAAAGGAGAAAAAATAATGGCAAGTTACACTTATGACGCTTATGCAGCACAACAAGCTGCACAAAGAAGCACAAATCCAAACGGCGGCCTAGGTCCTGAAGTACGATTTTTAAACGAATTTTTAAAAAGTGATGGAGATGTTGTGGTTGTGAGATTTCCATACCACAACATGTCAGATTTAATTTTTGAAACAACACATGCAGTATTATTCCCAGGGAAGAGATTTCCATCAAGAGTGAGATGTACTGGTGACGCAACATGTCCGTTCTGCGCAGAAAAGGTAAAACTTGATACTAGGTTTTTTGCGAAAGCATTAGCCTATGTTATCGATGAACAAACTAATGAGGTTAAGATTATTAACACTGTATGGGACAGACCTTCAGCTTTTGCAGATATCGATATTAAAAATTTAATGCAAGAATATGGAGATATTTCTAATTTCTTATTTAAGATTAAGAGAAATGGAACAGGAACAGCTACTCGTTACACAATTACCATTGTAACTAATACTACTGTATATAATCCAGCTATTTATAAAGCAGATTTTAGTGAATTAGATGTAGTTGATCCAATAAGAATTCTATCAAAAAGTCTAGAGCAATATAAAGAAGCTTTAAATCCATCTGCTCCAAAACAAGCTGTTCAACCACAACCTCAACCATATGCGCAACCTCAACCATATGCACAACCTGCGCAACAACAACCTTATATGCAAGGACATGCACATCTTCCTACAGGAGCTACAGCTATACCGCCATATGTACATGGAGAAGAATTTAATTCACAAGCACCTGCACCTCAATCTCAAACAATTCCAACAACACCATTGCAACAGCAATCAACCACTGCGGTGCAACAAGATCAAGCAAGTGATCAACGCAGACCAACGACAAGGTATAAATTCTAAATATAATTAGAAAACCTATTTAAAATAAAGAGCAGTGTTTACCTGCTCTTTTTCATATATATATAATTGTATAATAAAATAAAGGAGGTTATTTATGGGTATAGATAGCTTATGGGGCGAAGAGTTTACTGTTCCAAAAGAGAAAGAAAAAGCAAAAACCATAGCCGCTAAAATAGCAAAACCATATAATGCAAAAACTTCAATCGAAAAGCAAGTGAAAAGTAAAGTTATCCCCCTAAAGGAGAAATTGGATCTTATAGAGAAGGAAGTTCGTAATAAATTGAGTAAGCAAATGAATAATGTTCTATGTATAACAAGCAAAGAAGATTTTCACGCTTATATTGATAAATGTATTAAAAAAGGACGAGTTGCTGTTGATACAGAAACTAATAATAGTTTAGATCCCATAACATGTAAGCTAATGGGTCTTTGCTTATATACTCCAGGTGAAAAACAAGCATATATTCCGGTAAATCACAGAGATCCAGATTCTAAAGAGCGCTTAGATAATCAATTAACAGAAAAAGATATAGCTGAAGGACTTGTAAGATTGCTTGAGTCAAAAGCTTTATTTGAAACACAAAAAGGTCAGTTTGATTATCAGGTTATTTATCATACGACAGGAGTTAAAATAAGAATTGACTGGGATACTTTAATAGCTGAAAAGCTCATTGATGAAAATAAATATGTATATTCATTGAAAGAGCTGTATGTCAAACAGGTAGATCCAGAGCAAGAAAAATACAGCATCGACAGTCTTTTTGAAGGAATCGAGTACGCTGATGTCGATCCTGAAATATTTGCGCTTTATGCAGCAACAGATGCTATGATGACATCTAAACTAGCTGATATTCAAAGAGAAAAGTTATATTCAAAAGAACTTGGAAACGTTATACATCTAGCTAGAGAGATTGAAATTCCGCTTTTACCTGTTATAGGTGAAATGGAATCAGCCGGAATGGAAGTAGACCAAGAATATGGAAAACTTTTATCTGCAAAATACAATACACAATTAGAAGAAGTAGATTCTGAGATAAGCGTTGAATTAGAAAAATTAAAGCCTATGATTGATGCTTGGAGATTAACTCCAGATGCTAATTTCAGACCTATTATTGGAAGAACAAAAACAATAAACAAGATTCAATATAAATATTATAAAGGATCTAACCGTGATGGTGATGAACCTTATTGGTATGAAGCTAAAACATCTCGAAAATTATCTGATGCTGAAGCATATAATCTAAATTTAGTAGCTACAGAGCAGAAATCAAAATCTGAACAGTTAATAGATCCCATTAATTTAGGATCACCGACACAGTTAGCTATATTATTCTATGATATCTTGGGAGCACCAACAGTCAGCAAAAAATCTCCAAGAGGAACAGGTGAGATGGAGTTAATTGCTATTTCTAAAAAAATAGATAATCCTATCTGTAAATTAGTTATAAAAAGAAGAGAATTAGTAAAACTTATATCAACGTATATCGACGTTATCCCAGAATTGGCTAAAAGGTGGCCTGATGGTAGAGTTAGAACACATTTTAATCCTTATGGTGCTGCAACAGGTAGATTAAGTTCAAGTGATCCGATTAACTTCCAAAATATACCAGCGCATAATAAAGAAGTAAGGATGCTTTTCTGCTCTTCAAATAAACAGGAAGACATACCTATTACTAGTAATCAGATAATTGTTAAGAAGTTTACAGAAGTTAACACATCAGAAGGATTTGTTTTCGCTGAAGATTTAAAAACAGGCGAGTATTTAATCTTAGACAATGATGATGGAACAACTGAAGCAATTAAGATAATAGATATTAAAACAGAAGGATTATTTACAACAATAATTATTTAACTTGACCGGAATAGTCTGAACCGATAATTCTTTAAAGTTTGGATATATTAAAAGAAAATCATCAAAATATGACAAAGGAGAATTCATATAATGTATGGGTATATCTATAAAACAATCAACATGATTGATGAAAAAGTTTATATTGGAAAACATACTAATGAATATGTTCGTAAAAATAATTGTATTGATCCTAAATATTTTGGATCAGGAAAGGTTATTACTAATGCTATAGCAAAATATGGAGTAGATAAATTCAAATGTGAGATTCTTGAGTGGTGCGATTCATTAGAAAATTTAAACAACAGAGAGAAATATTGGATTAATTATTATATGACTAATTATCCTACTACATGTTACAACTTAGCTGAAGGTGGGTCGGGGGGTAACAATTTAAAATATAAAACCGAAAAAGAAAAATTAGAAATATTTGATCGCATTAGAAAATCAATAAATACTTATTATCAAACAGATGCTTTTAAAAATGCTAGAAAAGAGTTGCTCAATAAACCAGAATATCATCAGCGCTTAAGTGATGGTATGAAGGCCGCTAGAGCTAATACTAATAGCAAATATCATACAGATGAATATCGACAGAAGAAATCAGAAGCTATTAAAAAGCAATGGTCAAATACGAATAGTAAATATAATAGTCAAGAATATCGTGAGCTGCTTAAGAAAAGAAATTCTGAAAAATGGGCTGAATTGAGTACTGAAAAGCTTGAAAAATTTAAAGAAAAGAAGCGACAAGAAGCTCTTAAGCGTTGGAAGAACCCAGATCATAGAGAACTTATAAAAAAAGCAAAAGCAAAATGTATAATTATATATAACGACTCTGGTGATGAAATTATATTTGATTCTATTGGTGATTGTAACCGAACATTAAATATAGATTCTAGATATTTAATTAAAACAGGTGGTTATATTAAAACAAAAAAATATAAAGGTTGGCGGATAGATTACTATTGTCCAACAAAGATAGGAGGTGGTAAAGATGATTCTTGAAAAAAGTAATTCTAAAAAATTACGCACTAAAACTGGGTACAAGATAATTGGCTCAGATTATAGTGGTCAAGAACCGTAAGGTTGCCTAGACTTACCGCATTTTACTCGCAAGACCAGAATATGATAAAAGCTTATGAGGAAGGAAAAGACTTATACGCTGTTATTGCATCAATGTCTTTTGATAAACCCTATGAAGAATGTCTAGAATTCTACCCTGAAGGAACTGAAATTATTCATGAGGGAAAAAAAATAATTACTGGAAACAAAACACACCAAAATAAAGCAGGTAAAGAAAGAAGAAATTTCGCAAAGAGTATCTTGCTCGGCTTGCTCTACGGACGTGGAGCAGCATCTATTGCTGAACAAATTAAAAAATCAAGAGAAGAAGCACAAGAGATTATTGATAAATTCTTCGCAGCTTTTCCAGCTGTTAAAAATTGGATTGATAAAACAATTGAAGATGCTCATAAATATGGTTATGTTGAAGATATAGCAGGTAGACGCAGAAGATTACCTGATATACAATTACCGCAATATACTGTTGAATTTTTAGATAAAAAGAAAACAGGAACGCTATTTAATCCATTATTAGAATGTGATGATAAGATTGATGAAGCTTCAAATAAGTTAATTAAAAAATATCAAGAAAAATGTTCAAATATTAAATATGCTAGAGATTATGAAAATCTAAAAGCTGAAGCATTAAAAGAAAAAATAGTTATACATAATAATACTGGTTTTATTGCTCAAGCTGAACGTCAAGCGGTTAATAGCCGCGTTCAGGGTGGAGCTGCGTCATTAACTAAAACAGCTTTAATCAACATCCATAATGATCAAAAGCTAAGAGATATGGGAGCGTATCTAATAAATACAGTTCACGATGAAATCTTAATAGAAGCTCCTGATAAATATGCAAAAGAAGCTGCTGAACGCTTAACAGAGATAATGATAAATTCAGCTAAAAAATATGTTCCTAATGTTCCAATGAGTTGCGATGCATATATAACGAATTCATGGTATTTAGATGAGTTTGCTGTAACGGTTAGATCTGAATTTAAAAAATTAATTAGCGGAGATCCAGATGAAAATGTATATCCTATGGACCCAATGGACGCTTTTGAATATATGTGCAAATTAAGAAAAGAATCAACTAGAAGTCAATTATATGAATTAGTAGGTAAATTACTACCGAGAGTTCCTGAAAATGTTGATACCTCATACGTATCATTAACGGAAGATTAACAATAGTATTACGCTAAATTATATGATTAAAAAAAATCATAAAAAGGAGATTATAAAAGTATGAAAAAAGGATTAACTTTAGAGGAAGCTTTTAAGGCTTTGAGTGGTAGAGGTAAAGTTACTGAAAGCGAAAAAAAGTTGAAAGAAGAGTTTGATGATTTTCCAAAACTTATAGACTTAGCAAAAGGTGATGTTTTTACAGCGTATTTTGGAAATCATGAAAGTTGTGATTTTTCATATGATTCAAAAAAAGATACTTTAATACAGAAATATTATGACCCAGCTGATACTTTTAAATTTAAAAATATTAAAACACAAACAGATTTTGAGAAAGTTGTTAAAGATGAGTTAGGTGATGGTAAGATAACTTGGGAAAAAAAAGTAAGAGAAAGTGCTGCTACTGAAGTTAAAATTCCAGAACCTTATAATAAATATTATCAAGTAGCTGAAGTTGATGGTGGTTATAAAGTTGGTGACCAAATTGAAGGTTATGACATACGCATTCTTGCATATCTTGACGCTAAACCTGAATATGAAGATATATTAAAAGAACCATTTGCAGTATTAACTGATGATGAAGATTATCCAGTTTGTGTAATTGTAGGTAGAAGACTTTTTAATGTTTCTATTAGAGATTTACCTGAAGAATAAAATATAATTATAAATAAACAGAGTTCGAAAAATCCTCTGTATAATAAAAACCAAAAAATGATTAAATAGTATATAAAAAAAATAAATACTATCGCTTATTTTTAGGTGGTAGTATTTTTTATTTTCTTAATTGTATATTAATAGCGATATTTAGAAATGGTTAAATAAATATGATTTAGAGCTCAGCATAATTTTTTAATCATAAATCAAAAATATAAAATACGTGAAAAAACACGTAAGCGCAGTTCACGTCTGAATATCCTGCGCTTAAAAAATTAAAACTTTAAAGGAGAAAGAAAAATGAATAAAATTAAACAAGCATTAAAAAAATCATTAACCTCAACTAGAAATATAAGAACACTATCAATTTTCTTGGGGTTAGTTTCTGTCTATTGTGTTATTGTTGTTCTTTACAATATTTTCGAATATAAATTCTTTGGGTTCACAGTATTAGAAAACATAAAAGTTCTTGGTGAACCAGTAATGATTGGAATGGGCGCTGGAACGTTAATTTCATGGATATCGTTCTTAATAATGGATGTTGTCACTGAAGTTTGGGGTAAAAAAACAGCCATTAAGATATTCACATTTGCAATGATTATTAGTATCACAACATCATTCTTTGGAATGGCTATAGCAAAAATAGGTGAACCATCTTATGGAGATGCTATTGAAAATATTTTTGGGAGTCATCCTAGAGTAACGATTGCTTCAGCATTTGCATTCTGGGTAGGAAGTTATGTTAACACATTGATAATGCATGTTATGAAAACACGAGCTGAAGATAAAGGAAAAGCAAAGAACAAGAAATTATTTGCTTTTAGAGCAACAACATCGACGTTACTTGGTCAAGCTGTTGATAATGCATTATTCCAAATAATTGGATTAGCACCATTCGGAGTTGGTTTCTGGTTAGCGTCTCCATTTGGGTGGACATGGGGAATGGTAGTTGGTTCAATCATTGTTGGAACAATTTTAGAATTAGCTATTGAAGCAGTTCTAGTTCCATTCATAACTATTCCTCTATCTAACAAGTTGATCGCTAAAAAAGAAGCTGAAGAAGCAGAATTAGTTGCAGCTTAAAAATGAAAATTTTAATCACAGGTGCTAGTAACGGAATCGGTCTAGCAACAGCAAAATTATTTTTAGATCGAGGTTATGATGTAGTAGGATTAGACTTAGTTTCTAGTCCTCTACAAAACCTTAATTATGAACATTATATTTGCGATGTTTCTGAAAAAGATCAGCTACCAGACATTGATGATGTAAATATTTTATTTGTTAACGCTGGTTTTCAGAATACAGATGACGACATAAAAAACAATTTGTATTCAGCAATATATACTGTTGAAAAATATGGATTACAGAGCTCAATAAAATCTATATTATTTAACGCTTCAGTATCAGCTCACACAGGATTTGAATTTACTGAATATGTAGCAAGTAAAGCTGGTATGTTAGGTTTAATGAAAAATATAGCTGTTAAAGTTGCTAAATATGGTGCAACTTGTAATAGCTTAAGTTGTGGTGGTGTTTTAACCGATTTAAATCAACCTGTAATTGAAGATAAACAATTATGGGAAGAAATTATGCAAGTCACACCGCTAAAGAAATGGGCAACAGCTGAAGAAGTTGCTGAATGGGTTTGGATGTTTACAGTCATTAATAAATCATGCACAGGACAAGATTTAATTATCGACAATGGAGAAAAAGATCTTAATAATAACTTTAAATGGCCTAACTACGAATAAAAAATAAATTCAATAATAAATACTTCAAGAAATCAATTGTCTTGAAGTGTTTTTATTTATAACATAAATACATATGTTTATATTAAAAAGTTAAGAGAACTTAAATTTTATATGTTAAATCTTAATATTAACTTGTATTATATAATAAAGAAAGAGGTAATATAATTATGGCACAAATACTAAATCAATTGATAGAACAAATAAAAGATCCGATAGAAATAATCAGTATATCAGCATCATTTTTAGTTCTTATTTCTATGCTGGTTAAAACAACAAATTTCAAAGGAACAATATTTATGAGAATTTTCAATACTATTGGTAGTGTAATTTTTGTTTATTATGGAATTGCAAGAATTTTACCAGCGGTTATTTTAATGAATAGTTTAATTGTGATTATTAATGTTATTTATATAATTAAGGAAACTAAAGACCACAAAAAGACTGCAAAAAATATATAGATATAAAAAAAATTGTATATTATATAATAAAGGAGGATTCTAATTTATGAAAGAAAAAATAGAAGCCAGAACTTGTATTATTCCTGTTCCAAAAGAGGAATGTGAACTTAAAAAATGTAAATGCACAGAATGTGATCATAAACCAGGTTGTGATTATGGTTGGATAATAGAATTATGGGAAAATGAAAATAAAGTCATGGGTAAAGATTCTTTACTAGGCCCAGCTGACCCCCGAATGATAAAACCAGATATGAGAAAAGGTCATTTTATAACAATTACTGGAAAATATGATTTCTGTCGTTTCAATGTCTCTAGAAAAAAAGATCTTATTATTATATATGATATCTATGTTGATGAGAAGGGTAGAGGGCAAGGTTTAAGTAGAAAATTACTTCAATATTTAATGGATAAGTATGACCGTGATATATTTGCGAAATGTGTCCGAGGAACATCAGCGGAAGATTTCTGGCGCCATATCGGTAAACAATTGGATGCTAATTTAGGCAAACCAGAACCACATGACATGTATGAGCATAGAGATGGTAAACGGGATTTAGGTTGGTATCTTGTGGAAAATAAAAATAAGAAAACAACGAAAGAAGAGTTGTGGTGAAAATCATGAATCTTCTGTTTTATTAATTAATATATTGTATAATATATTACAACAAAATATACAGATAAATGGAGGTATAAAGTGTTACCAGAATTAAAACCAGAACAACAAAATTGGACAAATCCATTTAAGGATATAAAACTAACTCCGTATCGATTAATTGCAGCAGGTGGTGGACCTAGAAATGTTGTCTTTCCTGATGGCTCAATTTTAAGTGCTGGAGATGTCAAACGTGAATTGAATTATCCTGGATTATTTGCTTGGAATGCCGAGAAAAAAGAATTGTTAGAATCGGTAGAATTTCTACATAAAAATCCTGATAGTAATTGGGATTTAGTAGTTGATAGTGGAGCTTATTCTGCTTGGTCAAAAGGTAAAATGTTTGATATGGATGAGTATATTACTTTTCTAGAATCAAATAAAATTTTAGACGTGTGTTTTTGGGCTGCTGAAGCGGATGTTATTCCTGGTTCCTTTGGAGTTGACCCGACAGAAGAACAAAGATTATCTGCGCCTGAAGAATCTTGGAATAATTACCTATACATGATTAAACGAGTTTCATGGCCTAAAAAGATAGTTCCTATTTTCCACCAAGGAGAAGATTTTAAACATTTGAGAAGAATGTTAGAGTATACATTTCCTGATGGTGATCATATTCCTTATATTGGGATTTCACCTAGAAATGATGTTCATGTAAGTGAAAAAATGAAGTGGTATGAAATGGTTTGGGGAATTATCAGAGAAAGTTCAAATCCAAATGTTTTAACTCATAACTTTGGTATGACAACAATCTCTATGATGGAACAATATCCAAGCTGTAGTTCAGATTCTACATCTTGCGTAAGAAGCGCTTCGTTTGGAAATATTATGTTAGTAGTAAATGGTAAAGTTAAATCTATTTACGTAAGTGATCGACACATGGACAGTTCAGACCACATCTTAAATCAACCGCAGGCTATCAAAGAAGCAGTTGAGGAAGAATGTAAACGTATAGGACATGGATTAACTTTAAATGATTTAGTTTATAATGACCCAAAAGGGCAATACAGAGCTTTATTTAATTTATTTTCTTTATATGAATGGAGTTCAAATTTTGTATATGAAGGAACAAATCAATTTAAAGAATCATTATGGGATTAAAATGAGAAAAGAAAGGAATATAAATAAAAATGATATTAAACACAAAAGAATTTAAAAATATTTGTAGTATAATTTTAAGTGCTGTCGATGGAAGTGAATTATCAAACTTAACAGAAACACTTGAATTAAAAACAATTGGAAAAACATTAACGTTATCAACAACCAATAAAGAGTATTACGCTAAAGTTTCGTTCCCTTTAGAACACGAAGAAGATTTTCACGCAGCGGTTAACGCTAATTTATTCTTAAAACTAATTGCTGCTATCACAACAGAAACAGTTGAATTGTTAGTAAAAGGAAATGTACTACATATTAAAGCGAACGGTAATTATAAACTTCCTATTATCACTGAAAATGATAAGATGTTAGAAATTCCTGTTATTACAATCGAAAATAAAACCTTAGAAATGAATATCAATAGCTCTGTTTTAGACAGCATTGTGACTTATAATAGTAAACAATTAGCTATCGGCTCTGTTGCAAAACCAGTTCAAAAAATGTTTTATGTTGATAATAAAGGTTGTATAACTTTTACAACAGGAGCCTGCGTAAACAGTTTTGAATTAGAAAAACCATTCTCTTTATTATTAAATAGTCGCTTAGTAAATCTATTCAAATTATTTAAAAATACAGTTGTAAAATTCAGTTTAGGTTATGATCCAATCAGTGAAACAATTATCCAAACAAAAGTCTCTTTTGAGACTGATACAATAACTTTAACAGCTGTCACAGGATGTGATGATAAATTATTAAGTCAAGTTCCAGTTGATGCAATTAGGGGAAGAGCTAATAAAGCTTATGATAATGTTGTTGTTCTAAATGTTATAGCAATTACAGAAGCTATTAACCGTCTACTATTATTTAGTGCTGGATATGGAAGTAAAGAAAATCTAAAACCTTATAGCTTATTTAAATTTGTAGATGATAAAGTAACTATTTATGATACTAAAGAAGAAAACACAGAGATTTTAAATTATCAAAATGGAACAACTCTTACAAATGAATATTCAATGACTTTAGATTTAATTGAATTTAAAAAAGTTTTAGATAACTGCAATGAACAGTATATGACAATGAACTTCGGAGATGGAAAAGCTTGTGTTATAACTAGAGGTTCTATTAAAAATGTATTACCTGAAGTAGTAACGAAATCTGTATAATATTATGTAGAAAGGAATAGTTTGTTATGCTTATTGACTTATTAAACTCGTCTAATTATATAATGGTTAATATGGAAGCTATTCGCATTTTTGGATTAAACACAGCAGTATATTGTTCAGAATTATTGAATATATATAAAAAAGCTGTAACTAAAAATAAATTATATAATGAAAACTACTTTAAAATTGATAGGGACTATATTAAAAAACAGACTTCACTAGAAATTGAAGATCAACTGAAATGTGATGCTAATTTACGCAAAGTTAATATAATACAACCAGATGAAACAAATCCAGATATTATTTATTTTGATGTTGAGATTTACGCTTCTTTATTATCAAGCGAAGATGTTAAATTATTAGACAAAGTTTCAGCTAAAGTAAAAGTTGAAAACCCTAAAAACATAAAACAAGTACAGCGAGATAGAATTATTATCGCGTTAAAAGAATCTATCAGGTGTAAGACTGTCCCTGTGATGCAAAAACTTCAAGAGTGGATTGATTCTATTATGGCAGATCCTAATAAATATCTATCCAAACAGCAAGTTTCTGCTTTTAAAGACACTTTAGATGATTATTGTAATGGAGATTTACAGAAAGCTTTAGATATTATTAACATCGCTATGATACAGGGGTATATCAACTGTCAATGGGCTATTAATCTTTATGAAAGGGATAATAAACCACGCATGTCCTCTAACCCGTCTGTAGGTGCGGTACGAGTAACACAGCAGAAAAAAACAACATCATTGGGAACAGAAGAATTTTAAAATAAACATAAATATTGATTATAACTACATTTGAGCTATGAAAAGGAGATTATAGAAGATGGCTAAAAAAACAACGATAAGATGCCCTCACTGCAACGCAGAATATTTACCAGCGGAGATATATTACCCAAACGAATTTTTAGGTAAACCTTTTAACATCATTAAAGATGGTGCAGGAAATATTCTAGGGTATAATGGGGATGATATGAATACAGAAGAAACATATAGATGCGATAATTGTGATAAACCTTTTAATATAGATGCTTCGGTTACTTTCAGAACAACATCAGCTATAGATATTTTTGAGGAAGATGAGTTTGACATTCCTGAAAAATAAGGAAGGAAAAACTAATGATTAGAATAAAAGAAGACAAGTGTTTAAAACTGTCGGGGATAACATCATTATTTATATCTTTTGATTTTAATCTGAAAGTTATTGAAGTTATAAAATCAACAGATAAGTACGATTATAATAAAAAAACACATACATGGGAAGTTCCAATAACATCACTTGCTTATCTTTTAGATGAATTAACTTATATTGATGATATTGAGCTGCAGTTATATAATGAAACAGATAGTAAAGAACATTACTATCCAACATTGAATTATAAAATTCCACCTTTTAAGCACCAACTAGAAGGCATCGAATGGGGATTAAACATAAAAAAGGGGTTATTATTAGATGAGCCTGGAGCTGGAAAAACAACACAGATGATTTATTTAGCTGAAGAATTGAAAGCACAAAAAGGATTAGAACATTGTTTAATTATTTGTGGTATTAACGCTTTAAAATCAAACTGGAAAAAAGAAATAAATAAATTTTCTAGTTTATCTTGCAGAGTTTTAGGTGAAAAAGTAAATTCCAAAGGTAAAATTTCTTATTCAACAGTTAAGGAAAGGGTTCAAGAATTATTATCTCCAATAGATGCTTTTTTTGTCATCATCAATATAGAGACAATCAGATCAGATGAGGTTATCAAAGCAATAAAAAATGGTCCTAATAAGTTTGAAATGATAGTTGTTGATGAAGTACATAAGTGTTTTTCTGGTGATACATTAATAGCTACCGATAAAGGAAGTTTAAAAATAAAAGATATTGTTGAAAATAAATTAATGTGTAAAATTAAATCATATAATATCGACACTAATAAAGAAGAATATAAAGATATAGATATTTACTCATTATATAAATCTGAAAATGAAGAATCATTAATTCAATTAGAGATATTAGATGATAATAATAAGATACATATAATTAAATGTACGTTAGACCATCCAATATACACATTAAACAGAGGTTATGTAAAAGCTGAAAATTTACTAGAAACTGATGATATTTTAATCAATAATTAATTGCTAAATTAGGTGTAAAAGTACACCGAAACAACAAGGAGTTAATTATGAAAAAAATTTATAAGATAGTAAATACAGTAAATGATAAGATCTATATTGGAAAAACAATTAAAAAACTAGAAGATCGATTTAATGCTCATTTATATGAAGCTAAAAGGTATGCAAAATGCTGCTTAGAAAAGAAATCATTTGGATATAATAGCTTGTTATATCCCGCTATGATAAAATACGGATGTGAAAATTTTAAAATAGAATTAATTTCAGATTTTCCAGATGATGTTAATTTAGAAAATCTAGAAATTGAATATATAAAAAAATTTAATACGTGTGACCCAAATATTGGTTACAATATAAGCCCTGGAGGATTAGGTGGACCTTTATTTAAAGGACATATTCATTCAGATAAAGTGCGAAAACTAGCAAGCTTAAGGACTAAAGGTATACCACAATCTAAAGAATTTGTCGAAAAAAGAGTTCATAAACATAGAAAAAGATATCAAAATCTAAATACCGGAGAGATTTTCGAAGGTGCGAAAGCTGCTGAACAGGTTTATGGCGGGAGTATATATTATGCTGTAAAATATAATGGTAAGGCTAATGGTTATTTTTGGATAATGCTTGATGATAATCATTTCAATGGTTATGATGAAATCGAAAGGTCAGAAATAGTAGCAATTCGGGAACAAGACTTACATAAAAGACGAGTTGAAGCTGTAATGAAGGGGAAACAAACCCAATCAGAAGAAGCAAAAAAGAAAGCTATAGAAAAAAGAGTCTTAACCTATAAAGAGAGAGCTTCTAATAGAACAAGAGAAGAAAAACTTAGGATAGCTAGAAATATTTCTCAAAGCCTAAAAGGTAAAAAACATTCACCAGAACGAATTCAAAAATTAAAAGATTATTATAAAACAGCACCTATAGAAGAATTAGAATTAAGATGGAAACGTAATGGTGATGGTCAAAGAGGTAAAAAACGTTATGAAAATGTAGATACTGGTAAACATAAAATGTTTATTCCAGGGCAACAACCAGAAGGATGGGTGAGGGTAATATCAAAACCAAAACCTAGGGGAAAGAGAAAATTTACAAATAAAATAACAGGTGAACATAAAATGTTTTTTCCTGAAGATGTTGATACTAATTTATGGGAAAGGACTAGAAAATAATGCTTGGAAAATTAATTAAAAAAGAAAAGCTTTTCGATAAAGAGATAGTTTATAATATTGGTGTTGCTGATAATGATAATTATTTTGCAAATAACATATTAGTTCACAACTGTAAAAATAAATCTAGCCAGCAAGGTGATAATCTGCTTAAATTAACCGCTGATTACACTATAGGCTTAAGCGGTACTTTGATTTTAAATAATCCGATTGATGCCTTTGTTCCTTTAAAGTGGATTGGAGCAGAAAAATCTAATTTAACTAATTTTAAAGGAACTTATTGCGTATATGGGGGATTTGGAAACAGAGAGATAATTGGGTATAAGAACTTAGATATATTAAAAGAAGTTCTACAAAAATACTCATTAAGAAGAACAAAATCTGAATTTGCTGATTTACCTCCTAAAACAATTATTCGAGAAACTTTGGAAATGGACGCTTCTCATAAAAAGTTTTATGAAGATGTAAAAGCAGGAATTAAATCTGAGTGTGACAAAATAGAATTAAAAGCTGGAAATCTTTTATCATTAACCACGAGGTTAAGGCAAGCAACTAGCTGTCCATCTGAATTAACATCTTCTAATATAAAATCAGTTAAACTTGAACGCGCTGTTGAATTAGTAAGAGAAATTATTAGTAACGGAGATAAAGTCTTAGTGATGTCGATGTTTAAAGCTCCTATCTATGAACTCAGTAAGCTATTAGCTGAATATAAACCACTTATAGGAACTGGAGATCTTTCAGATGATGATGTATCTAAGAATAATGATTTATTTCAAGAAGATCCTAACTATAAAGTATTCTTAGGGACAGTTCAAAAAATAGGTACTGGGTTGACTTTTAATGCCGCTAATTATGCGATATTTATTGATTGTGCTTGGACAGCTGGTATGCAAGTACAATATGAAGATAGAATACACAGATTTGGAAGCACAAAACCAGTGTTTATTTATAGATTAATCTGTGAAAACACCTTTGATGAAATTGTTGAAGAGATATTAGAAACAAAAAAAGCTTTCAGTGATTTCTTGATAGATGATGTTATTGATGAATCAACAATTCAAATACTGAGAAAATATATAGAAGATTTATAAGATAACCCTAACCGCTAAATTAAGTGCATAAATCTAATATAGAAACAAGCCAAGATGGAATCATATGCTGTAATGTTTTCATCTTATATTTTTTATATTAGTAAAAAATATAATTAATTAAATAATAAGAAGGAGAAGAATAATGGAAGTGATATTATTTACAACACATTGCCCTAAATGCCGAGTGTTGACTATGAAATTAGAAGAGAAGAAAATAAAATATGAAACTAGAACAGATGTTGATGAAATGATTGAATTAGGAATAATGTCTGCACCTATGCTTAAAGTAAATGGAAAATTCTTTGATTTTTCAGCAGCCATGAATTGGATAAAGGAGCAGTAGAAAGATGTTAATTTCATTGAAACTTACTAAAGATTTTGAAAACTGTTTGGAAGATTTAAAAAAAGAATTTGGAGAAGATTTTGAGTATATAAACGGCGTACATTCAAGTCAGTTAGATTTTTCAGAATTCTTAAATAACTTTGTAGATAAAGACACTATGGCTGATGCAACTATCGACCCAAATTCTAACGCTAATCATAAAGACATCAGATCGTTTATGACTGAAAAAGCTAAATCAGAAGATAAATTATTTGGGTTAAATAAAATATTTTTAACGATCAAAAAAATGTGGGGTTTAAAAACTGCAAAACAGTGGTTAAGACAAGAATTCAGTAAAGGTTTCTACCTTAATGATTCTGCATCAGCTAGTTATTACCCATATTGCTGGTCAAATGATCTTACCAAACTAGCGACTGAGGGGTTATTTTTCTTAAAAAACTATAATAATAAAGCTCCAAAACATTTAACAACGTATTTTGATGATGTTATTGAATTTGTTTCTTTTTTAAGTAACAGACAGTCTGGAGCTGTTGGTTTACCGAATGTTTTAATTTGGGCTTATTATTTCTGGAAAAAAGATGTTGAGGATAATTATTACACTAGAGATCCACAAACTTATCTAAGACAAAATCTTCAGAAATTTATATATAGATTAAATCAACCTTTTTTAAGAATTGATCAATGTGCTTTTACCAATGTTTCTATTTTTGATAGACGTTATTTAGAAGCTTTATTTGGAGGTGTTATATTTCCAGATGGAACGTTAGTTGTAGATTGCATAGAGGGATTGATTGAAATTCAAAAGATATTTATGGAAGTTGTAAGTGATATTAGAGAAGAACAAATGTTTACGTTCCCAATCTTGACTTTTTCTTTATTATATAGCGATGGAACGTTCCAAGACGAAGAATTTGCTAAGTGGGCAAGTACACATAATATGAAATGGTCAGACAGTAACTTCTTTATCTCAGATAACGTTGGGGTATTATCAAATTGTTGTCGTTTATTATCAGATACAGCAAAAGTAAACAAATTGGGTGGCTTTGTAAACAGTATTGGTGGAACAGCTTTATCAATAGGTTCTTGCCGTGTTTCTACTATAAACTTAGTAAGAATAGCTTATGAATCTTTAAATTATGGCTCACCTAAAAAAGAACCTTCTAAAGAAAAGGCTAAAGAAAATTATCTAAACATTTTACGTGATAGAACGCTATTAAATTGTAAAGCTTTAGCTTCAATGCGCCATATTTTAAAAAGAAATATAGAAAAAGGGTTACTTCCAAACTACCAAGAAGGAGCAGTTGAATTAGATAAACAGTACTGCACGATTGGAATTTTGGGTATGTATGAGGTTATGGATATATTTGGTCTTATTAGCACTGATGAGTTTGGGAATAAATATTATACTGATGAGGCTATAGATTTTGCAAGTAATATATTTTATATTTTAAATGAGGTTAAGGATAACTTCGAATGTGATTTTACCTTTAATATAGAAGCTATACCAGCAGAAAACTGTGCAGGAGTTATTTGTTCGGCTGATAATTTAATATATGAGCAAAATAAATATTTCATATATAGTAATCAATGGATACCTTTAATGGAAAAATGTACCATCCAAGAAAAATGTAAAGTTAGTTCTATATTAGACGCTAAATGCTCTGGTGGTGCGATAGCTCATATAAATATTGAGAGTAAGTTTGCAACTGAAGAGCAGGCATGGGATATGTTAACTTATGTTGCAAGTAAAGGTGTTATTTATTCAGCTTTTACAACAAAAATAAATGTTTGTAAATATAGACACGCTTTTATTGGTTATTCTTCTTGTCCTGATTGTGGGGAACCTGTGGTTGATCAATATTCTCGCGTTGTGGGTTTTTACGTACCAGTTTCTAGCTATCAAAAAATAAGAAAAAGAGAATTTAATGTAAGAAAGTGGTATAACACGCTTAATAGACCTGAGGTAATGTAATAAATGATTTTAAAGAATATTATTGCAGAAGATTTTACTAATTATCATAAAGCCAGTATGTGGTTAATATTTCCTTATTGTGATTTTAAATGTGATAAAGAGCAAGGTATAAAAATATGTCAAAATAGTTCTTTATCGCAATCTGCTAATATAAAAATATCAGTTGATTCTATAATTGAAAAATATCTAAATAATACAATAACAAAAGCTGTAGTTTGCGGGGGTTTAGAGCCTATGGATAGTTTCAATGATTTATTTGAGTTTGTATATAAATTAAGAACTACGTATAATTGTGATGATGATATTATAATATATACCGGTTACTATAAAGAAAAAATCTTAGATAAAATAGCAGATCTAAAAAACTTTAATAATATAATAATCAAGTTTGGAAGATATATTCCGAATCAAAAACCACATTTTGATCCGATTTTGAAAATAGAGTTAGCTAGCGATAATCAGTATGCAGAAAGAATCTCTTAGATGCAAGTACTCTTCTTGTGTAAAAGAAATGAGTGATAATAATAATTGGAGGATTAATTAATGCTCCAATTTTTTATTTAATTGAAGAAAATTGTATATTATTATATATAAGTATAAAAATTAGGAGGCTTTTAATGTCGAATTATAATGCAGAAAATATAAAAATATTAGGTGATATAGATCATATAAGATTAAGGAAAGGTGTATATATTGGAGAAGCATCTGATCCTAGACAATTGTTATCTGAAATATTTGATAATGCAATTGATGAAGTACAATCAGGCCATAGCCCAAAACTGCAAGTAACCATAGACACAAAATTAAACAAATACATGGTTAGAGATTGGGGTAGAGGAATCCCGCACGGTGAGAAGGTTTTAGAAAATGGTCAGAAAAAAGAAGTGTTAGAAGTATTAATTACAAAAGCTAATAGCGGTGGGAAGTTTGATAATTCTAGTTACAATTACAGTAGTGGTTTAAATGGTTTAGGATTAACTATCACAAACGCTTTGTCTAATTATATGTCAATAACATCTTTCAGATCAAGAAAATTTGTAAGAGTTGAAGCTGGTCATTCTTCAAATGTAACGCTAACAAAAGGCGATTCTAATGAATTAGATGGAACTGTTGTTGAATTCATTCCTGATAAGACTATGTTTAAATCAGCAATTATCCCACTAGATTTTATCAGCAATAGATGTAAGATAGCTTCAGCTTTAGGGTTTCAAGCTGATTTAGTCGTTGATGGTAAAAAAATAAATATTGATAGCGATATATTTGGATTAATTACAGAAGAAGATGATAAAATTGTTTCTTATGTTGATATCCCTGAAATAAGTGCGACAAATAAGACTAAAGAATTGATGAAAGTAGCTTTAAGATACTCTTCTGATACCAAAGATCGATATTTTGGATATACGAATTTATTATCTAATTACCTAGGTGGAACGCATGTTCAGGTGCTATCAAAAACATTATGTAACTGTTGGGAAACATTTATAAATAAACATAAAAAATTAACTCCATCTGTTAACTTAAAGACATCTGATTATCTAGTTGGATTAAGAGCTGTCTGCGCAGTGTTTATAAGCACACCTGAATTTTCATCACAGACAAAAGAAAAACTAGTTGTTAATAAAAATTATTTTGATGATTTGATGGCAAGTTTTAGCAAGATGTTTTTAAAATATTTAGAATCTAATATCTTAATAGCACAACAACTGTTAAAAAGGTTTGAAGAATACAGAATAGCTCAAAATACGCTTTTATCTAGAAAAGAAATTAGCAGTTTAATTAAAATAAATGAAGATACTTCTGATAATATACGACGAAGATCTGTTGTAAGTAAATTAGTTGAATGTACATCTAAAAAAAGAGAGGGTACTGAATTATTCATTGTTGAAGGTGATAGTGCTATGGGACCTTACCTATATGTTCGAGATAAAGAAACACAAGCTATACTCCCAATCAGGGGAAAAATTTTAAACACAACATATAAGGATTTAAAAGAAATTATTAAGAATAAAGAAGTTTGTGATATAGCTAACAGTATTGGATGCGGTATTGGTGCAAACTGTGATGCTAATAAATCTAGGTATGATAAAATAATTATTTCAGCTGATGCAGATCCAGATGGTTTACAAATAAATTGTTTAGTTTTGGCGCTATTTGTAAATATGTTTCCAGATATGATTAAACAAGGAAGAGTTTATATTTCAATTCCACCTTTATATAGCTGGGGAGATAATCCTAAAAATTATGGTTGGACAAACAAAGTAGAAAATATCCCAAAAGGTGTTAAAGTGGGGAGATTTAAGGGGCTCGGAAGTATGAACCCTGACCAGCTCTATTATTATCTAGTTGACCCAAAAACAAGAAATGTGTTGCAAATTGAATATCCTTCTGATATTGAAGAATTTAATCGTATTTTAGGAACATCAGCCGGAAAAGGTAATTTATTAAGAGAGGTAGGTATTGTTATAAATGGGTAAAAAAATGAAAATGGATCTTGAACATCTTTTATTTATGCAAGCTAAGTATATAATGGAACCCAAATATGAGGCTATTGTTAATGAAGAGGAATGGTTTGAACCTGGACCTTTGTATAAATCTCTTGGTTTTGTTTCTTTAAGATATGGCAAATATGATAAGCATAAACTTGATGGAAAAAACGAAGATGGAAGTATTATTTATGGAATCTATCCAGTTAAAATATCGTTAGCTACTGCAGATGAAGTTTTATGTGATAAAAGCAAAGCAGAGGTAAGCATAAATGGCTAAAAAACACAAAGAGGAAAATATTGTTAATTTGTTTGATAGTTATGAAATAGATGAACCAATAAGAAAAAATAATAAAGAAATAAAAGAAGAACCAAAAACAAAAGATGCTCTAGAATTAGCTAGAGAAAATTATAAAGAATATGGAATATATGTTGGTTCAGGAAGAGCTTATCCACAGTTATTAGATGGTGCTAAGTCTAGCTATAAAAGAGCTATTTATGGAATGTGGAAAGATGCTCCTAGAAGAGTTGCTAAAGTAGCAGAATTAGCTGCAACAGCACTTCCCTACCACCCACATCCAACCTCAGTGGCTAATGTAATAATTCAATTAGGTGAAAATGGTAATAAATTCAAATTTATGCATACTCAAGGGAATTGGGGCGATTCTTCAAAAAAGATAGCAGCTTCTGCTGAAAGATATATTGGTGGTATGTTGTCTGATACAGCTATAATGTTACTTTGTGATAGCATTGAGTATTGTAATTTTATCACAGGTGAGATTGATAAACCAGAACCAGAGGCTTTACCAACGCTTCTACCCATATGTTTTATAAATGGACAACAAGGTATTCCATCTGGTTTGCCTAAATTAAATATACCTCCATTAGATGTGGCAAATATGTTTGATTATTATATTGATATTTTAGAACACAAAAATTTGAATTATGTCCCAAATAAACTGCCTATCCCAAATCTAAACGTTAACATATTATCAACAAAAGAAGAATGGGAAAATATATTAAAGACTGGTAATGGTAGTATTAGAATAGCTCCAATAATGAAATTTGAGGATAATATAATCACAATAACTAATCTCCCAAAATCAAAAGATGTTGAAAGCATCCGCAAGATTATCGAAAAAGAAATACTTTTAGATAAGGTTGATCTGAGAGATGAGTCTACATATGATACCAGGGTTGTCATTGAAAAAGTTTATAAGAAACAATGTGATATGAAAGAGCTTTATAATAGAATTTATAAAAAATTACAAACAACAGAAACTTACAATTTAGCTTTTTTTGATATTAATCATATATATGTTCCTTGTAGTTTTGATAAAGTTGTTAAAAGCAATCTTAAATATTTAATAGATACGCATAACAGTAGATTATCACATCAGCTAATTGATAATAACAAAAAACTAAGCGTCTTAGAAATTATTGAGCAATTAAAGAAAAAAAATAATTGGAAAGATATGTTTGACTTATCCTTTAAAGATGCTATTAATTATTTGATAAATAATTTTAATTGTGATAAAGAAATTGCAGAAGAAGTTTTCAAAAAGCCTATTTCATATTTAACAAAAGGTCACGAAAAAGAAATTGAAGAATTAAGAAATATCATAAAAAACCTGAATACTGATAAACATGATATTTATGACATGCTTCTTAAAAAATATAAAGCATTAAAACCAAAAATGTTGAAAGAAATGAACAAAAATACAACATCTTTTATTAAAATAAATAAAACATTAAAAAAATAATAGCTAAAATAAAAGTAGTATTAAATGATAGAGTTAACATATTGTAAAATTTTTTAAATAAATAGAAGATATTTAACGATATCTTCTTTTTTTATTGTATATTATATTATGAATAAGTGAGGTGAGAAGTTTGAAATTATTTGTTAAAATTTTAATAACTTCTATTTTAGCGATAGGGTTTGTAACAGGTCTTGCTTATGTCGCATATATTCGTAGCGATATTAGCTTTATCCAATGCGTTCTTTACGTGTTAATTGCGGCAGGCATAGCATTAGGTTTTTGTGGTTTGATTGCATTGATTTGTAAAATGTGGTTTGATTGGAATTAATAAGAACTTAAATAAAAGGAGGCACACAAATGGGAGAAAACAAAAATGAAATTATAGAAAAAGAAAAGAATATAACGAAAGAAAAAACAAATCTGATGAATAAAGAAAGAAAGCGTGATATTGACCAAGAAAAAGCGTTGTTATCTAAAATAGTTGATGCTTGGGAATGGTTTGTGAAATTACCAAGACAACACCCAAATGAACATGATGAGTTCGCTACCGGGATACATATATTGCAATATATAACAGGCATGAGGATATTACGAAAAGAACACCCTGAACTTTTTCCGATAAAATATTTTGAAGATGATGAAAGTAATGAAAAGGAGGAATAAAAATATGAGAAATAAAAATATAATGTTTGAATTAACTGATATAAGTATTCTATTACAATATTTATATCAAAGTGAAGATCACGAGGTAAGAATTAGAAATCCTTTTGCTTATTTAAGATATAAAATGGATGAAGAATTGAATATTTTATGGTTTAATGAAAATTTTCCTGAATTAGGTTGGGGATATGCTCAGTTATCTTTTCAAGAATTATTAGCTATTAAAAGATTTTTAGAAGAAAATGTTGAAGATATCAAATTTCCTGAACTCTTTAAAAACAAGTGGGAAGAAATAAAACAAATAACTTTAACTAATAGGATGTTAAATGATAATATTAAGGGGGTGAGTTAATATAAAAACATTATATAATTTTAAAAAATTTGTAGATGAAATTCTTGCAGATAATAGTAGAAATTATAAAATATCTGTACTTGAAAAATATAAAGATGATGAAGATATTAAATATTATTTAGATTTTATTTTCAATCCTTTTATTACTACTGGAATATCAGATAAAAAATTAAACAGATTAACTGAAACAGATTACACAACAAAGTTAAATACTATTAAAGATATTTTAGATTATTCTAAAACACATAATACAGGTAGTGATAAAGATTTATCAATAATATTTAGTAATCGAGATACTTTATTTGAAGATTTTGATCCTAAATCATTAGTTGACATTGAATATTTTAGAGATAAATTATTTGGTAATTTAAAAGTCCCTAAACAATTTTTTGAATTCACTGATGATGCAGCTGGATTTAGTGGAGGTTCTATATTATCAAGTAGATGTGATATTGAAGATAAAACAGTTAGATTAAATAAACTTAAATCGTTACTGGGTGATGCTATAGGTAATCCAGAAGTTATTAGTTATATTCAACAATATATTGATGGGTTATTAGCAGAAAAAGAAAGAAAGCAAGAACAAGATTTTCAAGATTTAGATGCATCGCTATATAATTTATTTAATAAAATTTTAATTAAAAATTTGCAACTAGGTGTTGATGTAAAAACTATAAATAAAGTAATTCCTAATTTAATACCGACATTTAATGTTATGTTAGCAAATAAATATTTTGATGATGTAAAATTCGTAGAAGGAAAAGAATTTGCTTTAACTACTAAAATTGATGGTGGACGTATTGTTGCAATTAAGAAAAATGGCGATGTTAAATTCTATACTCGCTCTGGTCAATTATACGAAGGTCTAGTTGATTTAGAAGAAGAAATGAAATTATATATGCCTGATAACATTATGTTAGATGGGGAAATTACTTTATTAAATGATTATGAAGTATTATATGATTTAAAATATAATGAACCCTGTATTGGTCATAAATTAACATCAAAAGAGCAATATAAAGAAACTATGAAAATCACTAGAAAAGATGGTGAAAAACATGGTGTTAAAATGTTAGTGTTTGATGGAATGTCTGTTGAAGATTTTGAAAATCAAACTAATAGTGTTCCATATATCAACAGAAGGGGTAAGCTTGAAGAGTTTTGGAACCATGCGGAAAACTGTGGACATAAAATGATTTACTTTGAATTACTTCCTATTCTGTATCGAGGAACCGACTCATCTGAAATCACTAAATGGCTCAACTACAGCATTGAACATGGTGAAGAAGGCGTTATGATCAACATATGTGATGCTCCTTATGAGTTTAAGCGAACTAAAAACTTATTAAAAGTTAAAAAGATGGATACATTAGATTTACGTGTCATAGATTTAGAATGCGGGACAAATGCAAATAGCGACAGACTAGGAGCTTTCATTTGTGAATATAAAGATGGTAATATTGTAAAAGTTGGAACTGGTATTTCCCAAGAGCTGCGAATTGAAATATGGAACAATAAAAAAGACTGGTTAAATACTATTATTGAAGTACAATTTTTTGAAGAGACTGAAAATGCTAACGGTGGAAAATCACTTAGATTCCCGGTATATAAAGGTAGACGATTAGATAAAAATATTCCAGATTATTAATGCATATATACATTTAACCCTTGATTCTCCAATAGAATTTTAAGTTCTCTTAACGTTTACTAAATGGTTAATAACTTAACATCTAATAAGAATTATTAGCAAGACAACTGAAATTTACAAAATTAAAAAAATAAATTGTATATTATTATATATAATTAAAAATATAAAAAATCTTAGCGATAAGGTTTTTTATTAGCTAAATTATACACATCAGGTTATTATAATATGTACCTGTAAACTATTTTATAATTAAAAGCCACACCACAGGCAACTGTGGGCCGGAAAGCCAGAGGGACTCTCAGTAGTCAGCCGTGCTGCAGAAAGAGGTAATTATGAAAAACAAAAAAGAAAAAATTAATTTAAGAAAATTTTTATTTGTACTACCCTTGCTTTTATTAGCTCTAATCACAACAGTAGTAGCTACTTTTGCTTGGTGGAATACGTTAACAGTTGAAAAAGATTTTGATGGAACAATTGGTGACTCAGTCGTATTAAAATTAACAGCTGCTGATTTCAGTGGTGTTCTGGTTCCTGAAGATGTATATGATAATGACGAAGATATTTTAAATCAAGGTTGGGTAAAAGTATGGTCAACAAACTTAAACTTTACTGTCGATAGAACAGATACAACAGGTGATTCTTTTGTATTAACTATCACACCTGTTAAAATTTTTGTTGATGGAGTTGATCGAAGTTCTTATTTTGATTTGAAAATTTTAGATGGTGAAGATGATGACCTAAGCTATGATATTAATACTGCTAAAACTTTAACGTTAAAATTAAGTTTTAGAGATATATTAGAAGAAGAACAAGAGGAGGTTAGAACAACATTCGCAGGATTCGCAGGGGAACAGTTAACTATAACAATTGAAGCAAAAATCACAGCACAACCACAACCCTAAGCTTCCCCTTTTACTAATTTATTTATCATCAATGTTACTAATATCACATAGTTCACTATTGTTGATCAATGTATTTTTAAAGAGAAAGAAGGGGATATTATGAGTAAAATCTTATCAACAATTCTTGCTGTATTTATTTTTATATCTTTTCTCTCAAGTACGGACATATACGCTTATTGGAATAATTTAGAAATAACATATACAGTTACCGCACAAATAGGTGTATGGGATTACAAAATAATCCCTGACGAATGGAATCTTAATATCTGGGAAGATGAAGATAATTTAAATCAGACAATTCCTGAAAACCAGTTATTCTCCTATAATGGTTTATTATATGTTGTAAGAGAGGGTGAGGTATATAACCCACATTGGCATGGATTACCAGGTGAACCAAATACACAATGGGCTTATGTATCCCTTGAATTAGAATGGAGACCAAATATGAATTATCGAACATTATCAGTTGTTGTCAGAGAAGGAAGATATTTTATAGCTAATCCAGCTTATAACGATAATTGGTTTGTTGGAGACCCATTAAATTCAGCGAATAAAGCATGGTCAGAATGGAGAGAAATAGAACAACTTCCAGAATCATATTTTGGCTTCTTATTAGATTATCCAATGGTAAAAGATTATCGCGCTAATATAGCTGATGTTATCTTTATAACTAATTAAACAAATTCAAATTATAAATCTTGGGAAACCAAGGTTTTTTAATTTAATTAATTGTATATTATTATGAATGAATAAATCATAAAATATAAATTTTTGGAGGTTAAAATGAGAGTATTATTATTAATGAGAGGTGCTCCTGGTTGTGGTAAAACGACATGGATTAAAAACCATAATTTAGAAGATTATACGTTATCACCAGATGAATTAAGAATTAAATGTAGTTCTCTAGAATTACAACCAACAGGTGAATTAAAAGTTTCACAAAATCAAGAAAATGAAAGTGCTGTTTGGAGTATTTTATTTAAACTTCTAGAACATAGAATGTCTCGTGGAGAGTTTACTGTTATAGACGCCACATGTTCTAAAACGAAAGATATTAAACAATATAAAGAATTAGCTGATCAATATAGATATAGAATGTATATAGTTGATTTCACAAAAGTATCTTTAGAAACATGCCTAAAACAAAATAAAATGAGACCAGAACATAAATGGGTTCCAGAGAGAGCTATTGAAAATATCTATGCTAGATTTGCAACACAACAAATTCCCAGTGGTGTAACCATTATTCAACCAGATGATTTTGATGCAGTATTAGAAAAACCATTTGATGTTTCTGAATATAAAAGAATAGTATTTATTGGAGATATTCATGGATGTTATGATACACTAATGCAATATCCAGATTTTAAAAATGGTTTAAGAGATGATACAGAATATATTTTCTTAGGAGATTATATTGATAGAGGCAATCAAAATGCAGAAGTGTTGCATTGGTTATTCTCTATTATGAATAAACCAAATGTATGTTTATTAGAAGGAAATCATGAGAAGTGGATCAGGGATTATGGAAATAGTGTTCCTGCTAAATCAAGGGAGTTTGAACATAAAACAAAACAGCAATTAATGAGCGGTGGTTTTGATGAAAAAATGGCAAGGATGTTATACAGGAAAGTAAGACAATTCTCTCATATTACATGGAATGGAATTGAAATTTTAGCTTGCCACGCAGGAATCCCACATTTACAACATAATCTATTGTATGTTCCATCTATTGATTTTATTCAAGGTGTTGGAAAATATGCTGATTATTTAGCAGTTGCTGAAACATGGATGGGCAAAACAAACTTAAATCAATATCTAATTCATGGTCATAGAAATGTTGAAGGTGACGAAACACAAATTGCCGATAGAGTATTCAATTTAGAAGGTAGAGTTGAATTTGGAGGTAAGTTAAGAATTGTTGAATTATCAATGGAATATTTAATGCCTGAATATGGTTATACTGCTGATGGAGGAAGAATCCCAATAGGTGTTATCACAACTCCAAGCTGGAATGTTGTTGAGTTAGATGATTGCCAACCAATTACAAAAGAGTTAAATACAGAGGAACGAAAAGTTGAAACAGTAGCAGATGCAATTACATATTTACAAAATAATAAATATGTTCAAGAAAAAGCACTAGGCGATGGAATATCTTCATTTAATTTTACTAGAGAAGCTTTTTTTAAAGGTAACTGGAATAGACAGACTGTTCTAGCTAGAGGTTTATTTATAGACACGAAGAATAAAAAAATTATGGCTAGATCATATAAAAAGTTCTTTAATATTAATGAAGTTAGAGAAACTGAATTAGTATCACTAAGAGAAAAATTGCAATTTCCTGTAACTGCATACGTTAAAGAAAATGGATTTTTAGCTATTGTTTCTTATGATTATATTAACGATGATTTATTTATAGCTTCTAAATCAACCAATAAAGGTCCTTATGTGGAGTATATTAAAAAAGCTATTGAACCTTATCGAGAAAGGTTATTAGAATACTTTAGAGAATTATATAAGAGAGCTAACGACATTAACGGTCAAATAGCTACATTTGTATTTGAATGTATAGATGTTGAAAATGACCCACATATAATCAAGTACAATGAAAGTAAATTAATTCTATTAGATGTTATATTAAATAGCTTAGATTATAAAGCACTTAATTACAAAGAATTAAACCTTGTTGCAAAATTAATACCAGATTGTCCTGTAAAAGAAAAAGCTTTTGAAATAAAAGACTGGGATGCGTTTAGAGACCTTTATAATGAAATTCAATCAGAAGAGTATCAATATAATGGAAAATATATTGAAGGATTTGTATTTGTTGACGAAGCTGGTTTTATGACTAAGTGTAAAACAGGTTATTATAATCAATGGAAGAAATTAAGGGGAATTACAGATCAAACTTTAAGACGTGGATATATCACTAAAACTGGTATGCTAACAACTTCTTTAGAAAATATGTATTATGGATTTTTAAAAGACTTATATAAAAATGATTATAATAAAGAAACAAAAATTTATCCATATAAAACAGATATTATATCATTAAGAGAAAAGTTCTTAAAGGAGAATTAATATGAGCCCACGAGAACATTATCCTGAATTAACAACTGAACAATATTTGAATCTTAAAATAGGAGATTCAATTAAATATTTATATTATGTTTTAGGTAATTACATTGAGCGCGGTGACGGAAAAATTGCAAAATTAATAATTAAAGGTAGTTCAGTCGACGATGGTTTTTATGAATATAAATATGATAATCAGGTTATTTTAAGTAATGGAGCTAAAGTAACTTATTGTGATATAACTGAAGTGATTGAATAAAAACCAGAGGCAATATTTAATAATTACTTGAATAGAAGAATAGAAGTAGGAGCTATGTTGACATAAAAAATTATGTAATTAATTATGAGATATAAATATCAAACCTGCTGGAAGCTAAATATATGATAAAAATATGTCTATAGTGTCAAGTTGAAGAATTTAAATTGTAAATAAATATATAATAATGATTAAGGAGAGAAGAAAATAAATGAAGAAATCGAGTTATAAATTAAAAGACTTTGATATAGATTATTCTAAAGTTGTTAAATTAATTTGGAATGATATTGTTTTATATGATGATACATTAAGTTATTATGACCCAACTTTAGCTAGTGTTGAAACATTGAAAGAAATAAAAGTACAGTATATGGATAAAAATATTTATAATATCAATATGAATATAAAAAATGGTCGTGATATCGTGTTGACTATTTTAGGAGAAAATGTGTTGACTGCTTTGTCAAAGAGTAGAATAAATATGAAACATTCTATTGATTCTATTGGAGGAGAAAATTAATGTTTAATGTATTCGGTGTTATTTTAGATGAAGGTGCTACAAAGCCTAGAAGAGCTCATGATAGTGATGCTGGTTTTGATTTGTTTAGTAGAGAAGATGCTGTGATAAAAGCTAGAAGTTATAAGATATTTGATACTGGTGTGCATATAAATATATTACCTGGATATGTTGGATTTATTAAGTCAAAGAGTGGGCTAAACGTGAAACATTCTATTGTAGGTGAAGGTGTTGTTGATGCTGGGTATACAGGTTCTATTATTGTAAAATTATATAATCATGGGACTGATGATTATGTAGTAATGAAGGGTGATAAAATATCTCAGATTGTATTCTTAGAGTTACCTGTAATTGAATTAAGACAAGTATTCGAAGAAAATTTTGGTGTATATACTGAGCGGGGTACTGCTGGATTTGGTTCGACAGGAAGATAATGACAAAACAAAAAAGGCTATTTAAAATAACCTTTTTTTTTATAATTTAACTAATAATGCGAAGGTTTATTCTTCTTCATCTTCGCTTTCTTCTAAATTAGGTTTCTCTAAATCAGATATATCTTCTTTAGTTTCTTCAATATTTGGTATTTCTGTTTCTTCATATTCATAATCAATAATACTATTTACATCAGTATATAAGATACCAGTTGTCTTGTTTCTTATATATACATTCTTATCACTATAATTTCTGTATATTATATCACCTAAAATATGTACAACTTCTCTAACTATCATTTTCAATAACCTCCATCAATTAATCTTCTATATGGAGAACTTGTACTGTTTGGTAAAGCAGATATTAATTCTAATCTCTTACTACCATATACTATTATACCTGCACCATTATCTATACGGGTTTTAGAATTGATACTTTGGGATAATGAATTACCATCAGTAGGATATACACTAGCATTCCAAGTAATAGTTGATAATGAGTAACAGTTGTAAAGAAAATAATTTCCTATACTTGTTATGTTACTTAAATCTAAAGGTTGGTTGAATGAAAAACATTGTCTAAAGAAATTATTTCCAATACTTGTTATGTTACTTAAATCTAACGGTTGGTTGAATGAATAACAGTTGTAAAGAAAAAAATTTCCTATACTTGTTATGTTACTTAAATCCAGTGGTTGGTTGAATGAGTAACAATAACTCAAAAAATAATCACTAATACTTGTTATGTTGCTTAAATCCAGTGGTTGATTAAATGAATGACAATAATACATAAAATTAACACCAATACTTGTTATGTTACTTAAATCTAACGGTTGATTAAATGAATGACAATAATACATAAAATTATTACCAATGCTGGTTATGTTGCTTAAATCCAGTGGTTGATTAAATGAATAACAATAATTCATAAAAAGACCACCAATGCTGGTTATGTTACTTAAATCCAGTGGTTGATTAAATGAATAACAATAATACATAAAATTAGCACCAACGCCGGTTATGTTACCAACTAAAGTATTTAGCACTTGATAACTATAAATTGTATTCCACGAATTTGAATTAGAAGAAAAAATAGGTGGACCAGCAGTTTCAATGAATTTATAATTTATGTCAATAGTTCCTTCACTACCATCAGGCATAATATTAGTATAAGCAAAAGTTAAACAGTTTGTGCCTGTTATATTTTCACCATAGTGTGCGTGTAGACCTTTGTATGTTAGTGTTTGATTTCCTTTAGTAAGAGTAATAGTAAAGTTTTTTAAAGATGATACATCACTAGATACATCAAATTCAACTAATACTTCTTTTGTTCCATTATTGGTAATAGTTGCTCTTCCTTCTAATCCTGAAATAGTAATATCATAATCATTAGATTTGTAAATATGATTTACTTCTTTTTCGTTAACATTATCTTTATACGTTAATGGGATAGTAGCACCTGTAAATAATCCACTTGCTGAAGTTGTAGGAAATTCACCACTACCATTTCCACCACCTGATATTTCTAAAATTTTTGTGTGATAATCAGTAAACGGAACATCTTCCATCGCAACACCTTTATCAACTATCGCCTGTTTAATATTTTGTTTAACAGTATTTAATACTAATAACTTATCACTTATTGCCATATTACACTCCTAATATTGCGTCTAACGCACTTTCTATATCGCCCAGCATTAAGTCTATCTCAGTCTTATTATATAACGCTGGTTTATTTTCAATATCTTGCCAATCAACTGTTCCTCCAATACCACCACTTGCACTAATCACATTAGTAGTAGGGTTAATAGTAATATTATCACCTGCAACTAACTTATCTTGTTTTTCAGCTAATTCTTCATCAACATAATTTTTATTTACTAAATCTTCTTCATCAGTAGGTATTGCATTTGACTTAACTTTTTTATCTTCTTCTAAATACACATCGCCTTTAAGGTACGTTTTTTCAATTTCATCATTTCCCACTGTAATAGTATTATCACCATTTCCAATGGCTCTATTTCCAATAACGATTTCATTATTACTTGTTGAATTCTTAGCTCTTGTTCTTCCTCCTAAGAATACACCTTTATTAACAGTCGTTACGAATGAACCACCCTCTGTTCTTAATCCAGCTTGATAACCAAATGCAACATTTTCAGACCCTTGTGACGCTTGACCAAATGCTTGGTATCCGATTGCGACACCTTCTATCATTTGGTTTATTGCTGAAAAGAATGCTGAATCTCCTATAGCAATTAAATGCTTTCCAGTACTATTTTTTATTAATGCTGCCCTACCTATTGCAATATTAAAATCGCCTTCAGTATTCGCATTTAAAGCAGTTGGACCTACAGCAATATTAAACTTACCTAACGATAAAGATTTTAATGCATCTGCCCCAAAAGCATAATTTCCTGTTCCTTGATAAGCCCATACTTTACCTTGTCCTACATTAACATTGCCTGCATTAGGACCTATAAATATGTTATCACCATTTACAACATTAACTTCAACCCATTGACCTCCAGCTGCTATACATTTTTCTTCTGTATCATTTCCAGGTGCATTAATTGTACATCCCATACCTTCAAGAGCTTTTACAATTTTAAGCGCTTCTTCACCTTCATAATACATCACACCTGTAAAATCTGGGTTTTCTATATTAAGTTTATTAGATATATCTAAAGTATGGTCTTCCCATTCTCCCCATACTTCTTCTCCAACTTGAACCCTTGAATATGTCTTACCTCCATGTGGGTCAAATAGCATTTGTGCTTTTCTTTCTTGGCCTGTTCCCCGCCATGTTTGAAGTAGAAAACCACCATCAATATAACCAGACGGGAATGTCCCTAAACCTACAGTACTAATATTGATGTAAATAGTCCTTTCATCGCAGTCTGTGTCTATATTGAAATCATCCATACCCTCAAAGAAGTCAACAAAGTTATACTTACTTTCTAAATCTTTTGGACTAACAGTATTTACTTCTGCACCCTCTTCTATACTACTCAACTTAGCTTTCTCTGCATCTGTGAATACATTAGTATCTGGATTTGCTTCATATAACTGCTTCACCTTCTCGGCTGTTATCTCTTCACTAATTTTATCATCAGTATATTCTTTCGCTTTATCAAAAATGACAATCAAATCTTTTTCATTTTTAAATCCCTCAATAAATACATACCAATTAGCGAATTGATTTTCAATATTAGTTTCTGGCCCATAAATGTTTTCATCTTTACCTGTTCCACCATATGTAACTAATCTACCTTCCCAAACTACTGCCATTAAATACGCGATACCCATACCATAATCGTTATTCAAAAGTAAATCGACATCTTCTTCCCATTCATTCAATACGGGGTCGTAAACGTAAGTTTTACCACTCGTCCTTACTGGTGAAGAACTGCTAATATACCCACCAATAAGATAAATAAGTCCATCCCTAACAGCCATTGATGTATGACTTCTACTTTCTATATTAGCAACGCTTAATGGCTCAGACCAAGTTTCAGTATCAATATCATAAGCATAAAAAGTGTTTCTGTAAACATAGAGCTTCCTATTAACTATTTTAGAACTTCCACCATCATTTGACATTGGTGGTGTAGGACCGAATGTCCAAGTGTCAGTTGCTATATCATAAATTGCAAGTCTTGGGGCGGTAAGCACACCTGCGGCACCAGTAGATTTTTCTTTTCTGGACCAATATCTTCCTGATATGTATATTTTACCATCTAAATGGTCTGCTCCACTTGATTGCATAGATGTATATAGATAATCATCATCTTGTAAAGAGCTTAGTTCTTCATAAGTATTAGTTAAAGTATCATATTTATAATCGGGAGCAAATACAGAATCGAAAGGATAGAACTTATTTGTTCTACCAATACCTCCCAATATATAGATATCAGTTCCAACAGCAACGAGTGTTGGAGCATCTTTCCTATAAGGTAAGTCAAGATTTTCTTTCCAAGTGTTTGTTCTTAAATTATATGAAATATTTTTATTAGAAGCGCCATATAACGGTGGTGTTGCAGTAACATGAGATGTTCTTAACGTTCCACCTATCCAAAAAATCTCATCGCCGACAATAGCACTACCTTGAATACGATTTGTTCCTATTTCATCTTTTCTTAAATAAATTGGGACTTCTCCTAATGCTTCCCAACCACGTTTTCTCTCTTGATATAAAACTTCATTCTCAAACGCTATTTTTGGGGTTTCATTAAAAACATTAGTTGATAATTTCTTCTCATCTTCAACACGTGTATCTACATACTCCTCTGTTATAAAATCTTCGTCATTTTCTAATTCGCTTACCTTTGTAATCTTAGGTATTGAGTTAATTTTACTATCTACCGAAGCATTAGTCGCAAAATCGCTATCATTAACCAACTCGCTTGTTTTAGTAGGCATAGTCGGCTTATTACTTAAATCCCTATAATCGCCGCTAAATCCTTGTGGTAAATCAGCTTTCGTAACAACTACGTTATGGTTATCAAGTGTAATTTGGCTTATATATTTATTAGATTCAACATCACCATTTATAATATTAAGTTTAGGGGAACTTATTTCTACCCACCTAGCACCTAAAGGCGTATCCACAGTGATGTTATTAGATTGTGTGTACATTTGTGGGGAAGTTACATTATTAAATTCACTATGTATATCAGCTAGAATGGTGATAGTTTGAGTGTCTTTATTCCAATCAATCACAGAGTTTGAATAGCTTGGGTTAAAATCACTATTCCATGTATTAGTTATCATATAATATTGATTTTGATTATAATAGAATGCCCAACCACCGCCGTAAAACATTCTCAAAGCTGGAAAATTATTTTCACCAGCTGCAGAGTTATTTATCTGCATTGTATATTGTATGTTAGATGAATATATATTTTCAAAATATATTTTTGTTCCTTGCCTTATTGGTATAGGCATATCAGACTCTTTTATTTTATACTGTTCCTCTCTTGGTAAATTAATTAAAATAAATGCTTTACCTGTTTCAGTATTTAGCCATGTTGAACCCAAAAGATATTCAGTATCTGTTTCCGTTGGGTCTCTTTGCTCTTCTATGGTAATTCGGAGATTTTCTAAATTTTCTGTGTTACTCTCTAACTGGTCTTCTATTTTATTTAATTTATCAGCTGTTACAATATCATCTTTCACCCATATTGTTTTTTCGTATGACATATATTCTTCACCTTTCTTTTATTTTACCCGCATATACCCTACAACACCTCTTCCAACAAAAGGTGTTCTTTTAATTGCTTCTATTATTGTATTTTGATTTCTTGCAGATGTTTTTGCTTTTGTTTTTTTATCTTCACCCAATATGCTGTAGATTTTATTTGTTAAACCTATTTTTCCTTTTATACGCGTTTTCATTATATTATCCGTCCTTATATCAACAGATAACTAATTTTCTTCTTGGGACTATTGTGTCTATTATAAAACCGTTTTCTTCATCATCTATATCATAAACTAATTTTAACTTTATCTCATAATAATAGGTTCCTGGCAACAAGTTTATTGTGTCAGAAGGTTTTAATGTTATTTCAACAGCGTTATCTTCGGTTAAACACTCATGAGTAAATATTTTCCTTACCACACCTGCTTCAAAAGATTGATTTGGTTCACAAATGGAAAAATAAACGCGATCCCATTGAGATAATACGTAATTTTCAGGTGTTCCAGATTCACCCCTATTGATAAAAAGTTGTGTTGAAAAATTATCACCTCTATTTATCACTATTATTCCATTGTTTGATATACCTGTACGAAACATTATGTTCCCTCCTTTTTTATTATTTTTTTATATAATTATCATTTAATTTAGCAGCGTTTTATTATGTATTAGAAAAAAGCTAGATAATTAAATCTAGCTTTATTTATTTTTTTTTTGCTATAAATACTTCTTTAACGCTTCTGGTACTGCAGGGTAATCTTCAAAAATAGTATCTTCTGTAATTAGCCTTTTGAAATCTAACATTTCTTAATACCAATCTATAACCTCTTAACTATCTTGTTCTCTATTTCTTAATACAGCCCATTCCCAAGTCTTTTTAAATTTCGCCATTTTCTAACATCTGATTAAATATCTGTACTGCTGCTTCAGATGATTCTGCTTCAATTTCTATCTTCTCTAATTCAACATCTTCTGCAAGTACATTATAAATTAAGTCGATTGGTGGTTTACTTTTATCAAAATAAATATATACTTTCATTTTATTCTCCTATCTATTAATCACATCTAAAGTAATACACCGTACAAGCAATCGGTGTTTGACCTTCTAATCTACTGTGTGTTACACGCATAATATAACCTATACTATAATCAACAGGTGGTCGAGCAGAAGTTAAATCTGATCTAACTGTTGCTTGAGTTCTACAACTTGCATCAGTATATACATAACCATACGTTCCATTAAAACTTCCTGGATTAGATATAGCAGTCCAAGTTGTTCCACCAGATGGATAAACTACATTACCCATAAATCTTTCTGCTGTTATATCACTTCCATTAAGTTTATTTGAGGTGATTTGTGTTCCATTTAGTGTAATAGGCATACTAAGTCACCTTCCAAACCTTACCAACATAAAGTGTATAGTTAGCAGTAGTCCAAGCAATTGTTGTTCCACTGAATACTCCTTTAAGATATTTCTTACTACCAAAATACAAAGTAGAGCCACTAGCCGATACTGTAAATGAATATATATTGAAGTCAGTTCTGTTGAATGTGCTAAACGAGAAGTTACGGTAGTTATTAGTATCATTTGGTGAAGTTGAATCAGTTCCTAAAGTTACCATAATGTATTTATGAGAGTATGTATAAGAACTACCCATATTCAATTCTATTAAAAGCGTATCACCACGAGTAACTGAGCTTAATAATGGAACACTACCTATTGTATCACCAGAACTAACAGTTGTTAGTGATGTTGTTGCTGCTCTAGTTCTTATTAAATTCAACCTACCCGCACTTAGTAAATTTAATTCTTCTGACAAACCTGCTACGTTTGGAATTGAAGTAGGAAATGAAGTTCTTGTATCTATTCCACTTCTTGATAGCATACCTATTGTAGATGTTCCACTTGCGTATAAAACTTGACCTGAAGTATAACTAGTCCTTCCTGTACCACCTCTGGCTACTGTTAAAGTTCCAGATGTTATTTCAGTAGCAGAATGCGTATGAGATGCTGGAGCATAAATATCAGTTTCAATATTAATTGTTTGTGCTGAGCTACCATCATAAGTGCCTAAAGTAACATTATCTTGTTTAATGGTTAAAGAACTTGGGTTTTTAAGTGCCGTCGGTTTATTATCTAAATTATTATAGTTTAGATAATGACTAGGTAATTGCCCACCTAATTTAGAACTGTCAGCAGCTGTTCCACCACTTAATAAAAAGGTAGATTGAGATAGTGTACCTATCCCACCTTCAGGTGTTCCTATAAGTATATCTGTATGAGAAGAACCTGTAACTATTTTGCTTATTGAGATATTGGTATTTGATACAAATTGCTCAGTAGCTACAGGAGAATATACTGAATCTCCTCCATTTTTAAGAGTTAGCTTACCACTACTTGTTCTTAAATAAATAGGTCCCACGGAACTTGACGCCATTTCTATCTGTTGCGCAGTATTATAACCAATAATTACCCGCTCTAAACCACTAAGAATCCCACCCGTTATATCCTCAGCTGAATGTGTATGTGATTCAGTAGCTACAGCAACTGAGCTCCCAGCTTGATTTCCATAAAACAGTTTATTTTGTGTTACACCTAATTCACCATGAACTAAAGAACCCGCTGTATCTGTATTTTCTTTTCTCTTGACTTTAATTGTTGCCATATTTTTTATTTCTCCATTTATAAGGTAATAGCGGAAAAAATACTTAATATTAATTCCGCAAATTATACAGTTTTTATATTATATTATACAATATTTTTAATTAGTAAAAATTAAGACCAAACACCACCATCAATCAAACCTTCAAATCTGGTAGCATATAACCACCCAGCATACTTTAATCTGGTTGTTTGTGTAGGAATAGCTGCCGTGTCTTGGCGATAGAATGTACCATCAATATTTGTTCCACTACTTGTTGCTAATACCCCATTTATATCTGTATTGAATATACCTCCAGTAGGACCAATAGTAATAGATGTTAAAGAAGTTCCTGTTCCCCCTGTACCTATAGTTATATCTTTTGTGCCGCTTGACGTCACACCAGGAGCAATATTTGTGACTGAATTACCGGTGCCGGTATAACCTAAAGAAAGCGTGGTAGCTGCTCCAAATGCATTAACAGTTGTACTGGCTGTATTAAATACATTCATACTTGCACTACCTGTTACTGATGTGGTGAATGTTGGACTAGTTGCAAAAACTAACTTTCCGCTTCCTGTTTCATCGCTAATGACACCAGCTAATTCAGCTGAAGTTGTCGATGCGAACTGGCTTAACTTCCCACTGGTATAAGCAACATTACCACCTGCCCCAAAATCAACTGATATATCAGAGCTAGATGCATCAAAAGTCAATGATTTCCCAACAGTAAGTGTTTGGCCATTCGCTATTTCTATCCCTGCGCTTGTTCCTGGGGTGCTAATTGATACATTATTAATTGTATCTGCTGTAGCATTTCCTAAACTAGGCGTTGTTAAGGAAGGACTAGTTGAAAAAACTAAATTTCCACTTCCTGTTGCATCGCTAATAATACTAGCAAGATTATTTGAGGTCATCTGATCAATATGCGCGTATGTAATTGTTCCGAATCCCAGATTTCCTGAAGCTCCTCGTCTCAGAACAGTGTTAGTATCAGCAGCTATTGAAGTAACAGAAGCTGCAGAGCCTGCGACACCTAGAACGGAATATGCAGAACCATTAGCTAATTTACTGAATGCGATAGCAGCGTTATTTGCGATACTACTATTCCCAATTTGCCCAAATGATAAAGTACTATTTGAACCTATTACAGGGACATGACCAGAAGTTGATGATGAAATCATTGTAATAGCACCTGATGATGTTCCAGAATGGCCTAGAAATCCACCAACCGCGCTATAGTTTAATCTCGAGTATCCTATGGTATTATTGGCAAAAGCACCTGATGGTAACGTCCCAAAAGCTAATGATTCACCATTTCTTCTTAAAACCGTCTCATCTGAATCTGCTGTTATATGTGTTGGTTTTCCTGATTCATCTGTTGGTACACCTAGAACACTTAGCCCTGGTTGATCTGCTAACCTAAAAACTGTTCCGTCTCTAGTTATTGTATCTCCATCTCCATTATATGATCCAGCACCACTGAATTGTACCCATTCTATGGAACCACCTGGGGCGAATGAGATCGTATCAGTAATACAATTCCAACCAGTATCTGCTTGAGTTTCACCTTCTTCTACAAATACAAAAGCAGCTCTTAATTTTTCTGGTGTATCTGCATCATCAGCTCTTTTTAAAGAGGGATTTATACCGGTTCCGCCTAATGTAGTTATGATATATATACCGTTTTGGTTTTCATCTGATTGATTCTTAATTAAAACTCGATCATTAGCAGCTAAATCAGTAACACCATCTAGAATAAGCTTTCCAGCGGCGTTTAAATTAAGTCTGGTGTTAGATTCAACTAAAGTACCACTTAAGTTTACTGTTGATGCTGCTTTTACTGATTTTTTAATATTTAAGCCTTGAACCCTAGCATCTACATATGCTTTAGAAACAAGCATCTTTTGATCAAAGGTCTCATGTTCTGTTGTAAACTTACCATCAGCTCCAAAGGTATACTTTGTATTATTACCTGAATCAACAAAAGTTATTGTCTTATTTGATGCTGCTTGTAATACTAAATCTTCACCATTAAACGTATTTTTTTGTGAAAAAACATTACTCCTATTTTGAACCGCTGCTACAGCTATACCTACTTCACTTGTTCCTCCGCTGGTAGGTCCCCAAGCAAAATAATCACCACTTAAGCCTATTTCACCTTCTAATAACTTATCTGTACTCAAATTAGGGGCACTTGTTTTTCTCTTAACTTTAATTATAGACATATTTTTTTATTCCTCCTTTTACCAACCACCAAAATCAAGCATCTCGATCTCTGTTTTGGCTTTTATTTTTACTTTTGCATTTGGGGTTTCTGGTGCTTGATCTAAATAAACCTGCATTACATCTGTATGTACCCCTGAATTATTTTGTTGTAATTTTAATTTTTCAGTGTCAGCGGTTATTTTCCAATCACTTGTAACAGATATTCCAGCAAATTCTGGTTCATCTGTTGTCTTTAATTTCTGATCTAAGTATGGATCCTCACCAGTAGATAAATCTGTTATAGCTGACATCGGATGTGATTCTGCGGTATCTCTACCTGTTAAATCGTTGTGGTCTGTAACCCCTCCTCCGCCGCTATTTGCGTCATATGAGGTCAACCATTTCCAACCAGTTTCTATTTCACTATATAGTAAAGACACTGTATATGTTTTGTTACTAGGTGTTACTCTTTGATATATATATCTTGTTATATCTCCTGAGACAGTTGATGTTAAATATATAAACAAATCTGACCCGCCGCCTGAACCACCATCACAGAATACACTTATTCTAATTGTTTTATTAACAAAAGTATTGAATAGAACACTGTCACCAAAAAATACTTCATTTATAATATCGGATTCACTTAACCAATAAGAACTACCTACTTCTGGGATAAGTTCATCAAGGTTAAAATGAACAGTATCTACATAATCTTTTGTTATAAAGTCTTCATCATTATCTAAATCACTTATTTTTGTAGGTATATCTATATCAGAAATAGTTTGATCGACATAATCTACCACAGCTTTTGGGCTTACTGTTTTATTATCAATTGAAGCGTCTGTTTCTATGTCTGTTGATATTTCAGGAACTTCTGGTAAATCAGCTTTCGTAACATTGATTTTATGTTTATCTGATTCATCAACCTCTATCTGACTAATATATTTTCCAGGTTCTGCGTCTCCATCTTGAATAGTAATATCTGGGATATCTTCAATTGCTGGTTTATTTTTTATGAAGTCATCTGCGTTTGTATCAGTTTGATTCCAATCGCTTTGCACGTTTTTCTGAGCGTCAGATGGTGCGTGATCTTCTTGGCTATGTGCGTAAGCTTCTTGCACTTTGTTTTTTTCTGAATCATCATAATCATTCTGAGTTAACCCATAACCTTCAATCTTATCAACCTTGCCGGCTAATATATTAATGATATCTTCACCCTCTGGATAGTTTTCAAATATTGCTAATATCTCATTTATTGTGTCAACTACCTCGTTTGGGTTATCTTCGAATAGCGCTACCAAATCATTTAGAGCTTTTTTATCTTGTGGTGACATTAAACCTGATAATGAATCAGTTGCTAAACCTAAAGCAGTTTTAAATTCAGTTATTGTAATATTATCTACTAAATCAATTCCAATTATTTGTCTCTCTTTTGGAACTTTATTGCCTAAAGCACTATTTGTTACGTTAACATAATTATCAAATTCAGTTTTAGTAGCCTGCTTTACATTATCAACATTTTCTAGATTTACAGTTGCTTTAGTTATATTATGTGGATTATTTTGATCTATTATGTGTTCTTGAATGTTTGTATTTTTAGGCTCATATAAATCAGGTGCATCAAGACTGTGTTGATAAGCATCATCATAATTTTCTTTTAATTCGTCGGTTAAGTTATTTTTAGTTAGGCTGTAACCATCTTCCTTATCTACTTTATCTTCAAGTAATACATTTAAATCTTCAGTGCTCTTATAGTTTACTAAGTCATTTACATATTTAGTTATAAAGCCAGTGTCGTTTGTTAGATCTGAAATTTTAACAGGGATATAAGGAATATCTTCTGCTGTAATAAACTCAGCATCATTAATCAATTCGCTTACATTAGTTGGAATATCTTCCTCTAAAGCAAATCCAACATCATCGTTAAATGAGCTTAAATCAGTAGGAATGTTAGCTAATGTTATAAATTCCGCATCGTTCTCCAAATCGCTTACTTTTACTGGGATATCAGACATTGTTGCAAAGTCATTATCATTAATTAAATCGCTAGTTTTTGCTGGTATGACTGGTTTGTTTGTTAAGTCGTCGTAATTACCACTGAATCTTTGCGGTAAATCAGCTTTTCTTACAATTATTTTATGTTTATCAGTAGAATCTATACTAATTTCACTTATATATTTATCTACCTCTTCAACTCCACCTTGAATTGTTATGTCTGGAATATTTGGTATTTCTGGTGTATTATCTATTAAGGAATAATCTAACTTATTATCAGCATCTATTAAATCCTGTTTTTTAGATAATTCTTCATCAACATACTCTTTATTAACATCAGGTTCTTGAATATCTATAGTTCCGGCCCCTAATATTGATTGATTGTTTATTGTTTTTATATTTTGATTAATACCTTCATCAACTAATGGAACTTGAACACTTATATTCCCAATACCTGTTATTTCTTCATTGTTGATTGTTTTAAATGAGGATATATCTGGCAAATCTTCAACTGTTATGTATCCTGCATCATTATACAACTCACTGATATTTTCTGGCAAATCTTCAGATGTTATAAATCCAGTATCGTTATCTAAATCGCTTAATTTTGCAGGTATATTTGGAATATCTTCTAGAGTAATAAAACCATCATCATTTTCTAACTGAGATGTTTTTGTGGGTAAAGCATCTCCTGTGATATATCCAGAATTATTATTTAAATCACTGGTATCAGTAGGGATATCTATTACTTTAGCATATCCTGCATCATTTGTTAAATCACCTAAATCTTGTGGAATATAAGGTATATCATTTTCTGTGATATATCCAGCATCATTAATCAGGTCACTAGTGTGAGATGGAATATCTGGTAAGCCAGTAGATGTTAAATATCCAGCATCGTTAGTGAAGGCGCTAATATTAGTTGGAATATCTGGTAATTCATTTTCGGTTATATAACCAGAATCATTATCTAATTCACTTAATTTTGCAGGTATAGCCGGAATATCAGTTTCTGTAATAAAACCAGAATCATTAATTAATGAACTTGTTGTATTAGGGATATCTGTTAATTTCGCATAATCATCTGCATCTTCTAACTCAGATATCTTTTTAGGTATATCGCTGAGTGTTGCAAAATTAGCATCATTTTCTAATTGAGATACTTTAGTTGGTATAATTGGCTTATTGCTTAAATCACCATAATCTCCGCTAAAATTCTTTATATTTAAATCTTCTAGTGATATATTACCTTTTATTTCGACATTATTTATTAAAGGTTTATTTTCTAAATCATTATAGTTACCACTAAAATCACTTTTACTTGTCCAGAAGCTTTTTTCTGCATCTGTTACAAATCTATGTGTTGGGTTTTCTATTATTTTATTTGCTGGTAAACTTGGTATATCAGAAGCGGATAAATCTGCTCCTCCTGTAACTAAACCTTTGCTGTCATATGTAATTTTAGTTTTTGTTGCACCTATGATATCTGGGTTTCTATCAACCTTATCGGATAATAGTGGAGTTAAATCACATGAAACTTCTTCATGATCACTATTAGTTATAGTAAGTATATTATCAGTTAATTCTAAGCTAGTAACTCTCACACCACCTGTGATGTTAATTGTAGTTGAATCAAGAATATTACCTTTTGCTGCACGTAAATGCAAAGTAATGAAATCTTGACCTACTTCTTGATCAACTTCAATATATCTTCCAGTTTCAGTATCAAGTCTAAGTTTTAAAAAATTAGTGTTTAAATCATTAGATGGAGCGTCAATATTCGAAGCTGATGTGAAACCATTTTTAACATTAATGTTTGATGATGATTTAAATTCTGTTTTCATCTATACTCTCCTTTCCTGATTGTTTGTTTGCATTTTTAGTTTACTTCTGATAAGTTATCTAGTGTGATATTAAGTTTTAATTTTATAGGTGTATTATACAGAACATTATCGACGGATTCAGGTTCCGCTTCAGGTTTAACTTTTATGATTTTTAATTGTACATATACATCTAATAAATTAGGTTTGAATTTTAGCGTATCTTCTGGAGATAATGTTAAAACTATTCTAGAACCTTCGTGTCCTGGATCTAAATTATCTTCAATAGCAAAATCATTGTTTATAGTTTGTTTATTTAGCACTACATTTAATCCTTGCCTGTAAATTATTTCTGCTTCTTCTATATCTGCAGATAAAAATGGTAGATCGAATATATGTGTACATGTAGCACCTATCGTTATGCTATCTTGTTCATCTTCTGGAACAGGTGGTCTATTATCTGGAAATTCTGTTTCTGTAAAATTAGACAAAAAATTATTTGGCATTTTTATTAAGTCTCCATATCTTTTTTAATATTTTAAATGTTTTTATATCACATAATTTAGCAACAGAAACAATTTTAAAATAAAAAAAACGATCTTTCTATAAAGATCATTTTTCTGATTATTATTTTAATTATTCTGGATCTTCAATAACAAAGTCTTCTGTTGATATTCCTGGACTTAATATTTGCACATAATTATTCCCCATATAGATGTAAGCATCATTCAAATTATCTGTCGTATCTAGATAAATTTTACCTGTATCACCTGTAATAGGTATTGTAGTAGCAACATCCTCATAGAAAACACCATTGCTTAGATATCCAACAATAACATCATCTACAAAATCTGGTAGCTGATGCGCAGGAATTTTCCCATTGATTAAGTCGGCTTTCTTTTTTAATTTACTGTAAGTTATAATATCTAAAGGCATACATTATCTCCTTAATATTCATCATCTTCGTAATCATCTTCGTAATCAAATTCGTCGTCATCTTGTTCCTCATATTCAACATCAACATCCGATACTTCGAAATCCTTAGCATAACCATTTAATGCGATATCTGAAAATGACATCATTTTAAACTTTTCTAATGCTTCTTCATATGAATCAGCTTCAATTTCCAATCCTCTTATCCACGCATTTAAATTAAAATCAAACGTAAAAGTTTTTTCGCTCATAATTATAACACCTCCTTAAAATAATACCCATTCACCCGTGTATTTTCCATCTCCTGCTGGTGTTACTTTTAATAAATATACATCTCCACTGTCCATTTCAATAAATACACTTCCATTACTTACAATATAATTAACATTACCATTTACAAGATTTACTCCTAATGGTTTTGTGTCTGTTGATAATCCTCTAAATTCATATAGATGCTCGTTTGTTACTGATGTGATCATATAATATCCTCCAAATTATTTTTATCTTTTTATTATCAATTAATTTAGCAATTTTATTTGCGTAATGATTCTAATAAAAATGAAGTTCATACTCAAGCTATTACTTAATTATGGAATAACTTTAAATATCAGTGTCCTGAACATCCTCATTTAAGATTATCTTTTTTTTCACAGGTTTATTATCTGCGTGTTCGCGATATAATTCAATAAGATTCATTATAGAATAAACAGCTAAATCCTTGAAGGTGTCTTCTAAACTCTCAAATTCGTTTTTGCCACTTCTAATTATATTTGTTGCTCTAGACAACTTATTATGTAAAGGAACTAAACCCGCAATTGAACCTAATTCTTTATATAACTTTTCAAAACTGTTCCCATAATTAGAGTTCTTTTTCTCAAACAACTCAACCATCTCAAAGACAATTTTTTTAAATATTTCTACATCAGTCATTTTATATATCTCCGTTACCATTATTATCTACACTTTATCAAACCATATTCATCTGTATGTCTTTTATATATAATTGAAATATTATTATCATCATTAATATTTTTAAACACGTAGAAGGAATAGTCTGTTAATTCTAGCTCATCAATTGCTTCTTCTAATGATATTGGTTTTAAATCAAATATTTTTTCTTTTGTGATAGCAGGAAACATACCTGTATCCTCAATTCCTAAATCAAAAATACTTAGTTGTTTTTTTCTTTTTCTAGAATCAACTTCTTTTTTGTTAAACTTAATAACTGCTTTCTTTATTTTAGAAACTGCTTCAACGTACGCTGTATAGAAGTCACTGTTAGTAGCTTGAACTCTAAATTTATCTACAGTTAAATCAATTTTTATTTTATCGTTATTTAATTTAGTTAATTTTACTTCTGAGCGTTCAGAATTTGGAACTATCTTATTTAGCTTCTTTTCAAACGTATCTTCAACAAAACTCTTCATTGACTCTGTAAAGGTAATTTTATCACTTATAAATTTCATATTGTAATCTCTCCTTATTTTTTAAAATCAATCTTATAATTTTCTTGTAATACCTTAATATTATTTTTACACCAATTATAAAATTGTTTTTCTTCTAATTCATCCATTTTTATTAATAAGCTTTTAAGCAAATATTCGGATGATGAATACATTATTCTTTACTGCTTTCATATGTTATTTAGTTGTTATTAGTATTAACTTCTTCTTCAGGTGTTTCTTGCTCTACTTGTGGGTTATAAAACATGATATATTTCTTATCAAATCCTCCCGCAACCTCTAACCTTTTGTCATATTCTTCTTTGAACTTTTCTTCTCCAACTGATGCTTTTACAAGAGCATTTATAACGGTTTGTACGTCTACTAACTCTGTTAGAGAGCTTTTTTGTAAGAATTCGTTAACTTCTTCAACTAACTTCTCTTTTAATGCGAAAATATACAACTCAATGTTTTCTATAGAAGCGTAATCACATATTTGATTTGCTTCTTTCATAATTTGTGGAACATTATCTCTAATTAATTTATGCATAATTATATACTTTTTACCTTTCTCTTTATTTTTATTATCTTATAATTTTAAAATTTGTCTTACGCTTAAATTATCAATAAAAGCTTTTTCTTTATTGCGTAAGATTATTTCGGCAACTTCTTCAAAATTAGTTGCAACGTTTTCAACAGTTTCATCATCTCGTATATCCATATACGAATCAAAATCTATTTCAATTAAATCTGGAGATGAAAAATCTTTTTTAGTATACAGCGCGTAAATAAAAAATCTCTTATCTTCTGTAAAAAATAAACTGTAAGAACTTTTGTCTATTGGATATCTTCTCTTTCTACCAGTTATATCTAAAATAGTAGTAAATTTTTTTCTCATAGCCATTTTTTATACCTCATATTTCTCAATAAACAACGAGATATTAAAATTATTTTTTGAAATTTTTGACATTGATGTTGTTTTAGTGGTGTACATTGGATTAACAATACTTTTGTCAGTAGTAGTATCCGATAGTCCACCTTCTTTTTTAATCACATGTAATAAAGCTGCTGCTAATTCTGTGCTTGAGTAATCTGTTAGCTCTTTTTGTTTTTTAAGACTTTCTTTATACTTATCAAACTGCAGCTCATCCATTTCCACGTACAATTTCATTTATCTACATCCTCTCTAATAAAATTTTTGCTGAGTTTTTTTATTTAACTTTCGCATTAGTCTCTGATGTTTTTCAGATTTCAATTTTCTTTTGATGCTTTTGGGCAAGAAATATTCTCGTTTTCTTACCTCATCCATTGTTCCTGCTTTTGCTATATCTTTCTTGAAACGCTTAAGCATTTGTTCTACATCAAGAATATTTCCGAAACGATCTCTGTTTGTGATCTTGGGCACTAATTGTTCACCACCTTTTTTATTCTATCTAGTAACTTATTTTTATTACTAATATAATATACAATAAAAATGATTTATTTTATCACCGATCTTAATAACATCTTTAAACATATAAAGATATTAAAAGATTATAAAACAATATGAGCACTTAAATTTACTAAATAAACTATAATGAAAAAGAGTATAAAAAAGGCTTTCTATAAAAGCCTTTTTATAATATATTCTAACTAATTGATTAATATCGATTCTTTTGACTTATTACATAGGTCCATCTCCACCAGCAGAATAAAAGTACTCTCTATAAGTAGGTGCGGTACCAAGATCGTATATGGGTTCAGATATTTTCTCAACTACAAATACAAGATTTCTCCATGTCATTCCAGCTCCAGTTGTTACAGTTAATGTTCCTGAACCACTTACTGTTCCTGGTGAGGTGCTTTTCTTTAATAAGCTGGCACCTACATTTATACCCATTAAATTAAACTCATTCATCCCATCACCCTCGAAGTCTGCTATTATTTCTAGCTTTCGAGGTAGATTTGCGTTATATATATCAATTGAACTTGGGGTACCGGGATAGTTAAATTCTAATATAACCCATTTATCTCTATAGTCTGATAAATCAACTGGCGAAGTAGACGGGCTGATTACTATAGGGTTAGCAAAACCATCATTGAGAGTAACCATATCTTTGAAAAAAAGGTCTTTACGCTCAATCACCTCTCCCATCATACTTACATGAATATAATTAATTGTTTCAGGAGCTATCAAAGCAGCTTTATAATGATCGTTCATTTTTAAAAGTGATATAAGGAATGCACTCCCACCTGAAGCAGAAAAACCGAAACTGTATAAACCTGATGGTAATTGATTCGTAAGTATATGTGAAATAATTGCTGTCTCGTTACTGAATAGACCTAGATCAGTAATTGGTGCATTATTTATTAATGAGTAATCTAACTTATTATCAACATCTATTGAATCTTGTTTTTTATCTACTTTGTCATCTACTTGAGACTCAGTTTGATAACCACTGTCGTTTTCTAATTCACTTACCTTAGTAGGCACAGCAGGAATATCATTTTCTGTTATAAATCCAGCATCATTAACTAAATCACTAGTATTAGTAGGGATAGCGGGAATATCTTCTAGAGTTATAAAACCAGAATCATTAATTAATCCATCTAATTCATCTAGTTTACCTGAAATGTTTCTTCCTTTATCATCTCTAATAGCTGCGTCTACTATAATTGGATTTCCTTTTATTTTCATTTTTTTGTATGTTACTTCAGCCATATTCTTTTTCCTCCATATAGACATTTGTTTTTTTTATAATTTATTTTTTATATCAATTAATTTAGCACAGCTTTCAAATAGTTATGATAAATAAAAAAAGCTATAATTATTATTTTATAGCTTTTTATCTCATATTATTTTTTTTTTGTCTGTTATACAGCTATTGTTCTTTCAGCGTTATATTTAGTAATACCTAATTCTTGATCATTCCATTTAGCTTCATCGCCATATACTGCTAAGTATTCTTTTCTGATATTTGCTGCAGCACCTTCTGGGTTACCATTCAACGCTTGATCTACATATTTAGCACAGCATTTAGACCAAAATGTGATATTATCATCCATATATTTCGGATCAACTTTAAAACCAACGCTCCTTGCTTCCCAGGCATCGCTTGGCATATTTCCAGTTATAAATCCATGTAAACCATGTCTAATAGCGTATGAAGAAGCGTGGCACCAGATTAAAAATAACTTTTTACCTTTTAGATATTTTGCTTCTCCATCACCGATAACATATCCACCGCCCTGCACATTGATCAATCCACCAGGTGTTCCATGACCTAAACAAATAATCTTATCATGTGATTCTAGTAATTGATGAAGTTCTTCCTTATCGATGTTACCATCTCTCAAAACATCCCAATTTTTTCCTTCATATATTTGTGATAACATATTAGTGGTATTATCTAAGCAATGTATTACTAAAGTATCAGATTTATTTAATTTATCTAAGAAACCTGTTGCTTTGACTGGTTCAAAGAAATGTTTGTTATTAATATATTCTCTATCTATGCTAAATAAATCATCATATTCTTCTTCATCATCAAAATATTCTTCTTCATCATCAAAATATTCTTCATCATCAGGTTCAGAGAAAAATAGATCTATATTAGAATCATTTTTGTTTTTCTGCTTCGGTTGTTTTTTTGCTGTTTCATCTTGAACAATCTGGTCAAAAAGAGCTTTTGTATAGCTTTTTTCATAAATAGCAGATGGCATAACTAAACAATTCTCTGAAGAGAACCAGTGGTCAATGAGATGATCTAAATTATCAAATACTTTATACTCAAAATTGCTCTTATTATGTTTTTCTTGAACAAGTTTAAATTTGCCAATAGTTTCTACAATAGTATCATCATCTTTTTCATCATCCCAAAAAGGATCTATCAATTTATTTTTGTAATTATCTCTCATTTTATACTTACCTTTCTAATCTATGTATTTTTTTTAGTAATCTTCACATCATATTATACAAGATATTTGAATTTATATTAATACTTTTCTGGGTTACTATTTGACATCTTTTAGATATTTCTTTTATTTGATTTTGTCATACCCATTTAATTTAGCAAGTTTTTACTATAGCTATAAAAGTAAAAAAAAGATAATTATATTTAACTCTAATTATCTTTTATTTTTAACTGCTGCTTATTATTTTTGTTTATAACCAGGTAATCGAATTCTGTGCTTCTCTGATATTCTTGCTTACCTGGTAATTTTTGCCTTTAACAATATCAGCCATTGTTGTTTTTAAATTAGCAACTTTAGACAATTGGCTATCTCTTAAAGTCATCATTAATGTTTTGTCGCCAGATTTTTTGCCAAGAATGAAACTTTTATGATTACCTTTTGTTTTTACAGCACCTAAAACTTTCCAATTTTCAAAAACTTTGTGTAGATATTTACTTCGCATATGTCACACTCCTTTTACATTATAATATACAATGTTTTAGAGCGTATTTTTATCGTTTAATTAATCTATTTTTTCTTTTGGTATAACTATATTTAAAATTAAATCTGGAAACTCATCATTATATCTAGTAATCCAATATGTTTCTCTATCTCTCAATATCTTCCTATCTTCAACAACTTCTATAATTTCAAAAATATAATCGCTTATATTGTGTATAGAAAAGCGCTCAGTTAATAAATGTTGACCCCATCTAAATATTGGTATATAAGCTGTTTGGCCTATATAAAACTCACTAGTGGATTTTTTAGTTATTTTATAAATATAACCACCTCTTGAACTAGATGTAAAGGTATCTTTGGTGATAAAAACATCTGGGATAAAATCATCATCGGCGTATTTTAAAGCTGATTCATCTTCTAGCATTTTTATAATATCTTGCTTATGTTCTAATTCACATGTTTTAGAACAAAAACATAAATCGGTTATATATGTTTGATAGTTATTTAATATTTCCGGTAAGATATTATTATTCCTGAATTCATAGGTTCCTTGATATTTATGTAAAAGTTTCTGATTGCTTTTAAATGTTTTTTTACAATGGCTACATTCAAATTCAAGTATTGTTAAATAATTTTCAGGGTTGTAGCAATTATCAGAGATTGTAATGCAGTATATGTCACCGTCTTTCAGTTTTCCATTATTAGCGAATTTTATATTTGGATATAATAATCTTATATTTTCCTTAAACGCTTCCCTTGACTCTGCTATCATAACTTCTTGATTTAAAATAGAATCAGATCTTTTAATCTTGCCTATATTTACTTCATATATTCTGTAGATAAAATTCAATATATTATTTACTCCTTAGCTTGATTATTTAAGAAAGTTTTTATCGTATCTAAATATTTTTCAATAATTGTTTTTGTTTTAGGATTAAGATCTTTCTTTTTATCGTGTTGAACATCAGAGTCATAAAAATCAAACAGTTCGTATAAGTTATTATTTTTCCAACCAAAGCTCCACCAATCACAGATCATCTCAATAATGCTTTCTTGGTCCATTTCTGCACCTTTCCAATATTGAGGGTGATGCGAATTAGTCTCATAATGATGTTTCCACGCTTTTTGAAACTCTATATCATCTTCTGTTTTTGTTCCTTTTGTCTTGCCATAAAAATGTTCTGCATAAGGCATAAATTCTTCTTCACTGTATTTTGAAGCATCATGATTTTTAATCATTTCATCTAATTTGTCTATATCACAATCTTTTAATATTTCAGGTAAATTCTTTTTTATAAATTCATAAGCTTTTTTAACATTTCTTAAATGTTCAAGAATATATTTTTCATATTCTTTTTTAATTGATTCGGTTGTATTATTTTCTACAACGCTTTCTTTGATTTTTAATTTCAATTTACAGTCTCTCTTTCTAACTAAATTAATTCTCTTTCACATCGCTGCCTTTTAGGTTATCCTTTTTGTATTTCAAATTTAAGTCATTTAAATATTTGGATATAACATCTAAACATTTGGCATCTAATACAATACCAGCAGCAGGAAAATAGCTGTATTTACGAAAAGCTGGAAACCATTTAATTTCACCTAAACATGCTTCTGTATCTTTATTAAATAACTTTATATCATCTGTTTTCTTTTTTTTGATTTGAGATAATTTTATAAAGGTGATATAACCTATTGTCAATACTTCCATAATTAAAAGTCACCATTAATAATTCTTTTATTTACAGACATTACCCACTCTTCAATTTTTTTAATATCTGGCTTTTTAGGTAACTTAGTTGTTTCTAATGCACGTTTACATTTTTCCTCAATTGAAGCTACTAAATCGTAAAACTCTTGATTCATAGTTCCATCTTTATCCATATATTTACCATTTCTGATATCCATTAGTAATTCATGGTCTTTTTTTCTATAAGTAATAATTTTTCCTTTTTTAAGAATATCTAAACACATTAAATATAATCTGACTAAATGCATAGCATGTTTATTTAAATGTGCATCATCTTTTTTGCGGTTTCTATTTAAAAGCTCTTTATAGTTTCTAGTAGTGTTAGAAATAGTTGAATATAAATTTTCTAAATCATCTGCTGGAAAATCTTTTAAATCTAAATCATAAACAAGCTTACCATCTTTAACGTGAGCAAATGCTGGGTTAACTTCATTATTATGTTGCGCATTAAAAGCACTAATAGCATTTTCTAATGAAATAGCAATGTGCCTATTCTTTTCTTCTTCTATGTAATTATCTCTTGCAAGTGCGTTTTGTAATCTTTTTAAATTAGCTCTCGCATAACCACCAAAAGTATAAAAACATTTTTGAGATAAGAATAAATCTTTGTGCTCTAATAATTCTTTTCCTAGTGGTGATAAATAAATATAATGCTCTGGTTTTAAGCCTAAGCATTCAATAATATTAGGGTTATTATCGATTAGTAATTTTACAATTTTATTAAACGCATAAATAGTTGTATCTGTAGATTCATTTATAAATTGTTCGAATGTTTTAAACCCAATGATTTCTTCAGGTCGTTCAATTGCGATACCCCTAATATCTACATCAGAGGTTTCAATGTTTGTTCCATAAGCGTGACTACCACCGAAGCATAACATGATGATATTTTTACCAAGATGCTCATTCTTTGTTAGGAACTCATAATCTTTATTTTTTAATATTTCCTCATATGAATATTTTTTTAATAATTCTTTTTCAATCATCATCTAAAACCTCTTTCTTTTTTTGTTTATTTTTGTGTTTTATTATATTGTTATTATAATATTGAACCATTTAAAAATCAACTCTTGAACTATCTATGTGAATTAAAATAATGAAATAGTGTATCTAAATTATAATTGTACATTTGAAATTTATCTTTAATTTTAGATAGTTTTCTTTTATCATAATCAGATAATATCTCAGCATCAATAAGATTACTCTTATATTGTAAAATTCTTATATCATGCACTAATTCATCACACTCTAATTTCCCATTAATTATTAGAAATTTATAATCAGAATTTAATAATCCAAATTTACTGAGGATATAAAATAATTTTATTGACTCATTTATGCCAAAGTTTTCAATTGAATAATATTTATTAAAAATCAAATAAAATAATGTAAAAAAGATATTCAAAATTATCACTTCCCTTCATATAACATATATTTATTTATTCTGATTCAGACTTTACCTGAGGGTTCTTAACCACAAACAACTCAAACGTATCATCATTTACGGTGAAATGTCTGTTATAGTGCGATGAATTTTTTATTGTATCAGATGTTACACAGATATCTCTTTCTGGAACACAGACATATTCTTCAACAAAATCAGCACATACTGTGTAAAGCATTGCGAAATAAACTTTTTTGCTAGGAAGCATTTCTTTCACCGGGTAATCACCTGCAGGAATTTCTATATACCAATGACCATATTCATCTTGCTGAGCTTGATTTAAAAATTCTAGTAACATTGATTTTGTAAGTATTTTTTTATTATGTAAAATATCATTTATATCTACCATCTTAATCATTATTCTCCTTCATCTTCTCTATCACCCTTATCATCTACAGATTTTTCAATATACATATCTGCAATATTTCCTACTAATTCTAACTCACCAACAACATCTGCGATATCAGGAAGAAGAACGTTTTCATCACTCAATAACATATACTGACCTTCTTCAAAAACAACCCTATAATAATCATAACCATCAGTTAAAACATCATTTTCATAGATGTCATTTTTATAGTAATCTTGAAGACCAATAAATTGACATAAACTTCCATCTAATATTTTTCCGTTATCAGTAGATAATTGGCAACCCCCTATATAGGTTGTGTAATAATGTTTATTAAGTTTTTTATTATAGTTTTTATAAAAAGCTATTCCAGTTCCATAGACCCATTCTCTACTAACTTCATTTATTCCTTTAAATTTATAACGCTCGATTTTAGATTGTTCTGATTTAAATTCATTAACCTTACGCTCTATCATCTTTCTCTTCTTGGCGCATTTTATTCTATTACTGCTTGATTTGTAGACCATAAAAAATAAAGATATCGCAAACAAACCACCAAGAACAATAAAAACTGCTTTTAATATGTCATTATCTCTTTCAAATAATATTGTTTCTAATAAAAGTATTCTAACAGTATTCATATATCCTAAATTACCTAATCCTTTCTATAAATTATTGTCTAAACTACTCAGAAATATTTAATGTATAAACATCACCAATATCTTCAACGCTATAATCATCAACGATAAAATCACCATAATCGCTAAGATATTCTTTTTGTTCTTCTTCGCTTAATTGCTTAAATTCTTTTAATTCTTCTTCATTTAAATCTAATTCATAATGACCTGATCTTAAATACCCTGATACATAATCAACATATCCTGTTACTTTCATATTTTAATATTTTCTCCTTTCTTTATCTATTTTTGTTTGTACGAATTTTCTAAACCAATAACCTCTTCCATAATGACTTTCACCTACTCATCATTTGAAAATAAAATCAACGTCAACGTCAACATTGTTTTCTGTGCTACTTTTTCTTCTTCGTTCTAACTCTATTTCTCTCATTAGAGCTTCCATTTCCATCCAGTTCAAATCAACTTTATTTAAATCAGCAATAGCTTTTAGTTCTTCTACTGTAAAAACGCTATAATTAAAATCAATGTTTAAATCATTATAATCTGTAACTTTTACATCTTCATATAAAATAGGTTTAAAATCATCATTATATTTCTTATTTATATTATCACATATTCTTTGAATTCTTTTTTTCTGTTTATAAGCGATAAGCTTAAACTCTTTTGATTCATTTTTTAGCATATACGAACGAAATATTTTATGTTTGCCTAATTTTTTTGAATAGTACAAAGCTCTTGCTTCTTTTTTATATCTTTGTCTTTCACTATAAGCTATGTATAACTTCATATTTTACATACCTCCTTTTTTTATTTATTTATTATATAATATTAAAATATACAATATTTTTAATCTTTATTATAAGTTAAATTTTTTTAATTAAAAAAAGATGCTTAGCAACAAACTTAAGCATCTTCTTCTATTTTTTTGTCTAGAATATTCAAATATCTATCATAGTTACTTTGTGTGTTGTTAACCTTCTTCTCAACAGAATTTATCTTTTCCTTAACTTCTTTAAGATGCTCACGCGCTTCTTGTTCCATTAAAGCTTTTATAATATCTTGTCGACTAGGTTTTTTTATAATAACAATAGTCCAAAGCACCCCTTTAGCTAAACATACACTTAATAGCAATTGAACTAACTTCCAGCGTTCTAAGCAAACTCCTATTATTAATGATATAATTAATAAGACGGTTAAAACAGTAACAACTAAGAAATAGGTATAATATAGCAATAATTTCTTCATCAATTCTCCTTTTTGGTGCTATTTTAAAATACAATTATTCTTCTTATGCCTATGTCCTTTCATAAAAAATACTACCATCTTTATAATACAAATAATCATATTCCGACATATAATATAGCAGATGTTAGCTTAATGTATTTCTTGGTTTTCTTCATTAATATTTTCATCTTCTATTTGTTCAATAGGTTCGTTGATATAAAAAAATTTCTTCCATTTTTTAATATTTATTGATAATCTAAACATATTATTCGCATAACGTATATATAGAGATGCTTTTTTCAATTTATTCAAACATATACTTCCTACAAAATTAAAAGTCAAGTCTTTAGGATTAACATATATCAAGCCTTCTCTTAAACTGTTAAAATCTTTATAAGCAACGTGAGCTTTGAAAATCAATGAATCAGCATTATTAACAATATTTAAAAGTTCATCAATAGTATTAAGTAGCTGTTTATATTGACTTTGATTAAAAATATCACACGCCAATTTCTCAGCTAACAATAGATTTAATACCTCATTTCTAGAGCGACCTTTTATATCATCGACTCCTAGAACAACATTTCTAGTAACAGTGTTTAATCTTCTTATCTGCTCTTTTTCCTCATTACGCTTTAACTGTGCTAACCTAGCTTCAGCTTGCTCTTTAGTAAAGTAGAAATTATATGTGCTCCAACGATATGAGTTTTTATACTGATATGTATCTAAAGTTAGGTATTCACCAAAAATAGAGTCTCCCTCATTAATAGCTACCTTATAACGCATAAAAGGTTTTCCAAAATGTGGATCTTCTTCAGCAAGTATTATTTTTCCTTCAGCTATCTTCTTATAATACTTATTAACAATATATAAAGTTTTCCCTAAATTTTTTTCTGATGTTTTCATATTTTATTAATCCTTATTTTTCTATATTCTCTTCTTCTAATAATTATTTCTTCTTATTGAGCATAAACTCATTGAAGTTCTGAAGTATTATTATTTCATTAGTTGCAACCTTAATCACAACATTGTTATTCTTATCAATAATAATACTTCAACCAAACCACCCCTTTTAAAATCAAAATTAGCTAGCTAATTATAATCAAAATTAACTAGCTATTTATCTCTTTTTTAGATTTTTTTTATTCTACAATTTCAATATTATAAAATAAAATATTTTCTTTTATAAATTCATCTAATGTTCCATTATAATCAAAATCATTATCTTCTTCAACAATATATATACTAATATTACCTTTTTTATAACTAATATAAGCATCATATGCTAAAGCAAAATTATCATAACTTAATTTAATAACTTTAGATTGATCATTTTTAATGTAATCTAATGCATTTTTTAGTTGATCATAATTATACTTAATATCATTTTCCATACTTTCATCATAATTCTTTTTTAATAATTCAAAACTAATCATTTTTATATCTCCTTATTCTGTTTTTCTTTACATTTATATTATATAATAAATTAAGAAATAAATCAACTAAGCATACATATCAAATTCATCATCTTTTTTATCTTCAATCAATTCTTCTAAAACGTTAATAACGAATTTTAACTCTTCAATTGAGAATGTATTAAAATTCAATTTAATAATTCTTTTATTTTCATCATCAATCTCTTTTTGCAAATCTTTATATAAATAACTCATTTTTTAATTACCTCAGTTTCAATGATTTTAATAAATATACAATAAAAAACGCACCAACTATTTTCTTATGATGCGTTTTCAAATATTATTTAATTTCAGTATTTATTTGTTCTAGTATTGGAAGAACACTTTTACAAGTATGGCACGCACCACAAGGCTTTCCATCAGCATCAGGAATACGACAAAACCAACACATATCTAAAAGGTCTTTAGGCATTTCTTTCATCAATGTTTTCTTCTTGGTGTTTGATATCATATCTATAACGCTTAATGTTCTACCACAAACAATTTTTCTTACCGCTTCTGCGTTTTTAGATCTTCTCCGCATTTCTATAATTCCCATTCTCTCATATTCATCTCTAGGTGTACTATAAACTATATGTGATATGTTGTAGGTTAAAGCGATCACACCAGAGATATATCCTTTGTGAAGAATGCTATCCAAAGGCATTTTAAACTCTTTAGGCTGTTCAAATTTTGTTTCAACATATTTAAAATCATCTAATCCATGCTCTTTTAACCAATCAAGAATTTTATGGCATGCCTCTAACTCTTTCTCCCATCTTCCAGTATTGTTAACTAATATATTATGATGAACGATAACTGTTTCATCTGATTTTTTATAATCTTTCATATATTTATAAAGGCAGTATGTGCTATCGATACCGCCTGAAAAATTAATCAATGTAATCATTATTTATAATCTCCTTTAGTTCGTTTACTGATGTATTTATTTATTATATGGACGAACTAAAACTCTATAGTGTCTTACCTGACCATGTTTTACATTAACAATTCTATCTGTATTATAACCACCAGCTACAATCGTTTCTACTTTAGCTTGTCCGTCTTCGCCAGTTACTATTCCATTTAATGTTCCATCCATGCCTACTCTTAAGTCTGAAACATCAGTTATGTTTCCAATAATTTCAGTAACTTTTTCAACTAACTCATGATATCTATCTTGCATATAACTATCAACATATTTTATAAATTCTTTTTCATCTCTTCTAAATTTTAAATCAATAGCAGTTCCAACCCAACCAGTTTTATAAATATCTTTCTGTGTCTGAATAAGCTCTTTATACGTTGTAGTCCATTCTTCTCTAGACATTGTTTGAAGTAATGTCCACTTATTGCTGTTCCAACTACTAATGTCACCACCGACTTTGTAGTATTCATCAACCAAAGGTCTAACTAATTCTAATACTTCATCTTTCCAATTATCAAAAAAATCTTTAAATATTTTAATAACAGGTCTGCTTTCTTTTTCATCTAGTAATGCAAGAGCATTTAAATACTTTTTCTTTGTAAGATTACTGTCTTCTAAATCTCTTTTAGCATATTTTATTTCGTTATCACATTCATCTAAAAAAGATTTATAACTATATTCTATGAAATCTTTACATTCTTGCAGAGTATCTCTTCCACCAAAATCTATATATCTACATCTAATTAAATCTTCTAATGTTTTTACTTCTTTTGGATTATCTATACAAGATCTATACCAACTGATACTCTCTTTAATAAAGCTTTCAACATTCTTTTTGTTTTCCCATTTACTTATTCTCTTATTAATTTTTTCAATTCTTGTTTCTAGCTTTGCTAATCTATCTAACAAAGTTTCTTTTGACATTGCCATAATCTGCTATCTCTCTTTCCTTGTTACTTTTTATATCTATATTATATAATAAACCAGTAAGATTAATCAACTTTCGTATATTTTCTCTTTCCTTTTATAATCAAGTTTCCTAAATTAGTCGCAGACCTCTCAAACCATATTTCATCATATGGTGGTGTTATTTTCTTAGAGAGTTTTTGATACCAATATCTCGTCGCACTAGGAATAGCGACTAGGAATGGGAATAAAGGACCTAAAATTACTTGATGTATATGACCATACTCATGCATAGCGGTATGTTCACTGCTTTTTTTGCTTTGTAAAAACATTAGTCCTAAAGTTAATCCACCCCAACTATTTCCAATAATAAATCTATATGTATTATGATATTTTTCAGGTCTTTTTCCACCAATAAGTAAAACTAATGTAACTAATAGACCTAATATAGTCATCGGAAGTGCCCAGGTAAACATTAATAACCAAAACAATACTTTATGTTTGCTTAAATACAGACCAGTCTTTTCGCATAGATTATACATAAATAATCCATATCCTTTTAACGGTTTTAGCATAGTTTAGAATTCTCCTTTTTATTGCAATATTTTTTTTCACATATCTAATTAATTTAGCACGAGTATCAAAAAAAAGAAGAAATATTATTTACTTCTAATCATCTGTAGATAACAATTTCTTAATTCATTAATAATTCGTTTCTTTTCTAATAGCGCCATAATAATATCAACACCAACTTCATTCTCTAATTTGTCATCAATGCGGTCAATATAATCAACGAAGAATTTTTCAACTTCATCTATATTAGCTGCTTTGCATATTTTTATATCTAATGCCATTTTTTATTTCTCCTTCTAGTCCAATGCTTGATTTTTTGCAATCTGATCCAACATTTGAATCTGATTTTTTTCAATAAATATCTAATACCTTTTTTTCTATGTTTTGTAGTACTTGTAGAATGTTCATTCTTTTCTCCTGGGTATAAAGGTCTTGCCATAAGATTGAATTCTCCTTTCATTTATATTAGCTATTTTATTTTATACGTGCATTATAATAATACATTTTTATTATATTCTTTATTTTTACCTAGTAAATTTAAGCTCTCTTGCATTTGTATATCGGTCTTAATAAAATCTATGTTAAATTAAATTAAAATTGATTCTGCGTTAATCTCTAAAGGATTTATTTTTACACTTGCTCAATTCTTAAAATTTCAATATTCCAACAAAATATCCTGCCAAGTTATCTGGAACATTATCTGGCGTTAATTTATTATATAAAATAAATACAGCCACAAGCGTGATAATAAAGGCAACGCCTAAAGTAATATAATACATAAATTTTCTCCTCTCTTATTCATATTTATGTTTTAAAAAAGCTTCTATTTGTCTTACTTCAGTATTCCAATATTTAATTACTTCAGCTTTCGCTTCCTCATGGCTTTTTATATATATAGTACTGCAACTTTGAGGTGTTGGATACCCACATACTGAGCACTTGATGATATATTCATAACAACCAGGATAGCCATGACCATTTCCTCTATCCATCGATTCTTTCTCGATGTGTGGAATATTGCCACAGATTGGGCAAGCTTTAATTGCTTCATATTTTACTTTTGCTTTAATATTTTCCATTTTATTCTCCTTTTCTTATGTCTAATTTTATCTACACCTTAATTATATAATAAAAAGAGTTGAAAAATCAACTCTTAGCTTTTTATCTTACTCATAACTATAAATTTCTTTTAACATATCACAATCAAAAATAAATTCAACGAAATCTTCAGAATCTGAGAATTCAGCAATTAAGCTCCTCTTTGCAATGTTAGGAATTGCTTCCCCAGTTTCTTCTAGGTAATACTCTGCCATATCAACATAACTATCATGTTCCAAAACTCCAAAACCTAATAAATGCATATAAGTCATTCTCAATACTTGCAACTCAGTCACATTTTTAACAACATATCTTATTGGTGAACGTTCTCCGCTGTACTTAATTGAAATTAAATAATTTGATGTCATAAATAATTTCCTCCTTATTTATTTACATATATTTTAGCTTAGTTACTGTATCAATTACCTTTTTTTAAATTATTTGATATTATAGTTTATTATTATTTTAACTTTATCGCAATTAAAAACCCCAATCAATATTAGAAACTGATATTGATTTTTTATTCTTCTTTATCTCAAAGTTAAAGTCATAAACACAGTAATCATAAATTTCAGCTAAGTAATCAACAATGAAACTCTCTGCCCCAACATCATCAACAACATCAAAATCTTCTATCTTAATTATTACCTCTGATGGAAGATTTAAATCGTTTTGGTCAATAAGGTCAAATTGTTTAAGTGCATATATAAGATTTTCTCTACATATTAATTCAGCAAAACCGCGATAAAATGCATACTTCCAGTCAGCAATATCATCATAATGCTTTTCAATTACCTTATCTAATAATATTAGTTCTTTTTTGTTTAATTCATAATCATTAAACAGTAAAGCCTGATTAATATTTTTTACAATAACTTCTTTCATAGTTTCCATAAATAATTATCTCCTTTATTTTATATATATATTATATACTAATATGGGAATAAAATCAACTATGGTAAATTAAAATTAACTGCTTCTTTAAAACTCATAAAGAAGTGTATACCCTCAGCACACTCTATCCATCTATTTTCATTAAAATCAGAAACTTCAACCGTTTTATCAATTTCATAAGCAAAATTATAATCAAATAAACTGCGAGCGAGTTTTATATCATCTAATTTATTACCCGCTAAATCGTAGAAACCAACAACTAGTGCTTTATCACAGCGACATTTTCGTGTAGTTGCGCTACTTCTTTTTGCATCTTTTGGAATAAGTAATTCGACAATAACAAATTCTTGTTTCTCTGCTACAACAGCTATACACTTTTTAAATCCTGTAAATGCTCCTATTTCCGGACATTGTAAATGATAAAAGGCTGTAGATTCATTTGCACTAACTCTACTTAAATCAGCCCTGTTTAAATTAGCCCTGTTTAAATTAGCATAACGCAAATTAGCACCACTTAAATCAGCTCCGCGCAAATTAGCATTACTTAAATCAGCTCCACGGAAATCAACCATAAATAAAATAGAATCACGTAAATCAGCGCCTCGTAAAATAGCATTAATTAAATTAACATTATTTAAATCAGCACCTCGTAAAATAGCATTACTTAAATTAGCACCGCTTAAATCAGCACCGCTTAAATTAGTCCCAATTAAATAAGCCTTGCGTAAATTAGTATTACTTAAATCAGCACGTTCACCGCCTCTTCTGTTCAGCCAATCTGCGTGTTTTTCTAAAATTTCTTCTAATTCTTTTTCAGTTATTTCTCTCATTTTTATATTTTCCTTTCATGACATATTTATATATACATATTATATAATAAAACAAGCTATAAATCAACTTTATAGCTTATTTGTTTTATTTTATTTTTTTATTCTAAACCCCAGCTAGCAAGTTCTTCAATAGTTTCGCCATCAATTTGACTTTCAGTTACTTTCTGCATCACCACATATTCATACTCTTCAGGAGTTTGTTCTGTTAAGTATTTGAAATCAGCTCTCACATCATCAAAATCATCATATCGCTCTGAAAGTTCTTCATTACTACCTTTTTCTTTCGACACAAGCATATAGAATTGTTCATCCTCTTCTACTGCAATTACAACATTATAAACATCTTGATACTGTTTCAATATTCTTATTGAGTTAATTTCAACAGGATCATTTGACATCGCTTCTTTGTAAGAATTTCCATAATAATATTTCATACACCTTCTCCTCTCTTATATTTGTGCATATTAGTAATCATATTTCTCTAATTGTTCTTTTGTAAGTGTAGTTGTAAATACTTCACCATTTTCTGCAATAGTAAACTTATACCCATTTTGCACTTTTTGGGCCTTAATAAGTGAACCGCCCCACATAGAAGCTACATTTTGACCAATACGATTTAATTTTTTATTATCCATAAATAATTTCCTCCTTTATTTATATCTATATTATATAATAACCATAACAAATAAATCAACTAAATAAAAAACTAGGATTTATTTTCCTAGTTTTAATATATTTTCAAATTTAACATTATACACAGGGCTAGCGCTACTTGAAGTTTTATTTTCACCAATCATATAAATAACCTCTTCTTTACTTATTTCTTGCCCATTTCTTAAATATCTTGTTGCGATAACATCTGCACCACTTTCTGGATGACTTGGATCAGTTGAAGTTATTCTTAAATAATATTTTCCTTTGTGTTCAACAACTAAATTTTCTAAACCTTCAACCCATCTACCCCAAGGAAGTTGACCTGTTTGTTTATTTTCATTAATTTTCATATTAGCATAATTAATACCTAACCTAATAACCATATCACTTTCTTTAACAATACCGCTACCTAAATCTTTTATTTTGGTAAAGTTGATATAGCGCCCTTTTTTAACTTCAGCTAATTTTTGTAAAATCTCTTGATTTGTCATAGTTTCTGTTCCTCCCTAAATCAATTATTTATTTTTACAATATAATTATATAATATCTTTAAATATAAATCAACTATGTAAACGCTTTTTTACAGTATCATATTTTAAATTTATTTTTTCTCTACCACATTTATCACAAACGTAAACATTATTTTCAGTTATACTCATTCTACGACCACAACAAAAAGGTGATTGGTATTTACTGTCTATTTGTTTTTGATTTTTAGATTCTTTTTTTAATATACCACCAAAACCCCTATCAGTAACATATGTTTTGTATAGAATATCAACTATGCTTTTTATTTTTTTCATAATCAACTCACCTTATCTATGATTTGTTCAATCAAAACTCTCATTTCTTCTTCTTCAATTTTCTTGTTTAATAATGAAAACATTTCTTTACAAATAGTTCTTAAATCTTCAGGTTTAATTTTTTTAATCATATCCAACATCATCATTGTATTTCCGTATTGTTCTAATTTAAAAAGAAGTTCTTTTTGTTTTTCTGATTTAAAATCTTTATATTCAGGAACTAATAATGTTCTATTGTTAGATAATTTACATTTGATACCTGTTTTTTCAAATATCTCTTCAACATCATCTTCATCTACATTTTCCCAGGTAAAGTAATAACCACTTCCTGTTGTAATGAATGGATATTCTTCCCATTCCATTGCCTTGGCAATTGTTTCAATATGTTTATGTAATATAGTTGTGGCTTTAAACATTTTATTTCCTCCTACTTATTTTTATTGTTTTTCATATTTTCGACCTTTATCAACAGCTTTTAAAATATCATTTGCAAACTTTTCTGCTTCTTTTAAATTTACAGAACCTAACGCGGGCCAATTTATAGTAATACCATCATATTTTTTATCATGATAAGCATTCTTTTTTACGTACAGCTTAACTTTACCAAATTCAAAAGTTTCGTTTATATAGTCATCATCATTAACCTTAATCGAATCATTATAAATTTGTTTTGCTTCTTCAATTGAATCTGCCATTATTTTAGTTTCTTTATCTTTTTTAGTAACTGTATAAGTTTTCATCTTTTATTTCCTCCTGTATTTTTATATATATATATATATTATATAATAAAAGAGAGTCTAAAATCAACTCTCTTGTTTTTTATACTAATTGTATTTGTAATCTTTTCAAAAAAATATAATCCTTAAATGTCTTTTGTTTTAACTCTAAGGATTATTTTACTATTATACATAATTTAGCTTTCTTCTTTGTCATCTAACTTTTTCATAGCATCTGCTTTGCCTAATTCATACGCTCTTTTTAAAGCTTCTGCCACGCCCCATACAGATACATCGTAAAAGTCTAGTCTGTCGCTATATCGAGTTACTAAAGTGTTGATTAATAGGCATTCTCTTGCAATTTTTGTAAACTCGTTTTGAACTCTTCTTGAAATTGTTTCGCTCATTTTTTCTTTCCTTTCTTTTCTTATAGATAATATGTTTCTTTGCTACACATTTTTGTTACGGTAGTTGTTTTTTCAACTGTTACATCATTAAGAGCAACATAATCATATTCAATATCATCTTGTTCAGTCAAATATTTATAATCAGCTCTTGCTGAGTCAAAATCATCATATCTGTCAACAGTTTTCATAAGTCTTCCTTTTTTTCTATAGATAAGCTCATAATATTTCTCAATTCTTACGTGTTTCTCTAAATTATTTTTCATAAATAACTCCTCCTTAATAAGTTCCACATTGTAAATTTTTGTGTTAATTTTTTATACAATTTATAAATGTTTTTATTCATATAATAATTAAGGTATAATTATTTTAGTAGTTGTTGTTTTTTCAACTGTTACCTCATTAATAACAATATAATCATATTCAATATCATCATCATCTTCAGTCAAATATTCATAAAAGACTTTTGCTGCTTCAAAATTGTCAAATCTGTCAATAGTTTCCGTAATTCTTCCTTTCTTTCTATAGACAAGTTCATAATATCTCTCAACTCTTACGTGCTTCTTTAAATCATTTTTCATAAATAACTGCTCCTTATCTCATTTAATTTTACACATATATTATATAATAAATATAAAATAAAATCAACAATCATATGTTGGTATCAGAATAAATAAATAAAAAGAGGGATTAGCGCATCCCTCTTTTGTTTTAATATATATATATATATATGGTTTTATTCTTCGTAGAAGCCATCGAAGTCGTCTTCTTTGCCTGCTTCTTCATAAGATGCTTGTTCTTCTGCTCTTTCCCTAAATTGTTCTTTCAAGTAATCATGATAAGCTAAAAACTCTTTTGTATCACTTTCAATCTTATCAATGTATTTTTGTAACTCTTTATTACTTATATCAGCATCTAATTTAAATCTATCTAATATATAATCAACCAAAGATGATTGACTAACATCTGCTGTATATACATAATCAATCACAATTTCTTCCCAATCAGATGGTTCATATGGATTTCTACTAGGAATTTCATCACCCATAATTATTAAATCATCGTAATATAATTCAACATCACCTGTTAAATGTCCATCATAAAAATCTATTTCAAAATCATTTTGTTCTAACATTGATTCTAGCTCATCTAGATTTTCTTTCATTTCTGTATATCTTCTACCACTAAAATAATCAGGTTCTAAATCTGTTTTTTTAAACGCTTTTATTTCTGCTTGCTCATAGTAAGAATCAAATAAATAATCTTTATAATCCTCAGGACTTCTTGCTATGTTATCGATGAATTTTTGAGCTTCAACAACGGTTAAATCTTCTCTATCAATGTAATTTCTGTCGCAAATGTATTGAAGAAGGAATTCAGGTTCAACAGTAATAGTAAGATCAACGTCAACAGAAATCTCATTATCAAACATATTAAAAACATCAACCTCAGGATAATGTAATTCCATTTCACCGATTAGAAATCCTTCGTCGTGGAAGTTAAGTTTATCATAATCTGTATTTAATAATGTGCCATCATCTTCTTCTTCATCTTCAAATTCAACATCAATGCTTTCATTGAAAAATCTCTTATACGCACCAGTTTTTTCGAATAAATATGATACATCTTCTGTATTACCACTAGTTACTTCTTTAAACCATTTTTCAACAGTCCAATTCATATCATTAATATAATCTATGATATTTGATTCAATGTCTTTTAACGCTTCTCTTGTAAAAGTTAAATTATAGTCCCTTGCCTTTTTAATAAGGTCTTCCTTGGTTATTGAATCTCCAACAATTGGATCATAAAAATATTTTCTGTAATTACCAGTTTTCTCAAACAGATCTGATACGTCTTCCCCACCGCCATAGATCACCATTTCCATCCAATCTTCAGCTGACCAAAGTGTTGGACTTTCGTTGATATAATCTACAACGTTCCATTTTAAGTCTTTTAATGCTTCTTTATTAAAGGTTAATCCATATTTTTTAGCTGCGTCAATAACTTCTTGAACAGTTACTTTCTTACTATTCAAGTCTTGAGATACTTTTCCAACAGAGATTGTTTTACTAAAATTCAGATCACTATTTCCATGAGGTCCTCCCCATACAGGTGTGCCCCCAAGGAAATCTGGAGTTAATGGAGCAAGCTCTTCTGGATTATTGGTAGTAGAAGATGGTTGATATGACCATGTTTTTGTAATGTTCCAAAGCCTTAAAACTCTTCTAACATAATCATCAAAATTCTCTTGAAAGTCTTTTTCAGTGGATCTTTCATTAAATACAAAGTCTTTATAGAACTTATATTTTTTACTTAATTGAGGATCTTTTAAAAGATTTTTTAAAGATGATATAGATGTTCCAGAGAATATAACATCTGAATACTTTGTATCATAATGCATAATTACTTGATTATCTCCTAACTCTTCCCCCTCAATTTCAGATTCCAGTATTTTATGTTTATTTTCATTCTCCTTTAAGAATGAGAATGATGGGTCAATTGAAGGATCGAATCCTAAATAATCGATCATTATCTGATTAGCTTCTTTTATTGAATATCCTAATTCTCTTACTAAAGTATCTCTCTCATGGATAGCTTCAGTCTCCCATTTCCCACTGACAGGAGAAGAAGTATTATATCTATCTGCAATTTCATCAATATCCCTTAAAGCTTCTTTAGATAATTTGGATACAAATTCTTCAGCAATGCGTCCCTTATATACATATATTTCTTGATTATAATCTGGACCTTCTCTGTCAAGTAATTTTAAGTCATATCTATCTATAAGTTTTTGCCCAAGATCATAATCAATGCTTATATAAGCGTTTTCATGATCTAGCTTATTTCCAGGAACAATTGCTGTATAACCATCATTATTATTTATGAATAAAACGTCCCCTTTTTTAAGCCTGCTTAAAGCATCCTCTTCATCTTCAATTTCAATATCAAAGTTTTCTGTAATGCTATCATTAAATATTTTTTTCCAATTAACATCTTGTACAAACAAATCTGAAAGCTCTTCTGTTTTACCATCAATAATTGCTTTCATCCATTCATCAGCACTATTAAATTCACTGTCGTCATTGATATAATCTACTACATTCCATTCTAAATCTTTTAATGCTTCTTCGGTAAAGGTTAGCCCATAGTTTTTAGCCGCACTTATTACGTCTTGAGCTGTTACTTTTTCTTCATCATCTATGTCATCATCTTCATCTTCAATCCAAATGTTCCAATCATTTATTTCTACCATCTCAATAACATCATCTTCACTTAGATAATAAAGAGCCGCCCTAGCAACTTCTTCCCAATCCAAGACTCCATCTTCTACCGCGTTGATTAAATCAGAAGTAACTTGTCTTACATTTCTATTCATAATATATTATCTCCTTTTTATATATTTTTTGTAAGTTCAATTATCAATTAATTTAGCAGTTGTAAAACATTTTCATATCACTATTTTCTTTAAATTAATTCATCTCTATATAGATAAGGGCTTTTATCAAGGTAAGCCCTTATAACCTTTAACACCTTTATATTATATAATAAACTAGACTTAAAAATCAACAAAGCTCAAAAGTAAAATTTCACCGCTCTTAACTTCTATTTTAAAATCTATCTTCCTGTGTATAAAACAAAAAAACTAACAGGAGAGATTAAATTTGAATAGTAGAATCGTAATTCTAGCTAAATATAATCTTCATCATCTGTTAGTTTTATATTCTTATTATTTTTAATTTTTAATAAACCAAGGCGCAACTATGGATAATAACTTCTGTGGCGTCATCGTTGTTTATTAGCTGTAAGCGCCTTTTGTTTATTTGTGTTTATTATTTTTCATTTGTTGTATCAAATTCACCTTTTCATCATCAATATTATAGCAATATGGTTCAATATTATTTTAATCAGCTATAAATAAGATAATTTATTTACTTATTAGCGTATTAACCTAAAACTACGCTATCGTATCTATCTGCATAAACAACTTCTAGCATAAATTCATAAGGAGTATGTTTCTTTCCATCTATAAGTGTTTTAAATATACTTGTTGCTTGACCACTAACCATTCTTACATTAGGAACATGTTTAGTTGTATGATAAGTATCTTGTCTAGCATCAACATTCCAAAATACGATTTCAGGTAAATCATAACCATATCGATTATATCTATCTTTCATCTTATCGTAGAAGGTCATATTGGTAGCGTCCCTGCGTTGGTAGATATAGGTTATTCCTACCATACATCCATTATCAACAACACATTGGTCAAATTCCATATCAGTTATAATTATTAACTGTTTAGGCATATCTTCTTGTGTTAAGTTATTATCAACACCTGTTTTTAATATTAAATCAAAAGCAGCTTCTAGATTTGTATTATCCACAATTTCTGGAACAACATTTAATTTATCAGCAAGCGTCATGTTATCCTTTAAACTAATCCAACTAGGTTTGCTAGCAAATGTCATAAACTTGTTATGGAATGGTCCTGTATTTCTTTCTGCAAAATATATTCCTAAACCAACTGATGTAGCCATTGGACGACCCATCATTGAACCAGAAGTATCGGCAATAACAATTGTGTTACATTCAACTCCTTGAATCCAATCTTTTAATCCATCCCACATAGCTTCTAACTCAGGTTTAAGGGTTCTAATATGCAGCACAGATCTTGATATATTCTGTGATAAATATTTTTCAATTATCTCATATGGATATAAATTTTTTGTATTAATTTTTGCTTCTTTTTCAACAACAGTTCCATCATCTTTAACAACAGTTATTTTCTTACCGTTTTTAAGAGCTTCTAAATATTCTTTAAATCTTTCTTCTTGATGTTTATAGAACGCTTTATTATATTTCTTCATAGCGCCACCAGGAACTGTATTGAAGTCTACTTTTTCCCATTCATTTTCAGACAGTCTCTTCTCTAATACATCAATATATTTTCTTAAACTAGCTAAAGTTTTTCTATATTCTTTTTCAGACATTTTAAAAAACTTAGCTGTTAATTTTCCTAATTTAACGCTTTCTTTGCTTGAAGTGTTAACTGATTTTAACCACTTTCCAAGTAAGCTAACAGATTTACCTTCTTGCATATTAATTACGTCTTTATCAAATTGTTCTTTCATAAAAGCAAAAGCTTCTTTTTCCGCTGGTGTTCCAGCTAATGTATATAAATCATCAAAGCGTCCATATTTAGCGATATTTGGAATATTAGCAACAATATCTTTTGTTCTATTATTAGCTAACCAATTTAAACCAACTCTAAATACTCTACGTTCACCCAAACCTTCTCCAATATCTCTCGCATAGAATAATATTTTCATAGCTGTTAGGGGTTGCTCGATATATGCTTTCATAAATTTAGTCTCAATATCTGCATCTGGTCTTCTTCTTAAAGCCCCGATTGTAGCAAATAAATCTAAATTGGCGTCAAATGTTGTATTTAACGCATCAAGACCGTTTTCTGTTAATTTCCAAGCTACTTCTTTTTCAATAGCTTCTACAAATTTGTTTTCCATTTTTATATTTTCCTTTCATGACATATTTTTCTAAGTGTGTGTGTTTTCATAATTAAAAAGAGATAAAAAAAATAAATATCAAGACACTTTATACTACCTTACCAGTTAGGTGATAATTGCAATCGCACAATTAATTGGATTCGAACCAACATAAGTCTCATTTTCAGTGAGAGGATATTTAGCTGTATGTGTCTTTATGTTATTTATCTCTTTAATTATTTAAATATTGCAAGGCGCGGTATGTTAGGATTTATCAGATCGGTTACATATAACATTAGCTGTATGCGCCTTTTTCTCTATTATTTGATTCGTTAATCAATAAAAGCTGTTAATGTCATTTTGAATTACGTTTTATTATACAATTTATTTTTTAGATTTTTATTGCTACATTTAAAATTCTATTACAGCAATTTTATCAGTGCTATTATCCCTGCCATCATATCGTGTTACATATATATAAACGTTTACTCTTTGTATAGTAATTCCATCATGTAAAGGACATCGTTTAATCACATGTCTATTTGTTTCTACGTAATTTTTAGCTTCTTCTTCTGAATTAAATACTCCGTCTAACAATGTTATATCATCTAAAAATGCTTCATCTCCATTACTTAATTCAACTGTTAAATAAAAATGAACTTTTGATAATCTCATAATATTTATTTCTCCTATTGATTTTTTTACTTAAATATTATATAATAAGATGGGGATAAAATCAACTATTTTTCGCTTAAATAATACAAGCAAGCAAATCAGGTGTTTGTTTTATCTCTTCTAATGTTTTCTCAATAAACTTATATAATTTTGCATTAGATAGATTCTTCAAACTATTTAATATTTTATTTCCAATATTATCATTTATTTTATAGTTATTACAGAAGTTAAATATAAAGTCTTCACCAATACTGTTTAGATGTTTCACTAATTTCCTTGAATCAAATTTACTTGTTATTGTGATCTCTTTTTGTTTAACTTCTTCACCTGTTTCTTTAGATATAGTTTTAATTGTTTTAATTTCTTTTTCTTTTTTATAATTATGATAATTAGCGATACTATCCACAATTAAAGCTTCTAGGTTTTCACCTCTATCTAATAACATTTGAACTAAACTATAAGCTCCACCTAAAAATGTCTTTTCATCCTCTGAATAAGCTCCAATATAACTAATAGCATAATCTCCATCTTCTTCTAAGATAGTATCTAGACTATACGTCTGTGTATCAGCTTTTCTTTTATCTTTATTGTGGAATTGGAACACTCTTCCTCTCATACTCCCACAACATCTATTTATGATTTTATCAGGAGCGTCTTGGTCGACCTTGTAATAATATTTATTAGGAATTTTATTCCCATTTTCATCTAATTTATATTCTTTAAATATTCCTTCTTTTACAACAGCTTCAAACTCATATCTCCAAACTCTATAATAAAAAGCAACATATAAACTATCTGATAACCAATCTACATAATCAGTTATTGGAAGATTTAATGTATAACTATTTTTATGCCACTCAAATATTTTATACCAATATCGCAACATTAAAGCTGAATAATAAGCGCTTCTTAAAATTTCTTGCTCTGCCTCTTTATCTTTATCACCGCTAATTTTATACGCTAACGCTTTCTCATCTGCATCACAGTATCCATTAGCTAGCTCCGTTTTAGACATTAGCTGGTAATCTCCCAAGATACCCGCATCAGTTTGAAAAGCTACTTGCAGTTCATTTAGTGTCATACTTTTCCTTTCCCTATTTAATTTATTTCACATATAATACAATTTTTTATATCAATTTATTTTTTAATTAATCGAGGAGGTTTAATACCTCCCCATATTTTTATTCCCTTGTTTTTTATTTGCTTAATTTAATATTTTTTTCTTCCCCATTTGATATCAGTAACTTCAACATAATTATCTCCTTCATTATATTGAAAGTTAAAAGGTTTTTCTTTTCCACTTAAATAATGCCCAAATTCTTCTCTTAAGAACTTAGCGATACTTTTTTCATTTATATCTCCAGTCAACCATTCAACATCAAGTTCTAACCTAGTTGGTAATGCATCATCAAAATCTTCTTCATCAAATATATCATCAAAATCTTCTTCATCATCTATATCATCAAACTCATCTTCATAAATATCTTTTCCAGTTAGCGCTTTATATACATAAGCTAAAACATCATGGCCATAAAATCTTTTTTCAAATTTTAGACCTTCTATTGCATCTCTAATTCCAGTTTTTCCTGAATTATAACTAATACCTACAACATTTCCAGAATTGTCTGTCAATAAAGAGATATCTTTATAATTAACGGCTTCTTCTATCTCTGCATAAGTACCGCTTCCTAGGACAACATTTTCCAACTCTTGCTCAATATTAATTTCTTGCAAGCCTTTTAAATTAACTTCATTTGCTTTCATAAACAATCTCTCCTCCTATCATTTATTTTATAGCTATATTATATACTAAAATATTTAAATAAATCAACTAATTTCAATAACTTTATAGAACTTTATTCATAATAATAAGGAACAATAATTCTACTATTACGATTATTAGTTAGTTTACAAACAATGCCAGTTTTAGCTTTAATCTCGGCAATGTCTTTCGGAGTCTTGTTTTTCCAGGTCAAATACCCATTAGCACCGGAATCACAATACCCTGGCGGATTCCATCCCATAGCTTTACAAATAAGCTCAATATTGCGTTTTTTTGTAATCATATATATTTCCTCCTTATTTTATATTATTATTATATATTAACTTTGAAATTAAATCAACTATTCATCTAGTTACTTTGTAATCTACATGCTTGAGTAATAATCTCTACCAAATCATTTCCAGCTATCTGTAATGTTGCTGTCACTTCAATTCCAGCGTTAACGGAATCAATTAATTGTTGTGATAAGTTTTTACCTAAAGAGTTTTTAATAGTGTTTGATAATTCTATTAATGTTTCTTTTGTTTGTTCTTTATGTGTTTGATAGCCAGCTTGAAAACCTTTCTGATATTCTTTTTTAAGTTTGCGATTGTATAATCGTGTCGTTTTTTTCATCTATTCCACTACCTTAATTTGAGTAACTTCTATTTGTTTTCCTGCTTCAATTCTCTCAACTTCATCATTTTCATACACAATTGTTACAATGTTGTCGCGTCTAGTTAGTGGTTGAATTACTTGAACAACTTTACGTCTATCAATAACATCACCAACTTCAATATTACGAGCAATTTTTTCTATTTTACTTTTGATTTGCGTACCAGTTTTATCTGTTCTACCCTTTAAAGAATCATAAACTTTATAAGCACCAGCAACAGTTTGACCATCATTTAAATAACTAACTTCCTCAGTATTGATACGAGACCACGTTCCGCTACCTTCATCCTTAAGCCATTCTTTAACAACAGCTTTCAATTTATCAGCGAACCAACTTCTTACTGCAAGATCTGACATATCATATAATGGGTTTGTATAATTTCTTCTGCTGCTGTAAGTTGTGTCAAACGGTTCCATCTCAATACCTTCTTCGGTAAGGGAATTACAAACCCAATAAGGCTCCATGCGTGTGCTGTTTTCCCACATTCCATCTGATAATTGCCCCATAACTGCATCTAAATAAGCTAATTCCTCTTTACTACATTTTACTAATCTTGTTCTTGCCATATTATTTTCTCCTTTAATTTAATTTATTTTATATCTATATTATATGATAAAAAAAGCTGATAAATCAACTTTCTTTTATATTATCTGTTTTACCATCTAATACTGATGTAACTTCAAAACTAAGATTCTCATGTGTTAAAAGATATACATACACCCATTTATTTTCTTTAGTATCAAATAAATAAATATAATCAACACCATGATCGTTTCCTGCTTCAATATAGTTAGATAAATCAACGCAAGTTTTAAAATCAACATCTTTTTCTCCTCTTGTGCGATAAGTTATACACAAGTTAGGATCTTTATCTGCAAAATAATCTTTCCAAGCATTTTCATTAACTACTGGGGTGTATCCTAAAACTGATAAATCCCCTAAATTTAATAATTGTCTAATAGTTTTTTCATCTTTATAAAAATCAATTAATTTTCTACCTACAGAAGTTACATAACCATCAAAATGGCAATAAATGTAATCTATACTGTTGTTTTTATTTTTGATACCAATTAAACTGCGTGTTGCCATGTTTTTTCCTCCTTAAATACTTTCAAATTCTCCGCCAACTGCTTCTTCAAGTTCTGAATCGTATAAATCAATACAGATAGTAATCATATCATCATGACTGATTATAATATCTTTACCATGATATTTCACAATAACTTCATTTTCCATCCAGCCTTTAGGGCTTAACAACTCTAAAGCCTTTTCTCTTGAAATAACGCCTTTTAACAACACATTTCTAAGAACTCTGATCTTATTCTCCATAAATTATTTCCTCCTTGTTTCTACATATATATTATAATATAAAATGGAGAATAAATCAACTTATTCTCCATTACGCATTTTAATTTTCACTAATCTTACTAATAATGTTTTCTAATAAAACTGTAAACTCTTCTTCACCTATCTTTTTATAAAGGATATTAAACAATTCTTTACACATAATTTTTAAATCTTTACTACTTGATTTTTTAGCTAAATCTAAATACATCATTACTGGTCCATATTGGCTTAATTGTAATAATAATTCTTTTTCTTTTTCAGATTTGAAGTTTGTATATTGAGGAACAAGAAGTATTCCAGAATCAGTTACTCTGCATTCAATCCCTGTTTTTTCTAATATAGCTTTTACATCTTCTTCTGTTTTATTCTCCCAGGTAAAATAATAATTACTTCCAGAGAATATTTTTGGACTATCTTCATAATTCGTTTTCTCAGCTATAATTACGATATTTTTTAATAGCACATTGCTTGATTTAAACATAAATTAGACCTCCTTTATTCTACTATTACAGGTTTTCTTGAATTTGCTCTTCGCGGAACATTATCTTTAAAGTTATAACTAACTCTTATATAATGCATATAATCATAACCTAATACATAACTAATATTGCGGTCATCTAAATGTAATTCAGCGTTTTTCATATCTCTTTCTCTAGCTAATATACTGCAATCAAAATGAATTTTAATAAAATTACCTTCTCTAATAACATCATAACAACCTTTAGTTGCTTCTTTATACCATAACTGTTCTTCAATTTCTCTATACGGATTTAACTCCGCGTACAATCTTTGCATAGCGCCCATAATATATTTTCCTCCTTAATATATTTACAGTATTATTATATAATAAAAAAAAGATAAAATCAACTTTATCTTTTAATTTATTGTATTAATATGGTCTAAGTAAAATCTAATCAAGATATGGTTGATGTTCCTCAAGTTCTCCGCTTTCAGCTTCTTCAAGTTCTTTTTGAGCTTCAATTAGTATTTTTTGATAATTTTCCATTTTATCTTCAGGAATAGCAATATATGAATCTCGATAAGTTATATCAAGTTCATCATGAATACCATCAAGTACTTTATTATCTTTTTCCCACTTATCCATTTCAAAATATGTATAATTATCTCCACCACACCTTGTATGTATATATAATGTGTCAGTTCCAACATACTTGTTGAACATTTCATATTGAGGTGATGTTTGTTCTATCTTATCCTCAATTTTCATTAACCTTAATCCCCTTAGACGTGGAGGCTCGCTTGGTAACAATCCTTTAAGTTCAGTAATTTGCATAAATGCTCCTATATCCATTATTTATTTTTCATCCTTTCTTTAATGTCAAATGTTATTTCAAATCATTTATATATTCCAATTCGCTCATTAAATCATAAAATTCTTTTAATTCTACATTTTCTTGAATTTCATTATAACAAAGATTTTCAAGGATTTCATCCTTTATTTCTTCAGCAAGAATTCTAATCTCAATTAATAGTTCATTAATTTTTTTATTCATTTTTTACCTCCTTTTCTATTTGTTATATTTATGGTCTAATATTATTTTTCATTTATATTGTGTTATACTAAATCTTAATCTAAATAAGGGAAGTGCATCCAACCCTCACCAAATATAGCATATTCAGGATAGCTTGAATCAGGTCCTTTTGTTCCCCACAGCCCTCTTTTTCTATGCCAAGTAAGCTCTTCAATCTGCCCAGTTGGATCAGGTTTAATTGTTTCAGCAACTGTATCATAGAAGAATACTCTTTTTCCCTCTAAATCAGGTCTGTCTAAATATGGATTACCCTCACAATGATATATTGGAGCTATTAATTCACATTCTTGCACTTTAATTGTTGTTGGCGTAACATCAATAACTGTATAAGGTCTTTTAACCATATCAATATAATAACTTCCAGTGAATTGTCTTAAATAGAGTTGATCTCCTACCTTTGGATAATATTTTTCTGCCATATAATAATTTTCCTCCTATTAGTTATTTTACATTAGTAATTATATATAAAAATGAAAATTTAATCAACTATTCAAATTCACCTAATATATCTACTATATAATCAGTGATGAAATCTAGTCGATAATCTATGTCTCTTGAATTATCAATAGTCATCCAATATGTTAAAGATCCCTTTTCTTCATATTGACAAAGTTTTGATTCTAATTTGTTATCAAAATCTTTACTATCTCTTATAAGTCTATCAATGAGGTTACTTCTAATCTCTAATGTGTCACCTTCGCGAGTTAAAAATCTTTCAAGAGTGGTTGCTAATGGTGCTTTTAACCAAACTACAAATACTTCAACATCTTCTGGTTTTGTTTCTAAAATTTGCATTAAACCACTTGGATTTACAACTACAACATTATATCCTTCTTTAATACTATCTTTATGTAAACCATATTTCCACTGATTCTTATTTATAATATAATCAGTTGTCTCTAAAAATTGATCATGCATATCATCATATTCTTCTGTGCTGATAAAATGATAGTCGACACCATTTTGTTCTGATGGTCGTGCAGGCCTTGTGGTGTGTGATATACATCTGTTAAAACCCAATTCACCCAATCTTTTATCTACCTCTGATTTCCCAACAGCACATTTTCCTATAAGGATTATTAATTTTTTGCTCATTTATTATCTCCTTTAGATTCTATATAATCAATATACAATAATTGGGTGTCTATATCAATTTTATGCTTTAACAAAATAATTTCCGACGCACGAATCTCCACAATTCCAAATATCAATATAGGCAGTATCTTTTAAAGCAACATAATGATTAGTAACGTTTACTATAACACCTTTCTCCAATTGCTTTTTTGTTAAAACTTTATCCATTTCTTTAACTCTGTATTTAGTGTTATCTTGTTTTCTAGGTTGCTTCATCTTAACATAACCAAATCTCTTAAGGACATTTTCCATAACTTTCCTGCTTGTAAAATCATAATATGTTTTTTTAACTTCATCAAATTGTAGCTGCAAAGCTTTATCATAATCAATACCAAGGCAAGAAACAATAGCCCTAGTTGAACAATCTCCGGTCTTCCTCCCTTTTGGGTTAACATTTATTTGTCTATAATTTAACATAGCAAATTTCACCTCTCTTAACTTAACATACATATATTATATACTATATCTAAATTAAAATCAACGTTAAGACAACTAAAAAAAAAGAGCATACTTTACAGTAAATGCTCTTTTATTATTTCTAATCATATTGTGCAAAATCAAAATCTAAATTTTTATTTTTATTCTCTCCTATGCCAATATATCTTTTATCATCTAACTCATTTAAGTATTTAATAAGAGATATAACCCACTCACTTCCTGTCAGATTGTTATTGATAAGAACAGGAGGAGAAGCTGTTGCAACATTTTTTACTGTTGTAGCAGTCTTAATATCTTTATACACAGATGCCGCTATAGGATTATCTAATGCTTCTTTTTCTAACTTATGGAGTGCTTTAGGGTTTAAAGATGCTGTAATTGCAAATCCCCATGCTTTGACTCCTCTGTTGTTAATTTTTGCAAAATCTTCTCTGCTAACATATGCATCACTTAGTTTATCTAACCATTGATCTAAATTCTGAATTTTATCAGGATACTTAGCATTTATAGAGTCTATTGATGCCATTAGCCATTCTAATGTTACATAAATTTTTTTATTATTTTTAATTACTTTTGTGCTTTTTGCGCACCAATCATCAAATGATTTAGCTGCTTCTTTAAATTTTGTCTCAAATTTTGCTCTTAATTGTTCTATACGCTGTTCAGCTGAATCAATATTAAGTTTTTGATTTATTTTATTGCTAACTGTTTCAACAGATTCTGCACTCGGATCTCCATAATTCTTAAATGGCTCGTTTTTACTGAAAGCATCTAAAGCTCTTGCAAGCGTTTTAATAATAAACTTTTGAACGATCTTGCCATTAAGGTTTATAGTATCTTCATAACTTTCATTAATATTAAATATACCAAGTTGATCTAAAACCACATCTTTTAACAGAGTTTTTACCTTTTGAAGATCTTCAGGTTCTGCATTATCAAATAATTCATCACAAATCCTTAATATATCTCCCAAGGTAAGTTTATTATATTTGTCATTAGCTTCTGATATATTAGAAGATTCAAGTAATAAATTTTCTTTAATTCTTGTTGGTGTTAAATCTATATCATATAAATTTTTGACTATTTTTTCAATCATAATATTTTATTCCCTTAATTATCTTACTTTGTTTTTTGTAACACGCAAGAATCAATGATCATAAGCATCAGATTCATCATCCAATAAATTAAAATTATTTGTCTTGAAGTTCTCTATTGTTGACCGTTCTGTTGTATTAACCAACATTGGTCCTAACTCACAAACAATACTTGTTGGAAAAACTGCTATATTACTCATTCTCAACACCTTAAAGACTCTTCCTTCACTTCTATCTAAACCAGATGGTATAACAAATAAACCGCCTGTTTCAACTTCCATATCATATGGAACGTGTATCACAACTGATGTATCTGCTAACTCTGTATTCCACCCGATTTTACGCATTGTTTTTTGTGTTGGATGTTCATCATAAATACAGCGAACCAGTATAGGTTCTTTGTAATTTGTATCTAGTTCGCCATACATGTTATAATCTTTTGAATTAGGTATAGGAGCTCTATAAGTAACATTTAAACCATGCAAACGTAAAAACTCTTTGAAGAATTGTCTGCTTAATTTAATATTCTGTTCATTTAAAAGTAAACCAGTATCTTCATTCCTCATTTATATGTTCTCCTGTATTTTATGGTCTAATATTATTTTTCGCTATCATTAATTTTGAATTCAAATACCTCTTCTGATAAGTTATTTGTTACTTTGAAAAGAGTGTTTTTTAAAGTTTCTGTTAAGTTATGTTTTTCTAATGATTCATTTATTTCTGTTTTAGGTGTTAAAGTAAATTTTACATTTGCTTCTGAATTTTCAGATCTAATAATTCCTTCTAAAACAACATTTCCTTTTACGTCAACAGCACCACCCATAGTTTTAAAGATAACTGTATCTTCATACGCCTCATCAAAATATTTATTTAATTCTTCATCAAATAATTCTGCATCAAAATCAATTTCATCATCAGCTTCTGAAAAGAATGGTTTAATATTAACTTCTTCTTCTAAGTCTTCATCTTCATCTAAATTGATTTTACTTTCATTTAAACCAATAACAAACTTTTGAATAAATTCTTCAGCTTCTTCATACGCAAGTACTTTACCTTCCCCCTCTATCACCCCATTACGTAAATCATCAAGAACATCTTTAACCTGACTTTCAGTAATTCCTTTTGGATGATATTCCTTCATATACCTAGATATCCAAAGTTCTAAATCTTCACCATATAAAGTTGACTCTTCAAAATTTTTCCAATCGTCATCATCTTCATCTTCGTCATCAAAAATAAAATCTGCATCAGGGCCTATAGCTTTAGCAACAATTTCTCGTTCACTAGGGCTGCTTGCTGCATCTAATAAGTCAAGTATATCACTAAGTTCTGGGTCTTTAAGTGCGGCAATATTATCTTCTCTCTCATACCAATAAATAATAATGTCTGCTGCTTCATCAAAATATTGTGGGTCACCATCAAACATTTGTTTTAATTTTTTTGCAGTTGTTACTAAGTTTACACTTTCGCTTAATTTTTGTTCATCTTCTTCTTCATTTTCAACATCTTCATAAAAATTCTTTTTCGCGTCTTGTTTAAATCCTTTTACAATAGCTTCTTTTTCTTCTTTTGTTGCTGTTTTAATCCAATTTAAAGCTTCTTTTTTATTAAAACCATATGCGTCTTGAACTGCAGCTAGTAATGTTCTATCAATGCTTTCAGATAAATCAACTTTTTCACCCCATTTGTATGAAGCAACTACCTCATCATCTTTCTTAACATCAAACCAAACATCACCACGATTTTTAGATTGTCTCTTTGCAAATATTCTAGCCTCTTGTTCATCATCAAAACCTTGAACAAACTCTTCTTCACCTTTGTCTTTTGTTACAACAGTAAATTTCTCTGTTAATGATTCATTTATTTCTTCGATTTCAAAATCTTCTTCTAAAGCTTCTCCAGCTATGACTGGTTTCTTAGTTGAAATTTGTTCTATTCTATTTATTAAAGCATCAGCTACTTTTTGTTCTTCTTCATTTTTTGGCTCAACTGCATCAAAACCAAATACATCGTAATATAATTCTTCAGCTTTTTTCAAACTGTAAGTTTTAACATCTTTTAGTATATCAGTCATTTTGCCTCTAAAATCTTTTTTGCTATTACCGCCATATAGTTCAGTTAATCTAGCATCTAACGCATCAAAAATAATTTGTTCTGCCTCGTCTTGTGGCTCTGTTTTAAAGAACTCATATTCGTTGAATAATTTTTCACATTTTTGAACATCCCATGTTTTTATTTGTTTAGCTAGATTTTTCGCTTCTTCTATATATTCTTCATACTCACCTGGCTCAAATTCAAAATCAGGATCAGCCGCTTCAGTAATTAAATCATATCTATAATTTTCTTTTAATGAGCGTTGAACTTTATATTTTTTATTTTCAGCTCTTAATTTAGAAACTGCTTCAGATAAATCTTTTCTCGTTTTGAATGAAACTACTTCTTTATTCAAGTCTTCTGTAACTTGATTGTTTTGTTCAGAAGCTTTTTTTCTTAATAGATCTAATAACTCAATTCCTTCAACATCGCCATGTTTTCTTGCAAATGCTTGAAGTTGAAATAAAGTCATTCCTAATTTAGTTGCTAGGTTAAGGATCTCTTTAAATTGATCTGCTGAAACACCTTCATTAATATCTTTTTGATCGATTACTTTAACATCATGTTTTTCTAGCATCTCGTCTAATTCATCTTTGTACCCAGTTATTTTTTTGAATTGTTCTATCAATTTTTTATCATCAGTGTTTTTAACATATTTTTCAAATAATACTTCTAAATCTTCTCTATTATGAATACTCTCTTTAATCCAAAATTCTTCAGAGCGAGGTGAATCAACATTATATTTTGCTAAATCATTTACTGTAAATATTTTATCACATAATTCATCTTCAGCAGATAAACTTTGATCTTCAATATTATCTGTGTAAATATCTTCTCCAGCGTCTTTTACTTTTATGCATAATGTTTTAGGAGCATCTAATGATACAAACTGACAATGACCAAATCTAGCTAGGGCACCTTGTTTACTACCATTGAATAATTCTCTATCAGTCTCACAATCCCATATAATTATCTTTGTTGTTTCATCATCATTGAAACTGTTTAAAATCTTAGCTAATGGTAATTCAACTTCATGTTCGTCTAGATCTATATTACATGATAAATAACCATTTCCAACATTAAATCCATCGATAGCTGAATCAATTAATTTTATTGGTAATTCAGACATCATACCTTCATAAATCTTTTTATTATCAGTATTTGTTACAATAACTTTATTTATTGATTCAGGTAAAATAATTCTATGTACCAACTCTTCAGTTAAATTTAACTTAATTGCTCGCAGTTTATCTAAAGATTCTCTAGTTGGCAAGCGTAATTTTTTAGTTAAAGGTTTAGTTGTTTTAACTTGTTTTGCTTCTTCTACTTCTTCTTTATCTTCGTCTTCATCTTCCTCATCTTCGACTGTGTCATCTTTTCTAACTTTATCAGAGTCAAATAAATCACCTAATTGTGGAAGTTCAAATTCTTCATCATCTGTGTCATCTGTAACAGTGGTAGTCATTCCATCATCTTCTTCTTCTGGTACGTAATCTAATTCTGTATCTAAATCGATTGCTTCAACGTCTTCCTCACCTGTTTCAGTTTCAGTTTGTGTCACTTCTTCAGCGTCATCACTGTCAACATCCTCAACATCATTTTCAAACGCAACTTCATCTGGTGTTTTTTGGTCATTATCTACAGCAACTTCTGCTGATGTATCTGTATCTACATCTGCTGGTGCTTCGTTTGCAACTTTACCTACTTGACCAATTAATTCAAACCCTTTTCCCTCAACGTGACAATTAGGACATTCTTCTTCTGTGTTGTATAGTTCATCATTATCTGGATCAGTTTCTAATTGATCGAATTCGATAAATCTATTGGTGTGGCATTTAATACATTGCAGAATAGCTTGACCAACATAATCAATATTGTCTTTGACATGTTCTAAACTATCCGCGTTAACATCAATAACCTCTATTTCATCAACAAGTTCAGATTCATGCATAAATTTTTTAGCATCTTCTATTTCATTTTTTCCTGCTCTGAGATTAAATTCTTTTGCTTCTCTAACTATTTTCCTTACCTTTGGTTTAAGCAATACTTCTTCATCAGCTACTGAATTAAGATCTCTGAAAGCATCTAATAAACTATCATAATTTTTTGTCATAATTTCTAATTTCTCCTTTAATGCCTTTTTATTCTAGCTTAGGCATAACTAGTTTTGTTTGCTTTGTAATGATATGTTTTATTAATATCTAAATAATTTAGCACAAAACTATATGTCTATATTTATGGTTCAATATTATTTTTCAGTTAAACCCAAATATAAAGTAAAAGAAAAAACCTAAACAATAATAAAGGATTGATTTAGGTTTTGTAATAATAACTATAATCGAGCAATCAAATTTTAAAGTATTTGTCTTTTAGGGAGTTTTAAGGAATAAGAGATTGTTAATCAATTACTTAAGTATAAAATGGTGCGCAGATTTTGGAGAGGAGCACATCATTCTACTCTCTTGCAGTTTTATTTGTGTACATAATGTTTTATAAGAGGTCGAGGGGTTACAAGAACAACTCTAAAATTGATTGCTGTAATAATATACAATTTAAAAAATCATTTTCGCAATTAAATTATATTAGAATTAAAAAGATTTAAATAAAAGTAAAAAAAGGTAATTATCACCGCAGTAGTAATTACACTTTCGATTTGTTCTTTTTATTAAAACAGTCTACATCAAGAGATGTAGACTATTCCCACATATTGAGATTAGTAGTTTCCTTCAAAGATACCCATACAATTCATAATGAAAGAGAGTATGCAAACCTTCCTACCATTTACTCAACTTGAAGTACAATACACTAATGATTAAGATATTCTTTAATTTCTCTTCTTGCAATTTTCTTTCGCCAAATTCTTTTTTCTTTACGATAAATCATTTTATCTTTAGTAAAAACTTTTGGTTCTTTAAACATACCATCTTGTGTTAAATCCCACGCAGGTCCACGCAACCAGAGAAACTTTTCCGTACCTTGTTTCATAAATAAGTCTCCTCAAATTTAATTGTTTATATTAATCAATTATTTTAGAAATAAGTGTTGTTAATAACGATTGTTCACCAGATTTTTTGTTTACCTCAAAATACTTTTCTTGCTTCTTTCTATTATAATCAATAAGAGAATATTTTATTTTAAATTTATATTTATTTTCTTCAATAACTTCATATTTAATATCATCTAAATTTTCAGTATACATATCACCTATCCATACTTCGCGGATAACTGTTTCATTTAGAGCTGTATTAGTATATAAATACATAAAATAAATATCTGAAATGCTTCTATTAATTAATCCATTGTTATTGCGTTCAACATATTTAAAGCAATAACCTTTTGGATTTTCAATTTTAAATGACAGAACAGAAAAATCATTTTTTAAGCTATTATATTCAAATCTTAATAAATCCAATTCTTTTTTAAGGTTTCTTTTTGTTAACATAATTATACTTTATCCTCGCTTAATAAATATACCTTATTATATATTATTTTCTTTTCAATATCAACATTTTATGCGTTATATCTCTCATAGTGTGGTCAAAGTCTTTCTTAACCATATTTCTTTTATGCTCTAAAGTATAAGCTCTTTCGTAAACAATTTCGTACTCTTCAGACATTACTAATTTATCATGAATTTCACTCCAAGGTGTAGAGAAATAGTCTTCCCTTACTTCAGTATCCCAATTTTCTACATAGGTATATTTTAAGAAGAAGTGATACATATTCTTTTTGTTATCTATAGGTCCCCAAATCTTTTCAAAATCTTCAATCATATAGTTTGGAACCCTATTAACTATTCTTCTACGAGTTGTTGTTGTATCAATTGGTTCACTAAAACTAATTGGAGCAGCCATATCTCTGATAACAACTGTATCAAATTTTTTCATCAGCTCTATTGCTTTTTGTTCATCTTCTGAATCTAATTCGTGAAGAACACTACTAAAAATAATTAAACTCTTCTTATCTATTTTCAAATTTCTTATAATGTCGATGTATTCTTCTAAATCTTCTCTGTGCATAATGAATGATATATCATATCTTGAACTAGAGTCTTCTGCAATCATACATAATTCTGCATTTGGTTCAAGTCCTACCATAATTGGTTTTTCGTCGCTAGCTGTATATAGATTAGCAATACGTCTAAGCATACGCCCATTTGCACATCCAAAATCAACTATCAACCCAAATTGGCTCATATCTATTTGATTGATAAAGAATAATTTTTCTTGTAAACTCTTTTCTAACCCATTGATATACACATTTAAATCTTTCATCTTTCCTCCCTTTTTTCTGCGCTTGAATTACTTTTTGAAGGGGCAACCAGGACTCGAACCTAGGATCTACGGATTAGCGGTCCGCTACTCTAACCAATTGAGTTACTGCCCCATTATACTATATGTTATAAAAGCGGAGATGAGGGATTCGAACCCTCTCAGGCCGCTAAGCCCTTTCCCACGTCGTCTAGAACAACTCTCCATTTAAATACACATACTTTATGATTTATATTTTAATTGGTGGTGGGAAGTAGAATCGAACTACCCCACAGCGTGATTATACGTTTGTATATCTACACTTGCTCTGCCCACTGAGCTACCCCACCTTAACATTTTTACTACATTTAATTATACACTAATTAATTGTCATATTTAATAATAAAGCCATGTTTATTTTTATTTTTCATTATGTTGATCATATGTTCAGTTCCTTTTGATTTACCATCCCAGAAAGCAACTAAAATATCTCCTGCTTCAGCCATCTCTGTGTTACGAATATATCCTGCTGATTTTCCATATTTATCCCAATCAGGTCTAAACTGCAATACTTTATAACCTTTATTATGAGCATATATCTCACCTAATTTATCTGCACCATTAGCTGTTCCTGATATAATAGTAATATCATCTAATATATGTTCTTCTCTAATAATATCATCTAATGTTTCTTCTAATAATTTATAATCATTAAAAGTGCGAGTTCCTGCGATAATAACTTTCATAATAAACCTAACCTACTTTATAAATGGAAACCTCGACTGGATTCGAACCAGTGATCAGAGTGTTGCAGACTCCTGCCTTGCCGCTTGGCTACGAGATCATTTTGGCGACTATGACGGGATTCGAACCCGCAATCTCCAGCGTGACAGGCTGGCACGATAACCGTTTCGCTACATAGCCGTTTGTAATTGGTGGGTCGAGTGAGATTCGAACTCACGCTTGATAGCTTCTAAAACTACTTTCTCTGCCAGTTGGAATACCGACCCTTGTATATGCTATAGATGGTGTGATAAAAGGGAATCGAACCCTTATTCGTGGATTCACAGTCCACTGCGTTACCATTACGCCATTATCACCATATAAATAAGGGATTACCCCTTTTAAATTGGAAGTATAGGCGAGAATTGA